GGCGGGGCTTCGGCGGTGGGGGGTCTTCTTCGGGGGGGTGGTGGGGGGGGTGGGGGTGCCATGGCTCTTGCTGGAGGAGGCGGTGGCGGCGGCATTATGCGCTCTCTTGGGGGCATGGGAGCCGCGTTCCTGGCTTCTGGGGTCACGGCAGGGAAGTTCGCTCTCGGCGCTGCTATGGGCGGTGGAGGCGGTCTTATCGCCAACGTCTTGGGTCTCGTCGGGAAAGCAGGCGTAGCTCTCAAAGCCGGTGCAGCTCTCGCGGCACCCTTCGCAGCTCTCGCAGGAACTCTGCTCGTTTCCGAGCGGATTGCTCGTCGTATAGCCAAGACGGATAAGAGCATCCTAGAGTGGAGAGAAGAATCCCAACGTGTAGAAGAGGCGATTGCCAAGCGAGAGAAGAAAGACATCGAAGCTGGAGAACTGAAGGTCACCAAGGGACCTCAGCGGAAAGACCTCCTAAGTAGAGGACTCCGTGCGGTCACTGGTGGACTGTGGGACCGACGCTTTGAGAATGTGGTTGCTTCTGGCGGTACAGCAGCCAGAAAAGACATGCTAGATCAAATAACAGGGGGTATGCCTAGCGACCTGGAAGGCAAATCAGCTTCCGACCTCGACAAGATGAGGTACAACGGAAAGAGCCCCATTGGCCTCATGTGGGGACGTCCAGACCTCGCAGCCGACATCTCCAAAGCTCTACAAGCAAAGGGAGCCTCTCCGGAAGCTATTGAGGGAGCGCTGAAGCTCCGTGCCGCTCGAACAGGAGCCTCTCTCAAATCCTTGAAGCATCGCATCGCAGCAGCTAAAGGCGAGACCATAGCAGAGCGCGCCAAGTCGAAGTCCAAAAGAGAGGATGAAGCAGCTCTAGCGGCTGCGGATCGCATGCTGGCAGAACGCTCAGCTCAAGCAGCTACACCTGTGGCTGGTGGAGAAGAGGTTGCTATAGACGCTGGTCAACGTTTCATGGACGAACGACGAACGGCGGACCTCTCATCAGCTATTGCTCCAGCCCCTGGAGGAATCGCAACCCTCATGAATGAGGCGAAGCTTGGAGCAGCAACAAAGATCAATCCAGAGGTTCTCAGGAACCTAATTGGTAGGGACAAGATGGCAGCCATGGTTCCTTCTGCTGCTCGTGGGAATCAAACCACACGTGCCCCCAGAGTTGGCGACATCCCGCTCAACGCAGGCGTAGACAACATGGGGAAGCTCACTCTCACCCTTGACAATTTCTACGACCTCTTAGGAAACTACGATGCTGCCAAAGAGTCTCAACTTCCCTTTGGCACAGGTGTGCCCCGCTAGTTTGTTATCTATACCTGAAAGGAAACTCCTGTCATGCACAAGCTCATGAAAGCTCTAGCTACACAAAGTGTCACAGTCAAGAACGGCACATCTGGTGAGATCAGCTTACACTATCCGGAGATTGGAGAGAACAACTACCCAACGGGAGTCGTTCTCCGTCTCGGTATCCAGCCAGGACAAACACTGACTCTCACGGACATGATCTCCTTGAAGGCACTCAAACTCTCTTCAAATCTGAAAAAACTAGTCAAAGCTAGGCACCTACTTGTTCTGCTGTAAAATCCATATCTGAATCCTTGTTTTGTGTTTCCGTCACATTTCCTGATTTTCAGGATTTATGTTACCGGTCTACTCTAAGGCTAGAGGGACCTGACTACCAGCAAGGAGTCCGTAAGACATGGGCGTACAATTGGTCACCTGCTACATTTGCAAACAGTTGAAACCAAGAAAACTCGCACATGAACACCACAAAGTCCCCCGAGCCGCAGGAGGAAAAGACACCAAAGACAATCTCGTATACCTGTGCCCCACGTGCCATGACAACCTACACAGGTTTGCTGAGATGATTTCCAACGGCAAGAGTTCCGAAGCCGTCGACCTTGCTACATTGGAGTACAAAGCCCCCGCAGTCCGCAGCCGAAGCATGAAGCTCGCTCAACTCGTCGCGAAGAGCTTCGCCATCCCAGGACTCGACGAACGCGCCGAAACCGAAGTCCGCGTCACACTTCCAACTGAACTCGTCAAAAGATTAAGGGTGCTAGCATCTGAACACCCAGGGGACCGTGGTAGACCTCTTGGCGTGCCGAAGTTCGCAGCCCTGATTTTGACACAGTACCTCATCAGGAAGGGTATGTGGAGGATCGATGACATGCAGTTCAACATCTTCAAGTTGGCGAAGTCATGTAGTAATATCCTCTCGTCGCGCACCGGTCTATTGTCCTAGAGTATTAGCGAATATTCTGTAGTATCCGGTCTCCCAGCACAGTCTGGATAGGAAATTAGTCTCCAACATATCGTAATTCTTGAAGTAATAATCTGCTTGTTTTTTGAAGCTCAGCCTGATAGGCTTGGAGGCATATGCTCGGAATTCTTCATACCAATGATAAGGTCCCAGCGCTCCATGAGATCCATTCGGCGCTCGGTTTGGGAGAGATAGAGAAGGCGTCCGCGCTTCTCCTCTCGTACCTGACACACCCAGAGGTGAGTTCCCATCTGCATGGAGCCTACGGTGATTGTGCGAACGTCCTCCGTTACGTCAATCGAGTAGCATTCGACGACAAGGTACAGACAGCGCAATGCAACATCATCATTGGAGAAGTGCTCATCGGAGTAGAATTCTTCAAGAATTACATACGCTCCACCACAGACCTCCTCTTCATCCTCCTACATGAACGCAACCACTATCTCATCCGACGCTTGAAGTTCGCTCGCCTCCAAGGGATCTCAGCCAACGCAAGTGGTCTGCTGGAGGACGCCTATATCAATGGTCCTCTGTACAGGCTCTTGCGTCCCAAGTTCCTGACGGAATACTACAAGGATGAGAAGGACATCCAGACCATCCTCTATCCAGCGAGCTACAAGTTCAAGTCCTGGATGAAAGAGGTAGGCTATCCAGACCCACACAAACGTGAGATCCTCCGTCTACACCAGCGACTCTACGACGGCGACTCGGAGAGCTACGCCCATGTGGACTACGAAGAGTGGATGAAAGCGGGGAGACGGCTCGTTTTGTGGCTCATACAGAAAGCAGACGAAGAGGAGCGACTGGATGCGGAGGAGCAGCCTTGCACGGAGTCCTGTGAGAGTGTCACTGACTACGGCTCCATTGGTGTCTTGGGGAACCCCGCATCACAGGAAGCCGCAGAAGAGTTTCTTGAAGACTCCGATACCATCGACCCCGCCACAGGGAAGATCGGAACCAACGAGGGGAAAAGAGACGGAGAGATAGACCACTACGAGGGTATGGAAGAGGACTACAGCAACGGTCCTACCAAAGAAGACATCCAAACTGCTGTGGAGCAAGCGCTAGAGGCTGGGAAGTCCCTCTACTCGGAGGATCCTTGCGGTGAACCTGACACAGCGTGGACACAGAGTGGAAACAGGAACAACCTCCTCCACGCCATCGTCGTGCCGAAGGTGAACCTGGACGGTATGGACGGTGCGCTCCTACAAGAAACGTGGGATATGACTCTCGACGATCTAGCCTCCGATGTGCAGAACGCGGTTGTAGACCTCTCCTACAAGCTCAACCAAGTCGCCTCTCTGATTGGTTGCATCATGAGCACACCAGCTCTTCAGGATACAGGACTTCGTGGGAAGTCTGTCTACCCCTACCAGATTCATCGTCAAGACATCGTAATGATGGGAGCTGGGTATCCTCCAACCTCCTGGAATCTCCATCTGGACAAACCAGAGGAGAAGGTGCCTCTCTATGTAGATGTGTCTATATCCATGGGGCATTGGTACCTCTTCATCCCGTGGATCGTACAACACTTGAAGCAGCATGTGGGGAAGGTCTACCAATTCTCGGGGACGGGAGTTCTCTTGGAGCGCCCCAAGAACACACAGATTCTGCTCACATCCCAAGGCACCTGTTTCAATACCGTGGCACGTCACATCCTGGAAGAGGGCTACAAGCGGGTCCTCATTCTCACTGATGATGACGGGACACTCCTCACAGAGCACCGCAACACTCTTCAAGCGAAGCAGACGGAGGTCTATCTTCTGTGCACGGAGAGAAGAGAAGGTATGAAGCGACACGGGTGGTCGAGCATCGCGACGAGGAAGATCAATCTCTTGAGGGAAATCGAACGATAATTTCCTTGACTTCAAGAATCGTTTCTTGTAGGGTGGAGCAGAATGCTTGAGCAATTTGGGATATACGGTTGGGGTGACATCGAACCTGTGGTTCTGGCAGCCATGGTCGCCAAGCAACCGGTCCTCTTCATTGGGACACACGGTGCCGCTAAGACCGAAGGTGCTGTGGTCCTGATCAAGGCTCTGTCTGGTCCTGACGCTCAAGTCCAGAAGTACGACGTTCCCAACCTTCAAGCCGAGGAGCTGCTGGGATATCCAAACCCACGAGACCTAGCTGAAGGTAAGCCGATGTCCTACGTCCCCACTCCCATCTCGATTTGGGGGAAGAAGGGGATCATCCTGGATGAGCTGAATCGCGCTACCATGATGGTCCAACACAAGCTCGTCGAGTTGGTGCGGGAGAAGACAGTCATGGGCATGCCTACCGGCGTCGAGTACGTCTTCGCAGCGGTCAACCCTCCTGAGTCCTATGGGTCGCTCTACATGGAGCTGGCGCTAGCTTCTCGCTTCATCTGTGTGCAGGTCCCCGACCTGTCTATCTTCACAGAGGGAGTGCTCAACAGCATTCTGGAGACGACGATCTCCACGAAGGAAACAGACACGTTCGTGGGCTTGGTGGAGAAGGTCCGTCGGTCAGCGCTACCGAAGAAAGACACAAGGGAGCTTCGGTCTCTGGTAGCCAGGATAGCCAAGGTCGTGCACACAGCGCTCTCTGTGACGCCGACGACTCCTGGCTACAACGTCCGCAGCATGAAGATGCTCTATGACATGCTGGATGCGTCCGAGAAGCTCAGAAGGGTCAGCACGGAGGACTACGCGAAGATGGTCACCTCCACGACTCTTGTAGACATCGTTCTCAGTACGATTCCGGAAATCTGGGGGATCACTCAAAAGACAACGCAGAAAGATACCTTGGTCCAGAAGATCAAGAACATCGTCGCTGACTTCAAGCTAGGGGACACCGTGTCTTCAGCGGTTGACGTAGAAGACCTCCTTGATTCCGGAGTTCCTACAACAGAGACGCTGGCTTGGAGCGAGGATATCGTATCGAAGATCAAGGAAACCAACAACGAGCTGAAGCTACGGAGAGTGCGGAACAAGGTCGTGAGCATGCTGGATGTCATCCCAGTCAGCATCCGGAACTCTCTGTTGCTCGCTCTTTTGCATCGGATGAAGGTGCTGAAGATGTTCACCCTGGACTACCCTCTCTCCGAGGAAGGGATCTCGCAGCTTATCAAAGAAGCGTTCGAGTTGTAGGTGGATGATGGGTAAGTCTCTCAAATTCAAGAAAAACCCGTTGAAAGGCACGAGCCGCTGGTACATCGTGCAGAAGCCAGACAGCTCTCCTGCCTTTGTACGAAAGAAGGCTACAGCGACAGTAGACTTGAAGGAGCTTCAAGAATTGACGCATGTCGTCCTTTTGCAAGGGCAGTCTGGAGCTGTTCTATTGGGTCCAGGACAGGCTATGCAGGTCTATGGGCAGCACGAGCTGGAGACAGATGTTCTCTCCCTCTACAAGTTCTATCTGGAGAAGGGAGTGATCGTCTTCAAGAAGCTGTTCGGAGGCGTGCTGCGCGACATCATAGTCGATCCGACTCTTGAAGACGCGATAGAGAACACAGCTCTCGTCTTCCCTCACTTCCTACAAGGAGCGGTGCCTACACCCACCTACGGAATCGAATACGAAGGGAAGTACCTCCTAGACGTGAATGCCGTCATCCGGAAGATTCGCGGCACAGAGATGACCCAACGTCCAGACAACGACGAAGACGACGACATGGAGGTACTGGAAGATGACACACCTACGCCGGTCCCCGGTGCTGCCACAGAGAACAAGGACAAAGCGTGGAAGGACCAGGACGCGACAGAAAGACAAAGAGAGAAGCTCGCATCGTTGGGTATCAAAGCTGACCCAACTTGGACAAGGGGGCAAGCCTCGAAGATCATTCAGGACAAACTCAACAACATCCCAGCAACGGAACGTCAACTCAAGATGCTGAAGACTCTGGGAATTCCAGCCCCAGACAACATCAGACGGTCCGAAGCCTCGAAACTCATTAAGGATGAGAGAAGACGGAGGGGGCTATCGTAAGAAACAGGAAATTTATCTTGACAGCGTTTCAGCTTTCAAGTATAACGGGAATTGGTGGTTCTAGCTTGATACTTGAAGCTTGGAGGATTGTATGTTCAAGGAAGCTCTGACCGAGTTCATTGCCACATATGGAAGAGCCTGGAGCCTTACCCAGGCTGATGCGGTGTGCACAGAGCTTGTGCGTTCCCATGTCATGGGAGGCGTTTGGGAGATGCGCCGGAATCTTCGGGGTCTGACGAGTAGGCCAATGGCAAAGCTCCTCGAAGAGAAGATTGCCTCGCAGTTCACTCGCACCAATGGCTACAGGAATCTGTGGCGTGCGATCATGGACGCTATCTGTAGCAGTCGGTCCGTTCGGTCGGTAGCGCGGCGTCACAAGGTCAGCCGTGAGGATGTCTACTTCATCTATGACAGGCTGACGGGTGAGCAGTGCGACCACATGTTCCGAAAGGCCGAAGCGGAAGAATGGTGCTTCGATCCAATCAATGCCCGTCAGTACTCCAAGCTCGCTTTGAAGCTAAAGACCTTCTCGAAGACGATGGCGTACAAGCGGCTCCAGTTCGTCGCCAACTACGACCGGGGCATCTGTCTGGAGGACTTCGCTGAAGACCTGTGGATGGAGGGCTGTCGACTGCTCCAATTGAACTGGCACATCACGAACGAGAAGATTCGTCTGAACCTCGCTCGTCGTGCCATCGTCAACGAGGCTCTGGACCTTCTGCATCACCACACGCATGAATCGCGAGCGCGGTTGGCGAGCGTGGAGGTCGAGACTGATGGTCCTCACCGGGATTTCGAGCGGTTCGTCACGACCCTCAGTTTGGACCGACCAACACATGCAGATGCGGCTACTGTTCAAGAGCTGTCACTGCACAACATGTGCGTCGACCCTCAGAACGAAGAGGAAGCACGGCACACCTGGGAGGTCGTCCGTGTGCTCAGTCGAGGTCTTGACGATAGGTACCAAACGTACCTCCGTATCATCTCGCTGGAGATCATCCCCACGGAGTTCGAGCAGTATGTAGAGAACAAGTACTGCAAGACTCTTGAAGAGGTGACGCTCGACAAGAAGCGCCCTGCCTACTGGAAGAATGGGCGCAAGCCGAAGCACGAGGACTTCGTGAGAGCTGTCAACTACAGGAAGCTGAGCAAGCTTGCTTGTGGCTGGTTGCAGATTAACCAGAATGACCTCAAGAGACACCTCGGAACGAGGCTCAGGCGGCTCATCGCTGAGCAAGGCGGCACGGACGTCTCAGTGTTCAACAGCGTCGGGAAAACTCCCAACATCGACAATATGATGGCAGCCGCTTTCGCCTAATCCCAACGGAACGGGACAGGAGGGAAGCGCGGGTCCGGAATATCTGTAACCGGAATCGGGTCTGGCTCTTCCATCGCTGGAATCTCTTCCTCAACCACAGTCTCTTCTACCGGAGCTACTTTCAGGGCTTCGGGGTCCAGCACCATCGGTTCCGAAGCGGGCTCAACAATGACCGGAGGTTCCGGATCGGGCATGTCAGCAGGAGGCGCAAACTGCCTGAGTTGCTCTTCTGTAATGAGTTCTCCAGGACCGCTAACTTCAGAATCAGAAGACTCCTGAGATTCCGTGCTATCACTCTCATCCTCTTCCTCCAGCTCATCCAAAGAGATGTCGGTTCCGAGGAGGTCTCCGAGGTCAATCTCTACCTCAACCTCAATCTTGACAGCCAATCGCTCACTCAGGAAGTTCCGGTCCAGTGACGCTACGTAGATTTGAGCTGCCAAGCCAGGTGCGGTCTCGGCTTTGAGCAGATAGCTCTTCGACCCGAAGTCCACGTACATGCGCGGAGGGACATCCCCGAAAGCGGGGATGGTCAGAACATCGAAGGATTGACACCTAGCCTTCTTCCCTTCAAGAATGGGGTGAACCTGTATGATATCCACATCCTGGGTATCAAACTCGCCCTCGACGTAGTTCGGTACGAGGACGTCAGTAGTCCCAAGAACCAGGTGCCCCTTCTTCACGGAGATGTCATCGACGTAATCCAGCTTGAACCACGTGTCTTGCGGTTCCGTGACATCGTTCTTGTGCGCGTCGATGAAGCCGTGGTCCCGCTGGAGATGCTTGAAGACTTCAAGAGTCAGAGGATGGAGTGACCCCTTCTTGTCTTTCTTCTTCTCTTTCTTGTCCCCAGCGTCAGGGATGAGCTTGTCCAGGAGCTTCCCGACGGCTTGCGCAATCTCGTCATGCGTACCGTCTTTTGGCTCCGTGATCCCCTGCTTGTGCAGTTCGAGGACCAGGAGAGCCATCTGCTTCTTGTCCAGCCAGATTCCGGATTGCCCCTGGACCATCTCCCCGATCATCTTCTCCAGAGCTGTCTTCGCTTTGTACTGCTCTTTTGCTTTGGCGAGCTTCTGAGCGAGGTCCGGATGGAGTGGTTCCAAGGCAGCAATCGCGGCTTGGAACTGTCGCGTGATCATATTCGTTGTCATGAGAGTCACCTGATCCCTGTCAAACCACACGTCCACGGGTTGGTCGTCCTGCATGACAGGATCCAATCGAACGAGCACTCGCCGTGCAAATGGTTGATAACTTTGAACTACCCCCACACGCCCCTTGTGTGGAAAAATATCGATGGATACTCTATCTCCCGCCTTGATCGGAGGGAAGACGAGGTTCTGCGCTATGAACTCCTTAGCGCTCTTCACTACCTTCGAGACGTCCTTGTCCACTACAGAGAAGATGGGTTTTCGGCCATTCTTCTCCTTGAGCTGGAACAGCACCGTCATCTTGAACTTCCAGTAGGCTGCCACGATTAGAAGCTCTATAGGACGATTGGTGTCTCCTCTGGTGAAGATGAGCGACCCAGAGACCTTGTATTGCCCACCTTCTTGCCCTCGCTTCAAGGGACCACGGGTTGTCACCTTGAAGGTCTTGCTGAAGAGATCGTTCCATACCTTCTCGGCAGGCTTCTGAAGACGCTTGCCTTTCGCGTAGTTTATGATATGCTTCGCGACTTCGTAGAGAAGGTAGGTCTGGAGAGCCTTTAGATTCGCTGTGCGCTCTTCCTCGCATTCACACTCTGTGGCGTGCTTATGAATCTGGATGACAGCCTCTTGCTTCCGTGCGCTCTCTTCATTCGGATGTCGACCCAGGAGCTTTCCAGGCGTCTTCTTAGAGTAGAGGCAGACCTTCTGCTCGGAAAGAGGACGATCAGGGTCGATATCCTTCTTGTCGCACGGTCGAATGATGGCTGTCTTCAGCGACATGGCTACTCAGCGTCTTCCGTCTCAGCCAGGAAGGGACGTCCAGGAAGGTCGTGATCAATCTCCCTGCGTAGGTCGAGCTGCTCATACCAACGAGGGGAATAGCCCGTTTCATCCTTGATTGTGCGGAGCACGTCTTGTGCATCCTCATGCGGCAAGATGGGGAAGTCCCACGTCAGAGGACCAACATGCGGAGCACGGTGGAGTTTGCAGTACTTGACCCAGTTCGGGTCGTGGTTCGCTCGGTCCACGGTGAGACGAATCCAGCTCAACCCAGCCCACGGACCGATGGTGGCACTCTGGTCCTCAATCATAGGAAGACGATGGTAGGGAGACATCTGAACCTCTTCTTGAAGCTCCGTTATCTCCTCATCTCCAGTCATATCATCCAATGCTTGGAGGAGAAAGCGCGCAGTGTCTGCGTCTCCTGTGTCGACAGCATGAGCAGCCGCTACAAGAAGCTCCTTGTGTACGTCTCGTTCTTTGGCCATAACGGCAGCCTCCCGAATCACGTTCCCGTCGTCATCCGTCTCAAAAAAGAAAGTAGAAAGGTTTTCCAGCAGAGCGCTCTCCAGATATCCGCGCCAAGCATCCGGCTCCAACTGAGCGAGCTTCTTCCGTGTTCGCTTCTGAAGCAGGTTGAGATTCAGCTTCTTTGGCATGCTCTTGATTATCTCAGTGAGCAGCTCAGCGTAATCATAGGACTTTTGTACAGTATCCGGCATTCGCTGTTCCTATACGCAGACCTTTGAGACGGATCGTCCTTGCTTCGTGAGCGCTTGGCTTATCCCTCTGTAGTACCCGCGAAGTCGTACAAGTAGTTGAGTTGCCTCTCTCTGAGAGAGACCAAGACGTTTACCGTCTCTAACCATATAACGTCTTAAATGCTCCTCGAATGGGGGCTCGACGTGGATGAAGGTGAACGTAGGTGGAGGTACTACAAGATTCTTGAAGTTGATACTCTCCAAGGAAGCTGTGCTGTTGTAGGGGTCGAACAGTTGGACAGCTCCAGGGAGCATCGGCGCAATCTCGTAGAGTCCAGGAGCGTTGAAGAAGCGTTCCCAGAGGAATGGAGGAGAAGGGTCGAAGCTGCGGCTCCCGATGTTTCGTTCTGGCTGTATGGAAGCTACAAAGGTGGACTTCCCAGCCGCGTGGGCACCAAAGACTAACTTCAAGGATTGAGGAGCTTCGTTCATCACGCCTCTTCAAAGACCTTCTTGATCAAGGGACGGATCTTGTCCATGACGGTATCGACCACCTTTTCGAGGTCGACTGTCTCTACAGGCACGTCGTCCTTGGCTTTGCCCTTCCCCTTGTCTTTCCCTTTACCCTTGTCGTTTTTCTTCCCTTTGCCCTTGTCGCTCTTAGCGTCTTCGGCTTTAGGCGTCTCTCCAAGACCACCGTCAGGAGTCACATCGGGGATGTCAGCAGGATCGATGTTATCCTTCTCGTCCTCCTCGACTTCCTCTTCGATATCTTCGATGATCTCATCTTGACGAGTCATATCTTCGGGGGCCTCCTTCTCTTTTTCAGGCTTCCCCTTCTCGTCTTTTTCTTCCTTGGGCTTCTCTTCCTTCTCTTTGTCCTTGCCCTTGGGCTTCTTTTCCTTCTCGTCAGGCTCCGGTGGCTTGTCCGTCTCGGGGATGTCCTCTTCCGTTACTTCAGCCTCTTCGTCAGGATTGCCCTTCTCTTTGGGCTTCTTCTCTTCCTTACCCTTGGGCTTCTCTTCCTTCTTCTTGTCGTTTTTCGGAGCCTTCTTATCCTTGGGCTTCTTCTCGTCCTTGCCCTTGGGCTTCTTCTCGTCCTTCTTTTCTTTCGGAGGGGCTTCCTCTTCTACAACCTCCTCCTCAAGAACCTCTTCCAGCTCCTCGTCGGGCTTCTCTTTCTTGTCGTCCTTCTTGCCCTTGTCCTTGCCCTTGTCCTTGGGCTTCTCTTCCTTCTTCTTGTCGTCTTTGGGAGCCTTCTCTTCCTTCTTCTCTTCCTTCTTCTTGGGCTTCTTCTCTTTCTGAGGATCTTCCTCTTCAAGAATCTCGTCTTCAAGGACTTCTTCTAGCTCCTCGTCAGGCTTCTCTTTCTTGCCTTTGCCCTTGGGCTTCTTCTCTTTCTTGTCGTCCTTCTTGCCCTTGCCCTTGGGCTTCTCTTCCTCTTCTACAACTTCCTCTTCGACCTCAACGTCAACGTCAACGTCTTCAGGGACGTCGAGACCGGTTACGGAGTCTTCCGGACCCTCCTCAACCTCATCGTCTTCTTTCTCTTCCTCTTCCTTCTTCTCTTCGTCGAGCTTCTCTTCCGCTTCCTCTTGGTCCTTGTTCGGCTTCTTTTTCTTCTCGTCTTTCTTCTTGTCGTCGTCTTTCTTCTTGGCGGCGAGAAGAGTCAGGAGCACCTGTGCTTGATCTGGATGTCCAGAAGCAGATACGAGGGAAGAAAGTTCTTTGATCTCTTTGGTCTTGGTTTCATCGATAGACATGGCTGCTCCTAACGAATGACCGGAAGCCGCTCTGGAGAATGAGCAAGAGTTTCCCAAATACGCCCGGTGAGGATGGCGTAGACTATGATGTCAACCGTTGTTGAATTGTTCGTAATTTCCACAGTATGGACGATTTCTGGGTAGACACCACGCTGGGTCAACATGCGATGCTCAGGCTCAAACCGTAGAACCATGTCCGCTGCTACTGTGAGGTCTACAAGGTCCTTGGAGTAAGTTCCCGACATCAGTGGATTTGAACTGTTCCCAACAGTGAGGGCGCGGGTAATCTTGTAGTGTGTTTCCTCAGCACTCACATTGTAGTACATGAGGATCGGATCGAACAGCGGGAAGTCAGACACGTTGTCTTCAAGAGTGAACGTGTGTGACGAGTTGGCTACGATATTAATCGGGAAGAGTATCTCAATCGGGACAAGCATGTGTTCCTACTTCTTCTTTTTCTTGCGCTGTTGGACCGTCTCAAAATAGTCGGCCAAACTCTCAAGAATCAAGGTGGATTCAGCTTCTCTCCCAGCTTCCTCAAGCTCCAGGGCTTTGTCCATCAGGGCTTGAATAGCGCGAGTATTTCCAGACGTCTTCTGTCCACAACAGCTCATACTGCCAAAAGATAACCTAGAGAAGGGCTCTATTGCTGTTAGTCCTCGTAATTACAGAGGCTACTTAACTACAAGAAGTATGAAACGTCATCGAAAATCGCTGAAGTGGGCAGAAGAGCGGTGCGGACGCGTCAAAGCCGTCGCTCATGAAGAGGACGTCCACCACTGGCATGTAGCTAGAAGACACGCTAAACGAGCGCTTTCTCACGCCAGACGACGTTCCGACAAGAAGATTATTGAAGAGCGTCTGCGAGAAGAGTAGGTCTAGCCGATAGCGGCGAGCGCTACAAGAAGAGAGTTCCCCGGTTCCACCACCTCAAACTGAATTAGTTCAGCTTGGGGGCTTCCACCAACATCGAACGTCACGCGCATCCAGTATCGTCCAAGCGGAGTCGTAGCACTGATAGGGAGACCTATGCCGTAGAAGCCGGTAGAAGTGGCTTGTTGAACGAAGGTGACGGATCCTCCAGCGATCTCTGTTGCAGGCACCGGAGCACCATTGACATCTCTATAGATGAGACCCAAAGGGGGCAAGTCAGGCTCAGCCGGTACAGGAGGGAGCGCCGACTTATCCAGAATCTGGGTAGCGACGAACAAGTAAGATTCGTTCCTGGGAACAGTCAGCATGATACGCCTCTACAGTCCAAACTGCTGTCGCCACAAGGGACTACGAGACAACACCTTGTGTATCTCACCTTCCACGTAGGGGCTTTGCAGATAGTTCTTGAGCTTCCTTCGATTGATTGGAGGGATGTTCTCTTCTGGCTCGTAGAAGTCATCTCCCCCTACGCTGTCCACCATCGCCATGATGGCGTCATGGACGTAGCCCAAGGATACAGGGAACAACTCCGCTTCAAGAGCCTCTGGAGGGGCCTGAGAGAAGAGTTTTTTGTCCTCTGTGAAGACGTCAGCGAAGAGGCTGTAGACCTGCTTGACGCCATGAAGATAGCCGTTCCCTCCCTCTCGAAGAAGTTTGGAGGCTTTCTTGAAGAGTCGGGTGAAGTCTCGGCTTTTGATAGAGTCCAGACTCTGAGCGACGATCATGGCGAAGTTCTCGAAGGGCATGACCTGTACATCCCGCAGCATAGAAGAGATGCGCACGTTCTCAGTCGCCATCGCAAGACGCCTCTCCTCTGAAGTCATGTTCTCCTCAAAGGAAGCAGTCACAGCGTCGACATCAGACGCCAGGTCCTCCAGCCCCAACATCTCCAGGTTCTCAGCGAGAGCCGTCAGAGTACTGATGGTCTGGGCTTTCTCTTCCAGAGACATCGAATCGAGAGTCCACGCGGCTTTCTCGACGAAGGGCTCGTAGCCGTCAGCTTTCGCCAGATTCTTGAAGATGGCTACAGCAACTCCCCATTGTTTCGCTGGTTTTGCGTCTGTAATCTCCTTACCGTGTTCCTTGAAGAGCTTCTTCCAAACCCCCATCGCCTTCGGATTGATACCCTTGGGAGGAGTGTCTGGGGCTGGAGAGGTACCCGCTTCAAGAATCGTGTCAGAAATCAGCTCATCCCCAATAGAACGAGCTGCTTCCATGAGCAGCCACGACTCTTCGTCTACAGAAGGATTCTTACCAAGACGCTGGGCAGCTTCCCTGATAGCAGGCTCAATCTCTTTTTCAGCAGCTTGAGCAGTCATCTGGAAAGCAGCAACCTTGGTCAAATCAGGAACTGGAAGCTTGAAGCTCTCCAGATGTGCACGAATTTCTGTTGGTTGAAACCCCTTACGCGCCAGAACCTCAGTGAGACTCTGTACATCGATATCAGAAGCTTCCTTACTATGGAGAACCATCAGTATACCTCATTTTCCATAGGCTGGGCTGCGAGACCCAAGTCCTCAGCTTCAACACGTATGACGTGTGTTTCTGTCTCGTATGTGTCTTCGTTTGTACCGTCGATAACGAGCAGCGACAAACGAACCATCAGGTGGTGAAGGCTGGACGGATGGATGAAGAAAATCTGGAAGCTGCCTTCACTCGTTCCGCTTCTCCAATCGAACTCAACAGGGCAGTCTATGGGAGTGTCCCCAGAGAGGAGAGTACACGTTCCTGCTTTGACCAATTGTGGCCTATACGTGCCTTCTGGTCCCATCGTAGGGTCGAGGATATAGGTCGTGACGAGCACGATATCCCCCGTCTCATGATAGGTCGCAGACACGCCTAATTCGTAGGTGGTCATGTGTTACTCTGCTTTGGCTACCTTGGCGAGTTGCTGGAAGCGACCTTTGTCCTCTTCCTCCATGTTCTCGAAGCGAAGTGGCATGATCCTACCCTGACTCTTCTGGACGTAGTGGTCCGCTGAGAGTGTAGCAGCGAACTTTTCAGCTTCTTGTAGTGAGTTCTGTCCCTCGAAGAAGTAATAGTAGTAGCCGTCTTCTTTGTTGTAGTAAGCCGTCGTTGAAGCGAGCTTTGTCCGAAGCTCTTTCCAGGGATCACGGAGATCCTTTTCTTGTAGGATCTGAGCTAGAGAAGGTTCCCGTACACGGACAAGAGCCTGGAAGGGAGCGGTCCATTTGTCACAGGTATCATTGGAATCGAACCCAAGACCCGCACAGCTTGTGGTGCGATTGGCGAGACGGTACTCAGTACCCCAAACAGCACAGTTTGAACAGGTTTTCAGTTTTGTATCTTCAGGCATGACTTGCTCCATTTAACGCTACGGATACACATACAGATAACCTCACACCATTGGTAGCAGCAACTTTAGCTACCACCTCTGGTGTAGGTAGAAGACACCGCTCTCCCTCGAAAGAGAGAGCGAAAACAAATATGTAGTAGAGTATTGGAGAAGAAAGACGAGGAGGACAGAAAGGGATTAGACGCGCTGTCCGAAGCACACTGCTCGGGCGTTGCCGATGATCATGCCTTCACCCGAGTGGATGAACCAACCACGGGCTGCCTGACCGACGACCGCGAGGTCGATAGCCTTGGCTTCCGGAGGAGTCTGCTCAAGGATCACGCCGAGGTTTCCAGGAGGCGCGGTCACGAAAGCTTCGCCCTGCTCCAGAACTCGGAGCTGCTCGTAACGGAAGCCGTCCGTGAGGACCTGCATACCGAGGAGCGTACCGAGGCGACCTTCGAGGATCAGCTCGTGCTGGTGGACTGGATCGAACCAGTTCACGAAGTCGTTGTTGCTGATGATGTCCTGCCAGAGATCATAGGCAATCAACAGGTTCGCAGCCGGGGCACCCCAGGACGAGACCTGAGTCTGCATCTGAGCCAGTGACGCCGGGTTGAAGTTGCCGAAGAAAACGCGGTCGTTGAAGAGCGGAGCCGCTGCGAGCATGAGGTCGCGGAGGATGCGGTCTTCACGAACCATCATCGCGATGAGTCCGTCCTGGTACTTCGCGTCGAGGAGATCGAACGGTGCACCCTGGATGTCACCTTCTTCGATGACGATGTATGCGTCAACGGAGAAGAGCGGTGGGTAGAGATACGCCTGTCGGATTTCCTGCGTGGTGATTTTGCTGTCCACGGTAGCCATGAACGCAACCACGTCGCGCTTGCGCACGGGGATCTTGGCGTCTTCGCCCTTACCCAGCGGTCGAACGCCGAGAATGGTGCGAGCGAAACCCTGACGTTCCGAGGTCTCGATGATCTGGTCAGTTACGACCTCACCGATAAGCTCGAAGTCGTTACCAGTGCGATCCTGGTACGCCTCAGCGAGAGCCTGATTGCGCTCTGCAACCTGAGCTGCCTTCTCACGACCGGAAACACGCGACTCAGCGAGCTTGCCGTTGCCGTAGTTGTTGAGCAGATAGCCGATCTGCTGCATGAGACCCTTCTTGTCATTGGCGTTGATCTCGAAGTGGTCGCCCATGTTCGCGAAGATCTTGTTGCCATCGGGGCGAGCAAGGCCCTCAACAGCCGGAACGTCCGTTCCTGCAATCATCATAGTCATTTTGGTTACCTTTTCCGTTGTCCTTTATGGAAACTGCACAGAGTCAGCTTCGCAGTTACTTCGCGTTCTGTCCGGTACACCAGCGCATCTTTTTCCCTTGCACTGTGACGAACTTCGGCTTTTTTGAAGTATCCTTGCCAAGCATCATGTTCATGACTCTGATGCGCCTACTTCTCAAGTCTCGATAGCGACAGGTGGACATCCAAACCCGTTTGCCAGATGCACGCTGCTTCTTCAGTCGCGGCTTCTTACAACACAGCCACTTCTTCTTGGTTGTCTTGTGCTTCATCTTCAATTTCTTGAAGCGAAGTTTGGTCTGCATTCGGTCGCTGACAGCTTCTTTAAGGTTATCAATTCCCTCTGCCAACAGAATGTCGAGACCATTGTCCAGCACATAGTCCATGAAGTCAGCGTACACTTCCATAACGCTGCGTGCTTGATCCGTAAAACCGGCTTCCATAAGACTGACGGCGGCGTCTTCCAAAGCGGCTAACCGCACTGGATAGTCATTCGCCTCAAAAAGACGAATATGAAGGCTTTTCTCTACAGCACTCATTTTCACCTTCCACTTTGCATATAACCTACTCTTTTCAACCCTTAGTTTTAAAAGTGAAAAGTAGGAGGTTGTTACAAAATAACCCCAAAAGAGGAAGACCCTCTGTCTACAAGAATCAGACAGACGTATCCCTATTGGTGGTTTTGACGAGAGAATGTGTGGAAAGAAGAAGGAAGAGAGCGAGGTCAGAGGTTAGACGGGCTGAATCTCGAAGCGAACGCCCAGCATGCCGGGACGATCCGAGTCAGTCTGACCAACTTCCGGAGTCGCGTGAACGACTCCAACCAGCGTACCGGGACCGGCACCGACGAGCTGACCAGCCGCACCAGAGAAAACCTGGTCGCCGATAGCCCACGCTTGCGCGGCATCGTACTGGTTGGTGTAGATGATCCCGTGACCACCGACAACGGCGAGCTGCGCAAAGAACTGCTGGGCATAGCGGTGCACGCCAGCGTCCTGGTAGCGCGTCAGAGCCTCGTTTACCGTCAGGTTGTACCTGTAGGTGATCTCCAAGACATCCGAAGCCTCGTTCGCGTTGAAGGTGAGAACGCCAGTCGCGTAGTTCACGTTGAACTGACCAACACCAACAGCCACGTTGAAGACGAGGTTGATAGCCTGGGTGACGTCCCACACACGAATGTCCGTGCCCGCTGCGCCGACGAGGTTCGTGTTCTCAAGCTGCACGGTCAAAGGAGCCGCAGCCGGAACAGTCGCATCCTCAACGAGGGAGCGCGTTACGTGGAGGAAAGCGTCCGTGGACGAGAATCCAGCGAGGCGCTCACCGGCAGCACCAGCCGAAGGCTGTACTGCGGAGCCACCAGCACCGTCATCCACAAAAACAAAGAGCTGGCCCTCTTCTGCGACGTTCGCGCCAGCAGCGAGGGGGAACTCCCGAGGAGCTTCCAGGTCTGAGAAATTTCGATCGTACATGATTTATTCCTTCCCTTACTTAAGTGCCAAGCGCTGTCGCAGCGCGGCTTTTCGATCCATTGTTTCCTGACCAGCCGTCTTCGTCTCCAGCGGAACGTTCGCGGGCAACTCAGGGAATGCTGCCTGCTGTGCCAACTGAGGAGAATTCGGTGCACTGACGACCTCAGACGGAGTGTACTTCTCAGCTTTGTTGACCGAAGCCTCAATCTGATGGTACGCTTCCGGACTGTAGGACGCCCACTCGCGAGCTTGATTGATTGCGGTCTCGAAGAAAGCGGGACCGGTTTCGTCGAAAACAGCCTCGACTGTCGGTACGGGAGCTGCCACACCTACGTTGGCCAGTGCTTCGTACAGAGCGGTCTTCAGAGGGTTGCTCACGAGCACGCCCTTCTGCATGGCGGTCAAGACGAGACCAAGCGCGCTCATGAGATCTTGAGCGGCTTCTGCCTGCTTTTCCCGGAGAGAATCGGCTTGCTCGGCTTCCATCGTTTCACGGAGCTGCGCTACAACATCAGAGCGCTCCATGGCAACGGCGTAGGGGCGAGCAGAGATCCCTTCCAGGGTCTTCTGCAATCCATCCTGTGCACACGCCTTCTTGACGGTTTCGGCATAGCCTTGACTCAGAAACAATGCACGGATGTCAGCGGGATTTGGTTGATCCGATAGACGGACCTCGGCGAGCGGTTGGCCTGCGGCGAACACGGACCAGCTCGGGTTTTCCTCGTCGTATTGGAACAACACCATATCGACGGAAGCGTCAGCCGGGAGATTGTCCCATGCTGTTACCTCAGCGATAAGCTGCTGACCGGCAGACTCGGTTTCCGGAGCGGGTGCGGTTTCTTCGTAAGACTGCCCACCTTCGGTTGTTGGAGTCGTGCCCTCTGGAGAATCCGCAGAAGCGTCGACTTCAGTAGCTTCAGGTTCAGGAGTCGTCTCGGTAGCGGCTTCCGCTTCCACCGTCTCAGCTACCGCCTCTTTCGGGGCGGGCTCAGGGGTGGTCTCGTCAGCATCGGCATTCGCCTCAACTTGAGTTGACTCATCTTCCTGTGCGTACTGAGCCATCCTTTCCTTCCGCTTTTCTCGTAAGGCTGCTCGGGTCTCAGTCACTGTGAACTCCTTTCATAGTCACCTTTATACAAAGATAACTAACCTACATCACTTCCAAGTAACCTAGTTAAATTTAAGCTGCTTCGGAATGTGGAGGATTTTTGACTCCACTGTCCACAGCGTCAAAGTCAGCGGGGTCGCCGACACTAGATGATTCGATGAAACACACCCCTCCGCAAGTCTCATACACCAGAATACCTCCGATGATTTGACCCTTGGGATGGCATGTAATCTGCCCGCTTTTCGCAATCGCTCCACAGTAGGAACACTGAGTGTAATCCACCCAAGCTCCCATGCTATGAGCTACCCGGTCGCGCTTGAGGATCTTCTGGACGAGAGCAGTGTCTTTCGTCCGGTCCCACCCAGCTAGAATCCTTACCTTTACATAGCGATGACCACGAATCTCCATCGGGGTCATGTACGCGTCAAAGATAACACCTTTCGCCTTCAATGGGTCCTTGTTGTCATGGTCTGCGTGTGTGGGCTTTCCAATGAAGCTTCCAAACACAGGCTTACCGGACTGCACGTCGAAGCGAAGAAGCTCAGCCAGCGGGAAACAATCCAGGTTTCTGTTCGGTACATCTGCTGTGACAATCGGGATCTCCACGAAGACATAGTCCGCGATGTGCGGGCTAATCTTGTAGGCGGGAGACGCCAACGGAAGCCACGAAATGTCGATCAGAGGTCGTTGCTGAAGCGGAGACGCAAGTCGGGTGTTCCCTTCGCCGTCAGCTCTGACGTCGAGACCATGCCCCTCAAAAATATTGGAGGCAGCTTCAGACTCGCCCACTTTTAGAATAGGCATTTTGCACCTCTCTAGGTCAATATAACCTAAGTTTTGAAAGGTACTTATTATTTATTTGGATTTTGGGATGTGCCCGGTCAAAAGTTGGCTGGAAGCCATGGGCCAATTCCGAGTGTTTTGTTCAGGAGCTGCCCGTCTCGGCTGATTATCATCAGTCTTCATGGACGCCATCATGAACAATTCGTTGACCTGCTCTGGATTTGCAGCCTGTGGAACCCTCTTGGTCAGATGGTTCACGATGTCAGCAGCAACATCCGGCTCCAATGAGACGTCCTTAATGAGTCCCAGTCTCGCCAGAATGTACTGTGCAAGCTGCTTCTTCTTGGGATTGAGCAATCCCATCTGCATGGCATAGCGTCCCTGACGACCAATACCCCTGGCGTTCAACACCTTTTTGACGAGGACTTCGGCTTCTCTCTGACGGAGGTCGACGAACTTTTTGTCCCGACTCCAAATGGGAAGGCTGCGCATGATCTGAACAACCTGCTCCGACGTTCCTTCAGGGATGTTAATGTTGACCACTTGAGGAGGCTGCGGAGGAGCAGCAGGAGTCTCCACCGGAACCACGTCCGGAAGAGGGACCTCTTCTTTCGGAGGATCAGCCAGAAGCAACTGCATCTGGAAGGAGCGCTCCAGGTCCGTCAAGAGGAGCTTCTTGGGGTCAATCTCATCCGGACGCTTCAACCGCACAACATTGTAGTACGTGCATGTGTAGAAATCCGGCCTATCAGAGGACAGCTCAGGAACTATCCGAACATACTTGGTTTTATGCGACACAAAGATGCGTACACGGGAGACACAAGTCAGCGCGTTCTGCGGATGTGTCGGGAAGGGACTCTTGGTCCTCAAGAACTCCGCGAGAGACTTCCCCCACGAACCAGACTGGCGAGCCTGCGTCTGGTTCAGCTTGTCAATGAGGTTCTGCCACTCATCCATAGGAATGTCGACCGTCTTATACTCCAAGACGTCAGACTTCAAGTATCCCTGTGGAGGTATGACATCATCCGGAAGAATTCCATCCAGGAGGTAGCCGAGATCTACAGGAACATCTTCCGACGTCGCCGTGACACCTTTCTTATAGATGGTATCAGCGAGAGAGAAGTAGCCATTCTTGTAGAACTTCGTCGCTGCTTGTGCCGTATCAGCCGCCTTCTTGTGCGTCTTCAACGCCTCCATCAGAACGTCTCGGATGGACTTTGTGAGCTTCTCCTCTTGTTCAGGAGTGAGCTTGCGGACAGGACGCTTCTTCGGCGTCGGAGGAGGCAGCTCCTCTTCAAGAATCTCTTCCTCAGCTCCCTCAGCTCCCTCAGCTCCAGGAACCTTTTCCCCTTCTTCCAGCTCATCCTTCACCTCTGGAGGCAGCTCGGGGATCTCAGCGTCTGGATGCGTTTCCTTGACCTTATCGATCAATTCTGGTAGGTCTTCTTTCTCGACTTCCAGAACATGGGGCTCTTCACCCTCTCCAGGCAGCTCTTCCGGAATCTCAGGAAGACCCAACTCTGGAGGCATGCCGCCTTCTTCTTCACCCTCTTCTGCACCACCGAAGCCAGGAAGCTCCCCGAAGTCGCCTTCCTCTTCTCCTCCTTCTTCTCCCTCGAATTCACCTTCAGCGGCATTGCGCCAAGGTGTCAGCTCTTGACGGAGTTGAATATCTTCAGGCGCTTCTGTTCGGAGCTGTGCGAGGTCGAGACCCAGGACCTTGGCCCACATCTCTAGGTTGACAGGGATACCCTTGTCTTGAGCCATCTCCAGGAAGTCGCGTGCTTCCGGACTCACAGCCGTCAGCCACTTCTTGATCTCTACACGGAGAGCAACATCGTCATCCTTGACTTCAAGAAGCTTGTCGAGGTTCAACCCGTAGGCAGAGGAAACCTCCGCGATTGGAACGGGGACGCCCTGCTCTATAGCGTCACGAATCTTATCTGGCATTTCAGGAGATGCTTGTAGAGCCCACTGACGGAACTTCCTCCGCAGTGCTACATCATCTTCCATAGCCAAAGCCAGCTCATCGATATCCAAACCAATCGAGTTGGCCCAAACTCTCAGGGGCACAACCAGACCAGACTCTTGAGTGATGTTCTGGATCTTGTCCGCGTAGTCTGGGTCCGTCGCCGCTTGGTATTCTCGTAGAGACCGACGAAGCGCCAAGTCTTCCGGAAGACGCTCCAGCTCATCTTGAAGGTCGAACCCCGCAAAGGTAGCCCACGTCTTCAGAGTGACAGGGAGACCGCGCTCTTGCGCCATCTCCAGAATTTCTAGATACTCACGGTCGGCTACAGGACGGAGATTCTTGGAGAACTGAACCGTAGGGATCATCCACTCTTCGTTCGTCGTCGAGTCGGCGATACGGTAGCGGTGCGCGAGCTTCTTCTCGGGGATGCGTCGGAAGTTGTTGATCTCAGCGATTGGCTTAAGGATCTTGTCTTCGATGAAGAATCTGGTGATGAACTCCCGGTGTGCCCGTACCCTTTCCAGGAAAACTGACAACAGGGTCTCCATTGTATTACTGGAAAGTAGACCATTTGCTACAAAGGAACGATTCTCTCGGTCCTCCATAGAGAGGTCGTACACAGCGTGTTCTCCAGCCTCGTCAATGGAAGTAACAGGAGTGAATCGATATCGTAGTACAAAAAGAGCCTTCAACTTCGCAGTGAAACTTGGGCTAATTTTGTGGAGCGCTGTCAGCAGACTCGTGTAATCGCCACGGTCATCACGGTCATACAACAGGCGCTTCTCATCACGAAGAGGATGCGTCCCTAGTTTATGCCAACTGATGCAGACTTCCTCACCCGAGTCATTCTTGTAGAAGCTCCCGTGTCTGTTGGTCTTTGTTTGACGGGCTTTCAAGAATTCTTGCAAGGGCTCAATAGGAATTCCAAAACGATTCCTAGACTTTAGCTTCCTTCCCTGCACGATGCTTTTCGTGAGAACATACGGCTTGAGATTCTTGTAGAGTTCAAGGCTATCATGACGGTCCAAGGTCAGCCGTCGACCATTCCGACGAGCTGAAGCATAGCCATGCGCATTGAGCACCGCTTGAATGCCGCGAAGAAGTTCTGGACTTCCACTCAGGAAGGTAGCCTGCTCTCTGTTCTCTCTAACAGACCCATCTCCTTCCAAGAAAGCTGCCAAGAAGGCATTCTGAGAAGACGCGTCTGCTTGAAGAATAGACCACGGAACCTCTTTTTCGAGAGACTTCTTCTCCGTGAATCCTAGTTCATTCAACCAGCAGCATACAGGAAGGCTATCAAATTTAGTGGCGTAGACGTTCTTATGGCATACTGTCTCGACACCATTGATACTTTGAGGGGTACCCTCTTCAAGCATAAGGTGCCTGGTTCCTGTCAGCCCGAACACCTCAGCGACAAAACCCTCTACTTTATCCAGGAAAGAGAGATCAGAGTTGGAGAACCAGAAGGAGTACTTATCACGCCACCCTTCAGCCGTCAGACTGCCCAACACATAGGCGAGCATTGGCGTCATGGCGCGTGGCTTCTGGACCTCTTTGGTTGCTCCATTGGCAATATTTTGCCGCGCAGAGGCACTAGTCAGAGATGCTCCAGGATGCTTCGTCAAGTAGCCTTTTGTATCCAAACCATGAGCGAGGATATGCGACCCAAGACTCTTGTATGTTTTTCCACACTCAGCACACGTGACAAAAGAGTCCTCAGTCTTCTTACAGGCATCACTGAGAGAGAATTCCAATGTGGTCTCTCTCACCACCTTATTTGTGCTGATACAGAGGAGGTCTCCTTCTTGAAGATCTCTCAGCTCTACGAAGTCTAGGTCGACTCCTCGCAGTACCAACAGGGGATGCGTTGGAGTACCTGTCAGTTCATTACCACTTTCTGTAAGAATGCGGTATGTTGGAGCTTTCCCGTTGTAGAGCCAAACTTTTGTACTAGCCAGTCCAAAACGAGAGTCTACTGTAACGCTCAAAGGACGGGGAGTCTTTTCGTCTGGGTTCTTTTCTTTGAGCAACTCGTCTAGACGTACAATCCCCTGTTCCTTCGTTGGAACAAGGGTGTCTCCGGTCAGACATGAATAGGTGGCGTCACCACTCAAAAATGACTCATTGATTCCAAGAGCTTGCATCTTCGCTTCGGTGATAAATTGCCACTCATCACTGATTTTTAAGATATCCTGAGCCGAACCACCACCAGCTTCACTGAACTCGATACCCTGTCGGACACCTACGACAGCTCCTACAGGGTCCTCTTCGGCAGCCAGAAGAGCTTCAACGGCTTCGTTGATCTCGCCTACTGTTGGTTCCCAATCCTCGTTTCCTACCGTGACGGTCCGTACTGCTCCAAGGCGACGACGCACAGCAGCCTGAGACCCTTGAATGAGACCCTTCTGGTAGGCGATGATATCGAGGATCCTTGTGTAGATGGAGGTCCCTACAGAGTCCGTCGCTGAGGACCTTCTAGCAATGTAGGAGGTGTTGCGCGGGTCGAGAGGAATCTCCTGTCCTTTAAGGAGATAGGCCAAGAGGTCCTGAGAGAGCTGCTGCTTAGCCGCGATGTCTCTGGGGTCCTTGCTCCGTGCGAACTGTTTCATCGCGTCTGTAGGCACGAGGTCGAGCTTCGGAGCCAACCCTGGGATAGGGATGGGGCTGATCTTGATATAGTCTGGGTCATGGAGAATCATCCGAGACCAGTACCCCTTCGAGGAGTCGAAGAGGAAGTGAGGGATGAACCGACCCAACATGAGAAAATCGAGTGAAATGAAAGGAAGCTGCGATTCGAGCTGGATGGCTTCGAGGCAGTCTTCGTAGATTTGGAGAATCTTGGGGTCTTTGACTCCAAGGAGACCGAAGTCAGACCATGGCATATCCTTGTAGAGGTCGACAGCGGGTCCTGCCGTAGCATCCTCTACGTAGATTTTCCGCCAAAGCTCGTTCTGCTTCCTGTAATCGTTTGGAATGAAACGAGAAGTGAGAGTGTCCAGCGTCAGGTCATCATACGTCGGGTTGTAATACGTCCTACCAGGAGACGTCGCTGTCCTCGAATGGGAAGCCGTCTTGTGTTTTGCCTGGTCAGACAGATGCTGGAAGAAAGCCTGTCTTACATCCTGTGGACCGGGCTGCGCAGACGCAGTCCGAACGCTGTGTTGTCGAGCACGACGACGAGACCTAGCTATACTGAACATTGGTACCTACTTAAAGCTCAATGTTTACGCGATATCAGTCAGCCGACACTGAGCACAATAACGAGCCTTTACGTTGTTAAGTAACTCGATATTTTGCATCGGGGTCGCGCTCTTGCATCGTGGGCATTGAGCGTCGTGGTCCTCTTTGTTCAAAGACATCGGTACCATGAAAGTGGAAGCGGTCTTTTCCTTCTCACCTTCGTCAGCTTCAGCCGCTTTGGTCACTGCCGTGCAGATGATCTTCTTCGCCAGCTCTGTGTTATCGATGTTGGTGAGGTCAAAGTTTGCGTACCGTAGTGCGCTTCTCGCATGACCCTTGTAGAGAGCAGATACGCCTTGCTCCGCAGCAACCTGATTAAAGAGGGTATCAAAGCTTGTAGCCGTCATTGCTCTTACCTACCTGTTGGGAAAGAAATTTGGGTTGTTGACTTTTCGGACGCCTTGTCTTCTACTAGAATTAGTTTGACGAGCATTCCGAACGACTACACGGTCAGAATTCTTCCGACTGTAGACGCCTCGACTGCCTGCACGTTTCACAGTTGCAATAGCACTTGGTCCCTGATGAAGATTCTTTTGTCCTGCTGTTCCTGAGTATTCGTACATCTCTCTGTTCGCGAAGATGTAGCGGTCAGCCAAGCAGAGACACCTGAAAATGTCATCTTGGTCATTAGAGGGCTTCAACACCTTCCTACCTACTTCTTTGACTGTCAAAATTTGACGTAGCAGGTGTGCGTTGGGAACCTTCTGTAGCGCATCAGGATTACCAAGAGGAAGGTCTTTAAGAGCCTCAGCGATACGTTGTGTCTCTGAAGCATCTTCAAGATTCAGTCTCTTCCGGCGTCGAGCAGCAATCGAATCTACAACTTTCGGTTTCTCCAGAATCTCCATCTCAGGATAGGGGAAACGCCAGTTGCTCTGCATGACGTGAGCGCGGAAGTTCACGAAGTCCGCCCACTTCAGGGTGTACTTCTCAGCCTCTACAGCACGCCTCTTGAGTGTGTGCATCCGAAGAGACTGGATAATCTGAGTCGAATTCCAGCGGTCTGTAACTACGTGTATGATCTTCAGATCTTCGCAGAACCGTTCGATGATATTCTCGTAGACAGAAGGGAAGTGCACAGGCCACTTTCCTGTCAGGTCATCATCTCGGGGGATGATCTCAAAGATGAGGTCACAGATGGCGCGGTCGACATCCTTCTCGTAATGGCAAAGCGTACCAGAGAAAGAGCAGTAGGACTCTCCCGCGTCCATCGTGAGAATCCGAGGCGTGTTCTTATCTCGGATACAACTCACGAGCCTTCCAGTAACGTAGTAGCCGTCACTGGTGTCATCCTTCTGCGTCTCATACTGCATCGTCCCTGGACCAACGATGGTGTTGTCCGCGAGCTTCAAGACTGACTGTTCTGAGGAGATGAAGGGGTTATGCGCCATCGGAGGGATAGCACCGTAGTCTCGCAGGTACGTGACGTAGTTCGCACGCTTCTCAGAAGCGAGGTCTTCTTCTTTGATTGTGGGGTTGGCTTCCCACGTGGAGACATGATCCCAAACTCTTCGCGGGTCTCTGATGGACTCTTCCACCAGACGCATGATCTTGTCCGAAGCGGAGCATGGCGATGAGATATTGATCATGAGACCGTCTGGAATGTTGAAGTTCCCACGACGCCGCTGCTCTTCCGCTCCTGAGCGAACAGTACGTAGAGACTTGATTAGAGCTTCGTATGTCTCATCCGCGTTCGCCGTGACGCGCTGTGGGTTGTCATCCATGAAGCCAATCTCATCGACCCCAGCAATCAACCTCGTGCGACCACGAAGCTTCTTCATGTCAGCAGGAGCGTAGGTGAGATAGATGCGCTTCCCGATGAAGTAGACGAAGGTATCACCTTCACGGTACAGCTCCGTACCGAGACGAGCTGCTTTGTCCTCCATGAAGCTGATGTACTCTTGGTACCAAGCGGAGCCGTCCTGCAAATCCTTGAAGGCTTTCCACAGCGTTTGCTCAGCTTGACCCGCAGTAGTCGCAGTGAAAGTGCCATACAGCGTCTGCTTCGCCGTCAAGAGACCAAAGGTCTTCGCAGGAGTTGGAAGCTGCAAGAACTTGTGAATATGATAGCTGGTAATCATCCCAGCGCATGCTGTTTTACCAGAGCGCATCCCAGCGCACACGTTGACTTCATTCGGGAAGTGAAACAGCCCCTCTTTCTCGAATTGGAGCTTGTTCTTTCTGCACTTAGGGCATACGCCGAATTCCAGCGGTTGAACCCTATCCAACAGCTCATCGAAAGAGGACCCGGCAGGGACGTCCTGTATGTAGTCGTAATCACTACAATGAGGGCAGTAGTCCTCGAAAAGCTGAAGCATCCATTGCATCTGCTTTGGGAAGGGAGGGTTCTCTGCTGACAGGAATTTGGGCTCAGTGACCCATTCAACAATGTTAGGGCACCACTCAATACCCGATTCGTCAATGGAAAAGACGCTAGCGTCAAGGTCAGCGTCTATAGCTTGTTGGACCATTGCTTCCGGATCTGGCAAGTCCAGAGACGGAACCGCAGTAGGGTCCTCTAAAATGGTAGGTTTTACTTTAGGCATAGTTGTCCACTAAAAAGAGGGCATTCCCTCTCCTACAAGTAACCGAGGAAGGTTTCAGTGGATTCGTTAGTGTAGAGCAGCGTCACTCTTGTAGGGCTTTTTCTTCTTGGAACCTTCGTCATCCCCGACGACATTGAAGCGCTTCTGAATCTTGATTACAGCTTCTTGTTGGTCCATGGTGAGCCTAGAACCAATACGCTTCAGCATGTCGCTGGAGGCATTGCTGACCGCCTTGGAGTGCTCCGCTCCAACTTTAGGAGTCAGGTCTTCCCGGAGACGATGCAGCTCTTCAGTTACCGTAGTGATGACACGGGAGACAAGAGGTCCAACCACGTCATTCGCTAGCTCACTGGCGAGCTTCTCTGGACTGTCGAGCTGATGGATGTCTTGAACAAGTCCACGAAACTGCATCAGAATTTGAGAATACCCTTGGGCATTACTGCCCTTGGAGTCTGCCATGTAGGTGATATGCGCCTCATCTAGCGCTTCTTTGACTTTCCTGTATACTTCCTGGAGGTCCTCAGACCGATCATTCATACCATCGATCTTGTTCTCGCCAGAGGTGATACACTTGGAGAGATGCTCCATGATGAGGTCGTAGGGAATGCTGAACTCGCTCGATATCTCCTCCGCAGATGCACCTTCATCCAGGTAGGCGGATTTGATCGCTTCAAGCGTCTCTGCATCCTTGTTCAGGCAGACAGGACAGGAGGTCATAGCACCATTCTCCCAGGTGCTTTCAGCACCAGCTATTACGGTCCGTATACGAGCTTACGAGCGTACTCTTCGCTGCCGTAGGCTTGAGTGTAGTACTCGTACAGCTTCTGCTTCGTCGCATTGTCCAGCTCAGCGGTTCGCTCTTCAACCGAGATAATCTCAGTCAGAGAAGCTTTGAGAGCTTCCCCCTGCTTCGGCTGAACGATGATGTCCGTTCCACGAACGTCGGTGACCGTTCCGACGTACAGACGACCATTCGCGTAGCCTTTGACCGTATCTCCAGCATACACAACCGCAGCCGAGATTTGGGTCTTGGCGAAGCTGGCATTCTTGAGGCTGGACGGTGCGCGATGCTCGTTCAGGATGTCCATGAGAGTAGCTTCTTGCCTGCGAGCCAGGAAAGTCGTGCCGTTCTCGTCGGTGTCCACATCCCAGAACACGTTCTCTTTGTCTGTGTAGATTGAACCAGTGACTCGCGTCATGCCATCAGCATCGCCAATCGGTCGACGAGGCGTGAAAGACTTGACGACCAAGCTGAACCCATTGACATCAGGATGTCGAGCAGCACTGCGCGAAACAGGCTCGACCTTACCCTTGAAGCGCTGAACCACGAATGCTTGAACTTCATCCATAGTCGGCTCTTTCAAAGACGAATGATACCCGAGCAGGATGCGCGCGGCATTCTTGGAGTCCATGGGCTGAATGTCTGCGAGGTAGAGATCGCCCCTTGGACGCCCAGCAGCAGCTTTTCGCTCTTGGAATTTTTGAAACATATCTTGGCTCATCGTAAACCAACCCTTTTTCTGTGCGTCAAGAACTTCATCTAAAGATAACCTTTGCTTTTTAAACCAGTTTGTTGAAAGAGAAGAGCGCCTCGAAGGGCTGAATAGCTTCAGGGAGCTTCTCTCCAGGGAAGGCGGATAAGGCGTTTTTCCCAAGGAATTGGCGGATAAGCTGCTGAATCGCACAGGAATCCATGTTCAGTGCCTGCTCCATAGCACTCGCTTTGACAAAGTTGGCCAACGTCCAGGTCAAAATGTCAGCAATGTCCGCATGGAATTTGTGTTCCAGATGAATCACTGTAGGATTCTTCCGTACTCTACAAGCCAAAGAACAGTAAGCCAACCCAAGCTCTGGGATTCTCAGCACTTCCGTCAGGTCCTCTGGTGTAGGTCTCTCACAGACACAACACACATACTCCGTCTGAACGAACTCGAAGGTCGCCTGCAAGTCTTGACTGCCGACAGGAAGACCAATTGCCATATGCCTAAGAGCAGTGATAGCAGATTCCAACAGGCTGTTCGTTTCCGTGACCGTGTAGTCTAAGACCTCCGCAATCTCCCGTGTTGATAGCTCCTCGTTTCCCTCTTGCTCCTTGTAGTAGCACAGGAGACAATTCTGCGCTGATGTCCTATCTACCCAATAGGGACAACTCCTCAGCAAACAGGGAACGACGACCTCTGTCTTAAGAATAGAGCAGTAGAAGGGGTCTTCAGGAGGAGCTTTCAAGTTCTCCGGAATCTTGTCCCAGACCGTGCCGAAGTCCAATTCTTGAAGACATAGCTGTGCCGTCTTCGGGTCTGAAGCAGACACCATTGCAATGACTTCAGCTACTTCATGAGAAATACACGTATCGCACTGCCCCTTACAGTAGCCATGTGCTTTGACACGGCACTTTGGCATTTCCTCACTTGTTTGTGTCTTCGCCATCCGATGCCTTTTCATCTGGAAGGAGAGTATCGATATTGGGACGTCCTGTCTCGAAACGAGCTACGTCGTCAATTCGAGTATCCTTCTCACAGGTATAGGTTCGACAAATCCACGGACGCCTTGCGTAAATACCACAAGACCCATCAGGATTCTGGTATACACAAGCCCCCTCCTTTGTACGAGCCAGAATAGGATACCCAGGAGCTTCGGTCACAAGGTAGTGCCCGTTTTTCAACTCCTGCTCATTGAGGCCAACATGGAACCCACAGCACGGTGCTTTGCAGTTCACACAGTTGTACTCTGTGCAATCTCCCTCAACCATGGCTGCGGACATCGCAGCGGACATATACAGGTCTGACCCTTTAGGCATAGCTTACGCCTCACACTTTCAGTTTTGATTCGTTGTTCTCACGGACCACAGTCCAAACCTTGTCAAAGGAGTGCTGTAAGACCTCAGATTCATGCGTGATTACGAACACGCTACTAACAGCCTCAGTAGCTCGGAGCTGCTGGAAGAGGTCAGTCAAGATACCTCGCTTCCCTGCGTCCAAGTCTCCGTAAGGCTCATCCACAATCAATATATTAGCGGACTTATGCGATGTTCGCAACGTTCGGAGCGCAAAGAGGTTCGCCATATCGAGAGATTTGGCTTCCCCTCCGCTCGTCCCCTTACCTGGAAGTACGATCCTCTTTCCCTCATGCTGCATCGACAGCTCGAACTCTAGATTTTTGCCCACGCTGACCTTATAACCAGAACCAGAGAAGAGGGGATTGAGGTAGTGTGGCAGAATCTTCACAAGCTGCTGCATGATGATATCCAAGCGAACCGTCTTGAGTCCCTTCGGACCAAACGCATCGACGAGCTTGGGAAGATAAATCTGTCGGGGGCGAAGAGCAGAGGCTTCCTGCAACATCTCTTCAGCCGTCTGCTTCAGGGTCTCGACTTCATGTCTCTCGCGAAGCTGTCCCTGTACAACAGTCTGCTCTTTAATAAGGTCCTCAATCTGAGTCGTCAGATCTTCAAGAATCCCCTGCTTCTCCTGGAGCACCTCATCCCCCGTAAGGTCATCAGTGTCCAAGTTCGCATCTCGAATCCAAATGGACACCTTGTTGAGGATGTCACCCTCATTCTTGTAGGCCGCCTTCTGCTCCTGGAAGTCCACAAGAACAGCTTCGTTCATGGCAATGTCGCCTTCAGGCAAGTTGGCGAGCTGCGCGTTCAAGGTCTCAATGGTAGACCAGATTTGTAGGCGGTTCTCAGCCGTCTGGAGGGCTTCCTGGTTCTCTTGAAGGGCTTCCTGCACCTCTTCAAGAATGTCCGTAGGAAGGGTCACGTAGCGCTCTAGGAGGCGTTTCTCCTCCTCGAAGATCTTGTCCACAGCGAGTTTCTGCTGTACGACTTGCGCCTCTTCAGCTACGAGATCTCGTCCCTGCTGACTCAGAGTATCGTAGGAGGCTTGCTTCTCCGGAAGACCCAAACCAGTAATGAGCAGGTCTTTCTCTTCCGGAGAAATTCCACGATGGCAGGTGGGACATACGCTCCCGGTGATATCGTCCAGAGACTTCTTCGCCTCTGTAGCAGCACGGAGCGCGAACTCCGCTTCTCGTACTTGAGCCTTGACCGTCGCGTTCTCTTCTCGAAGCTTCGCAAGAGAGGCGTCAAGCTCTTCAGGAGGGGGATAGGCTTCCCTCTGCGTCTTGAACTGTTCGAGCTGCACAGCGATTCGATTCCGCTCCTCAATCTGCTGAATGAGGAGTTGCTTGGTGGGAATGCTGCTGCGGAGTTGCTGCGCTGTGTCAAGAAGCTCCTGCTGACTCAGTGTCGGTGGAGCTGGGATTTGGCTCTGGACCTTCTCCCGGTGCTTCAGCTTTTCAATCATCAGCTCCAGAGACTTGATTGTCTGACGTACCTTCGTCAGGTTCGCTTCCACCGCTGTACGCTGCGTCTGGAACGCCTCTTCAGATATGACAGCGAAGTTGAGGTCATTCAAGGCAGAGAGGGCGTCAACTTTCCTCTGGGCTTGCTGGTTGGCAGCTCGGAGTTTGGTGATCTCCTGTGTCAGGAGAGTCCTCTCCTCTTTCTTCTGACTGATGATGGTTGTGGAGTCATTCAGGGCCTGTGTGAGGACAGCGGTATCCGGAATGTTAGCCAAGGTTTCATTGCAGCGTTCCAGGTCTCTCTCATAGGACTGGTAGCCTGCCATGTCCTTTTCGACTTGCTTGGACCGCTCCTTAGCCTCTTTGTGGAGCACCTCATACTTGTCGAGGTCGAAGAGTGCGGAGAGGTAGGCTTGTTTCTCGCTCCTCGTTCCCTTGACGAGCACATGGTTGAATTTCTGACAGAGGTAGACCATACCAAGGTATTCTGGTAGGGAGAACCCGATGATCTCCTGCATGAGGAGCTGAGGTTCATTCTTTCCAGCAGATCGCTTGGGCGTGATGTCATTCCCATTTTCGAGAACCTGGAAACCAGTCCCGTGCTTCTTGTGCTTTCTGGCTTCCACGAAGGTGTAGGGAGTACCGTTGACCTCCAGGTCCAGCTCTACAAGCATGTCCTTGCCTACGAACTGGTTTATGATTCCCTTCTTGTTCAGCCCCTTCCCCGTTGTCCCGAAGATGAGATGGCAGAGCATCTCCCAGATGTTCGACTTCCCCGACCCATTGCTCCCGTTTGTGTCCTTGTTTTTCGCCGTGATGAGGACGAGTCCCTGGTTGTCGAGGGGGACATCCAACTCACGGTAGGTGAGAGTGTTGGTAGCTCGAAGGCGTTTGAACGTAGCTGTCATAACTTACCTTAAATACTCCTAAAAAGGGATGTCGTCGTCTGCGAAGACATTAGCGATGACTTTGGAAGCACGAGCTATGTGTCGAGGTCCTTCACGAACAGCAGGACCAAGCGGAGCGTTCATGAATGCCCTACATGCCTCTCGGAGGTCGTTGACCATATCGTTAACATCAGCCGCTGCGTTCCATTGTTCGACAGACATCGAACCGTCCCCTTCACAGTAAGGGTTCTGATTCATGCTAAGAAGCGTGTGGAGGGATCTGGAATCATAGCCCTCCAGGTACGTCAAGAGTGGAGCGATGCATCCCATGAGCTGATGGGTTTGATTCATCTGCCCCGGAACGATATCCACCCAAGGCTGCTCGACGGTATTACCCTCTGAGTCTGTCATCGTTGCCCTCCAAAGCGTCACGGACCTCTTTCGCTGTATCCCAGAGCTTCTTGTCGAGGGGCTCTATGGGAACCGTCCCCTCCGTGGCGTCGTACCACTCTATGTGATGGTTCTCTACGGCTACAAGAATCGTGTCAAGGAGATCTCTTATCTGTGGAGTTCCGTTTGGTTTCTGTCTTCTCATCCTCTTTATTATTGACTCGTTTGATTTGGAGCCAGATGAGAAAGAGGAGAACAGTCATCGCCGTCATCGATAGGACACAGTAGACGAGCAGCAACCGTAGGGTGGCGTCTATGCTAAATAGAATTTCAAGCATCACCTAGCTTTGACTAAGTTTCCCCGTAGCCTGATAGAGCGGCACCATAGTCTTGGTCAGACCAGCTTTGAAGAAGTGCAGCGCGGAGTCGCCTTTGGAGCAGCCATCGTCGAACTCAGGGGCAAAGTAGGTATTGGCAGCACAGGTAGTGAGATAGGTCTGTGTGTCCTCTCCGAACCTGTAGAGCACACCCCAACGCCTTTTGGAGAGCTGCGCCGTGATGATGAGTCCTCTTGGTTCCCAGATGTCGGCAGACTCCATGGGCACTCTTTCTTGAAGGATGAGTCCCTTCAGGCCCACGTAATCGGCGAACCAAGGTCGCTTGCCAATCAGATGCTCTACCGCATGCTTGTCATACTCGGAGAGGAGAAGGTCATCTTTGAACCACTCCATGAGCATGATGTGGAGACTATCGGGGTCGTATCCTTCAGAGTAGAGAGGGATGATCCGGAAGTTGTCTGGGTCCTTGGAGAACTGGCTGTAATGCGGAGAGTGCGCTTGTCCCTCCATGTAGGAGGTCTCCCCAATAAATGTAAAGTCATGGGGTAGAGGTATACAACGTTTGTCCAGGAGAGAGGGTGGAACTACCAGCATCTCTCCTTTGGAAACCAACCGCGTGACCCTCCTATACACAGATTCGACGTTCGTTGAAGTCGGGAGAACCCAACCAACGCCTCCTGGTCCCTGTACATGCACAAGAGTATGATACTCTTCAAGAATAACAGGGTGTACTTCTTTGAGAATGAGGGCTCTTGCCAACGAGGTTTCGCTGAAGTCACAGTCAAGAACGTCTGCTACATTCAGGATATTCTTGTAGTTCATCCGTCTACAAGGTAACCGCTGAAGTTACTTGGCGGTTGGCGGACATTCCATGATGATGAGTAGACTCTCAATCGCAGCCTTCATGAGAATCTCCACAGGATCCATGGTATAGGTGGAAGCTTTCAGGAGTGCGTCCAGATGGATGTTGTAGATCTTGAGAGTCTGGGCCGGTCCGAAGTTTCGTACCCATCCCCGCGAGAAGAAACGATCGAAATACTCGTCCGCGCTCTTGAACCCTCCTGTGGAGAGGATGAGGCTCTGACGGAGGATGTAGCAGACACGTTCGAGGAAGGCAGGAGCGTTGTCCACTTCCGCCACATACTTGTAGACTTGATCCGAAAGTCCCTGGAGCACGTTCTCCACATACTTCTCAGAGAGCATCTCGGGGCTCATCTGGAGCGCACGGGAGACAATCCTGTCCAGGACTTGGTTCAGGTCTTCCACGTTCTCGCCACTCGCAGCGAAGTCGATGATGTTCTCGACAAGGTGGAGAGCTTCCCGTGGATGTCCGTAGGCATACTTGGCAACGAGCTGAGAGTTCGTCTCGTCGAGAGGGAACCCTTCTCCAGCCGAGACCATCTGAACCAGGTTTCCACAGTCCTTGATATTCAGAGGGGAGAGCTTGAGCCACTTCAGCCGAGACCGGATGGTAGCGCGCACCTTCCCAGGGTCTGTCGTGCAGAGGATGAAGACTGTTGAGGGTGGAGGCTCTTCAAGAGTCTTGAGTAATGCCTCTTCGGCATGCCCCGTAAGTCCATGAACTTCGTCGATGATGAAGACACGTTTCTTGTAGCGAGGAGCCAGAGAGGCTTGAGCCTTCAACTCTCTGGCTTCGTTGATACCTCGGTTGCTCGCTGCGTCGATCTCTGTGACGTCAGGGTGGACCTTCTTGTCCATCGCGTTACAGGAGGGACACTTCCCACATGATTTAGCAGGTCCCTTTTCACAGTTCATGTTTCGCGCGAGAATGCGTGCGAGCGTCGTCTTTCCTGTGGAGTGGGGACCTGTGAGGAGATAGGCGCGTGCTATCTTCTTCGTAGTCAGCATCCCCTTCAAGATTTTCTTGGCTGTATCTTGACCGAAGACTGCATCCAGCGTCTTGGGCCTGTACTTGTCAGTCAGGGGCTCGTAGTACAGCTCTGGTTCTGTTGCCATGCGTCAAATGCCTCTCTCGACAGCCGAGCTATCTTCTTTGTGTCTGGCGTCGGCGGGAGAACCATCCACCGGAAGCTCCCGTCTACTACTTTGACTCGTTTCCTGCGAAGCGACGAATATAGCCAGGGACTCCACTCTTCGCTCTTCTCTGGATACCGAACCCGATGACGACTCAGCGGGAGAACCACTACCTTCGGCTTCGGCTTCCGTGTCTTATTCTTCCTCGTCTTCTTGGATTTCCCAGAACGCTTTGCGCGATGTCCCATTCCGTTCCATCTCCTTCTTGATCATGTCCCTTATGCGCTTGACGTGCCTACCACGCATATCAGGCTTTCGACCATCCCGATAATGGAACCACTCTATCATGGCGTCCGCGTTTTGTCCATAGCAATTCATGACTGCCTGGACATCACACTTCCGAGCCTTGGCGGCGAGAGCGAATGTCTTCCGGTGGTCCTTGTCCTCGATGGTGAGACCTTGGTCCGCGACCTCTTTCTCAATCTCTCGGAATGCTTTGATAGTTCTGGCAACGATGTCCCCGAAGGCTTGGGACATGAGGTCCCCTTGCTCCCGAATGTAGTCCGGTAGCTGACCTGAGACGTCATCCCAGCCCCCTTCAAGAATGATGCTCGTGATCTTCTGGGGGCTTGAAGCGAGGTGCCCTTGCATCTTGTTCGCTAACACGTAAGCTTCCGACTTCACTTTGATTCTGTTGAAGTATGCGTCACAGACCACAATCCCTTCATGGTCATGCGGAGGACGCCTTTGCACGAAGGAAATGATGGCGTTGAGATCCTTCAGGTCGTAGGTCTCCGCTATGGGGATACCAAAGGGAAGGGCACTGTTTCGGACGCTCCGCTCCCTCCCCGTCTGGAGATTACGCCGTCCCAAGAGGGTGACTGAGATGTCATTGTACACACAGACGATCCGGTTGACCGGAGAGGTCAGCTCGAACATCCAGGTGTGCATGCGAAACGGGTCCATCTTGTTCATGAGGTCATCGAAGTCAGAGACACCTCGACTCTTGAAGCCTCCGATGACCCTCTGCAATCCTTGAAGAAAGAGGTCACGAACGGTCTCTGTTCCATATGGATTGATAGGGAGGTTGCCTTGCGGGACCTTCCTCGTAGCGACTTCCCACTGACCGTCGAGGGGGTTGTAGTAGACGAAGCAGAGCGAGCCATCCAGCTTCTCTTGGATTTCCGCTGTGGTCCAATCAATGTCCGCGCATACGCCTTCATTGAAGTTGAAGAAGCGGTTGAAAGGCCAAGCAAGGAGCTGCGTCTCTCCTACCACAGTCTCGTAGTCGATGTCGTCGTGGTCATGGAGGAGGACAGCTCCTCGACACTGCTGCGAGACAGGGTCAGACCTTGTTGACTTGAGCTGATGGTAGTTCAGAGAGACGAATCGCCCTCGAATGCTCGCTCTGATGTGGTGCTTCTCGTAGAGATCACCAAAGGAATGGGTCAACAGGTAGTCTTGAGCTAGGATGCGCACACGTTCCATCTTACCTTCTCCACATGTAGCAGGGGGAGTAGTTCCCTTTGGTGCAACGAGCAAACGCACAAGCATGCAGAATCTTTACAGCATCACAGAAATGGTCCAGCTCCTTGGTGTCTACAAGAATCTGTGCATATGCCAGCACTTCTGCCACAGGCCAGCCATCCTTGTTAAAGAACAGATCGTCAGCACGGCGGTAGGGATCGTAATTCTTGAAGTTACCGTTCTCATCGAAGAGGGCTCGCGCCTGCTCTCTCGTTGCCTCTACAGGAGGAGGATTCTTCCAGAGGGCACGCTGTTCCTTCTGGGCTTTGGTCAGCTTCATACCCTATCTTTGACTAGATTTCTTGAAGCCGCTCGCTTATAGCTCCTACCAGTCTCAGCAAGTACTTATTGTCACTCGCCCCATACTGCTGACGCCCTTCTGGAGTGAAGCCAGGCAACGTACCTCGGTCTACTTCCGACCATAGGGTACCATTTGGAGGGTATAGGTGCAGCTCGGTCTCCCCAGTTTTGGACCACATCGCGGCTCCACCGATATCGACCTGCTTCCAGCTCACTCAGCGTCCCTATCAACAGTCATCAGAGCATTGACATGGAAGGTCTCCGCGTAGCATTTGCCTTCATAGAAGTCTGGAACATCTCCAGAGGGAATGAACCAATAGCATTTGCGCAACGTCTTGCTGACGATTTCTGCCACCGTCATGAGAGGACTTCCAGCGATGAGGCGAACCACTGTTCCAATAGGATAGGTGTTCTCCGTGATCTCTCCCAAGGGACTGTTCGGTTCTACCTCGTTGACCGAGATCGTTATGCTTCCCGTAGAGGTGGTAAACGTTTCGTCTGTCATGTAGAATCTCCTTCTACTCTCTTTGACTAGTTTGTGACGAGTTTCCAAACGGTTACCTAAAAACGAGCGCATTATGCAGAAACCCTCTCCAAGAAACCTCTTCTACGTCCACTTCACCGATGATGAAGGTCTCTCCGAAATCATCAGAACTAAAGAGATTTGGGATTCGAGTATTGTCCCTGGAGTCTACGCCGTAGCTCTCGGAGGAGCCTACGTTCCTGGTGTGCAGGAGACGAGCTTAGGACGACCGAAGCATCGCAAGAAAGTAGTCCTATTCAGTACATACACCTACCCAGATCTAGTCTATCCGGAAGAGGTTGTCTGGAAGGAAAAGAAGATCAAGCTGCGTACAGCAGTCGAGCTGCCCTACAAGAAAGCCCTACGCCTCCTAGACGGCTCCAAGGTGTGGGAAGACGAAGAAGCGCCTATTGGAATGGATGATGGTGTGCTGGGCTATCCGACCAAGGACGGGAAGAAGCAATGGTAGAGGACTTCACGTATATGGACCTCACACGATTCGATAAGGTCTTCGCGCAGCTCCTCAAGCGAGAGCATCTTCCCGAAGAGAAGACGCCTGCACAGATCCATGAGATAACAACGGCTATCCTAGACCGTCTGGGGGAGACGCAAGAGCCAGCGATGCTGGGTCATGGACAGTATGCGGTAGTCTTCTGGCTGAAGGGCAACCGAAAACGTGTGCTCAAGATCACCACCGACTACAACGATGCGTGGGCAGCTCAGATCCTCAAAGACAAGCCGAGTCCTTGGTTGCTCCAGGTTCATGACGTCTTCCGTCCTCTTCCAGAAGCGAAGGTCCTTTACTGTATCGTGGCTGAGAAGCTCACGGATGCTGCGGGGATGGAACTCAGTCAGTACCTCCATATCTTCGATACGCTTCGAGACCGCAATCTTCCATTCCGGAAGATGCTCAAGAAGGGTCTCAACCGCAAGCTCATCTACGCTCTTGAGGACTACTACCGAGAGAAAGACCGCAAGGTTGAAGAAGAGGGGATGGACCTGGAAGGATGGGGGGAGTTCGGCAAGAACTTCAAGTATGAACCTCTGATGGACCGCTACAAGAATGAACTCCACACCCTCATGGAATGGGCTAAGGCTCTGTCACATAGACGTATTGTCTTCTATGACTTGCATGCTGGGAATGTCAGGTTCAGGGGAAGGCGGGCGATTCTTGTAGACCTAGGCTATGGAAGTGTCCCAAGCCAACAATCGAAGATTCAAGTTCTTTAGCGCCTCATGGTGTCCTCCTTGTGGTTCCCTTCATGGTGGTTGAATCATCTTGGTCCCTATACTTTGACTAGATTTCTTCAGAGGAGAGCAGGCTCTCTTGCGCGAGTGTAGCCCTTGTCCAAATAGGACTGCTCTATCTCCAAGATTTCCGCGAGTTCAGAGGGACTTCGATTCTTCTCCATGTAGGCGATGAATGCTTCCCTTGATACCCGGTAGCCCTCCACACAGAAGGCAATCTTCCTCTTCGCGTTCGAGTAAATGCCGCTGTGTTCAGTGAAGTTGAAGTTGTACATCGCGCTCCTTCCCTACTACCCTTTGACCAGATTTCTCCCTTACATGGGATAATTTTGACGAAAAGGCGATCTCGCCGCGCTTACGTAGCAAAATTCCTCTTGACAGAAGACCTGAAATTTGAGATAACTGTAGCTGTTGGAGGCAAGCATGACAGACGACAAGAAAGCCACCCTCATGGTCAAGATTCACTGGTTCACGGCTGCTGTGGTATCAAGAGACATCGCGAACGGTGTTTATGAGAACCCAGAGACTGGTGAGATCAAGACCCTCCAGGCACGCGTCGTGCGCCGCCAATTCCCCGACTGCAATAGCTGGGAACATCGTTATAGCGAGCGAAGCTCCTGGTCCGTGTCTGATGGGGAAATGCCCAAGTGGGCTCCCGTGGAGGTCAGTAGGCAGTGGTGTACAGGGCTAGGAATGAGCCACAAAATCGACCACGGATACTACAAAGGATAGAGCTAGTAGTCCAGCAGCTCATCCCAAGTCTCTAGCGTCTTCCCCTGCGACCAGACCCATCTCAAAGCCTTGTTCAGCTCATCAGCGTCATCCGGACAGCAGAAGTGCATGTAGTCATCGTAGAAGCAGACGTTCATGCAGCCATCCCATTTCACATGTCCCTCAGCCACGAGGTCAGAACACTCCCCCGAGTTGTCCCAATAGGTGTTGCAGATCTCGAAGTCGAGACTGTATGCCTTGTCTTGACCTTCAAAGACATGAGGAGCGACCCGTGCCATGTAGGAACGGCTCAGCTTGGTCCAAGGAACTCCTTGTAGGTGCTGAGGTGTTGTGTACTTGCGGATGCGCTCCACATCTTCAAACATAGAAGGCTCCGGGACAGTCTCCGCATCCAGCTCCTTGATCTTCGCGGCTGTCTCTGGCTCTCGGATCAGCTCTACAGCCTGTTCAAGGTCCTCTTCGTTAGGGAGGCTTGTCGTAGCCATGAGAGAACCTGGGAATGAAGGCAACGCGCGGAGCTTCCTGAGTGCTGCGTCTCGACGCTCGATACTCTCTGAGAAGACCTTTTCGAGACCAGCGTAGGTCTCATCGTCCATAGTGCCTTCTTCTACACTGAGTGCTGAATCTTGAAGCAGCATCTTGAAGGTACCCTCGGACATGATCAAACAGTCCTTTTGAAGAGGTGCCTCCAACAGCTTCTCCATCCACTCAGGACGTTCCTTCTTCTCGTCGCTCATTTGTACACCAACCTGTCCATCACCTTCTGAAGCTCATTCTCGTAGTGAATGATGAAGCGTATATGATTCGCTCCAGGAGGCTCCATGACCACATCTTCACTGCGCGTGTAGTCACAGCCAGTGCATCTACACGTCTCCGCAGAAGGATCCCATTCATGCGAGATTTTGCGCTGACACTCCGGGCAGTCGAGGTTCAGCTTGCTTGGTTTCAGGACGGTATTCTTCTTCTCGTCGCTCATTTGTACCTGCCTTCAAGAATCGCCTTCAGAGTGTACTCCCATCCCATCGCGTTCCATGCAGGAGACCCATGCGGAGGCTCGTCCGGAATGACGTCTCGCCAGACATCCTTGAAGTCATCTGAGGACAGCTCCTTCAAGAGTCGCCTGTCTTCCTCGGACATCGCTTCGATGACAGCTCCTGGCTTGGTTGCGTCTCGGCGCATCTCTGCATACCGAATAGCCCGGTGCATCGCGTGGCGAAGCGCATCTTTTGGGGTTCTTTCGCTCATTCCCACTCCGTTCTGCACCTGTGGTCGCCCGTAGCCCAGACAGCACACTGCGGGTCGCACTGCTCGTCCCGTTCAGGGCAATCGGTAGGAGCTGTGACCTTCTCCCTCTTCCACGGTTCAGGCCACTCCTCAAACTGCTGCCACCTAACCGTCTTATCGTAGAGACGAGCTTTGACCAGCCGATGAATCCCGTCCAAAATGCTTCCTTCTGGACTAGCCAGGATAGGATAGCTCAGGTCAGCTTCAAGTACCCTCTCCATGTGCTCCAACAGATTCCAGAAGGTGAACTCTCCCTCAGAGCCCCACACATGCCCCACAGGTGATTCTAGGAGGTCGGTAATCTCTGTGACCGCTGGGATGTCCAGTTCATGCACAGGGAGGTCCCTAGCAGCTTCCCAGAGGTCTTCTACCTTCCAGGTCCAGCGCTCTCCCTCACAGGCTCTCGTCGTGCTACAAGTATGCATCTACTCTTCTTCTCGCAGATCCGCGATCTCTTTCGTCGGATTCTCTTTCAAGCACTTGTCACAGCGCACCATCATCTTCAAATCAGCGTTGTAGTACAGGTCTTCCTCATACAAGGAACATCTATCGATGTACTCAATCCAGGTACAGGTCTTACTACAACAGTAGGACGACTGTGTGGGAATGGTTTCCGTTACCCACTCGGTCTCTCGAAACGAGGTCGGCAGACCTTTGAGCCACACCATCTCACAGAAGTCCTGAGCAAATGTCTCGTTATCCTGTCGGGCGACAGCATAGGACCCGTCATCCCATAAGAAGGTGGTCTCTTTCGGAATTTTGGTACTCATCTCAGCCTCTCAAACGTCTTCTCGTCAGGGCACCGTGCCCTCAGCTTCTCCAACCACGCTCGATTCTTGATCTTGAACATGGTCGGACGACCTTTCTTCCGGTCGTAGCTCCCCTTGCAGACAACTCCCTCGAAGGTCATCCCTTCAAGAGTCCCGTTCTCCACCGACTCAATCAACTCCTGGTTCATCGGTCCCTTGTAGAGGAGCTTCGGAATGTCGAGGTGATCGAAGTGCTTCAAGAATTCCCGTGGAGGGATGATCCCTTTCTTGAAGGGACGGACATCCAAGAGTACAGCGTCATGCGGCTCGTGCACATGGTTCCCCGCGAAGGAGTTCGGACCAAAGAACTCGAAGAAGCAGGTGACGAGAGGCCAACGCCGACTCTTGAAGACCTCCTCAAGCTCCGAGGCGTACTTAGCTCGGATGATGTCCTCCGATTCCGGTAGGAACTCGTTGGAGTTGTCCAGGAGCGCCTTACGCCGACCGAACTTGTGATAGCCATTCTTCTTGGTCCACTCGACGCGGACGTTCGACCCATCGAGCTTATCGAACGCGTAGAAGATCTCCCCCTTCGTCTTGACTTGGGTTCGGTGTGGGATCTGCGGGTAGCGTTCCATCACTCTTCCTCCGGGTATTCTTGCCTGTCCTCAGCGTGTATCGAGGCTCCGACAGGAGAGTCCGCAAGCTGTGACATCGGACCAATGCAGTCAAGACAGAGGAGCTTCTTCTCCATCCTCTTGAATCCATAGTCCCAGACCTTGGACTCCACGCACTCCGCACCCCACTCCAGAAAGGCATGACACAGGTCACAGTAGGACCCATGCCGTATCTCATCTATCTTGACCTTATCGAAGAGGATCATAGGTCTATCTTCCTACGTCCGAGCTTTCTCTCAAAGTACGGTCTCAGCTCGTTGTGCGTGTTGATATCCATGAAGATTCCAAGAGGAAGATTCTCCTCGTCTACAAGAATGATCTGATCCCCTGTGCGTCGGATGTGTTTGTGGCACTCATCCAACCGCCCCTCCAGCTCGGAAAAGAGGACGCGTTTCATCACTCCTGGTCGTGGTTGACGTTCCTTCTTCATTCGTCCCAATGTGCCCTGCCGACCTTGTAGTCGATGACTGAGATGTCGAGGTCCCCAGCGAGATTCCAATCCATGAGAAGGTCGGCTTTGACTCCCTTGCAGGACTCCTTCATCCTCTTCATGACATCCTCAGCCGTGGGGTTCTCTGGAGCATCTCCATCCGGCCACACCTCTCTGACCTTGATATTGGTTCCACCAGAGTAGCAGATCTCGAATGTCTTGTCAGGATCCGTCATCGTACTCGTACTCCTTCAAGAATTCATCCACCGTCGAGAGGAAGGCGTCATTGGCTCCGATCTGACGAAAGGCAACATACTTCTGAGGGTCATCGAACGTGGGCGTAGCTACAGCTTCAATCTGAACCCACGCACTCTGGGGACTTCCCTTTCGTACCCAGACGTGCCCTCTTCGGAGCTTCGATGGTACCTCAGTCACCCTAATACCTCGTGAACCTCTTTACGAACCGAGAGCGCGGGGAACAATATCCGCTCCCTCTATTTTTATCCTTGAAGTACCGGTAGACTATGACTTCCTCTCCTGACGCATCGTCCAGGAGAATATCAGTAATCTTGACCCCTGGAGAGTCTTCTGTTTCTCGCCAGCACTGATCGGTGTAGATGGTGCCATCTTCTGTATAGGGCATATTCTACTTTGACTAGGTTTGTCTTGAGGAGGAGAACAAAAACAGAAACGTTGTACAACAATATTGTTTTGTTTTGGGTTACAGGAGGGTTAAGCCTGTTTTCTTGTAGGTGAACTCTTCGGTCTCGTGCTCCGTACAGAACTTCTTGGTGCCGTTAGGACGGGTCCATGCTTCGGCTGAGCAGCCCTGGACACAGCATATGCCTTCCTTGTGCTCCTCGTGCTTCTTCTTCATCTCTTCGTGGAACTCTGGGTCAACACCAAGAGCGTGTAGCATACCGTCGGTGATGGTCTTCTCTTCCTGCGAGACGTCGAGAAGACCAGGTTCAGCCGCCGCGTGGTCAGCAGGAGGAAGGTTCGCACTCACCTTCAAAGCGTCTCGCATGTGTTCTTTGGTGAAACCAGCCGCATGTCCGAATTCTTGGATCGTCGCTGGAAGACCACACTGCACGGCAGCGAGCACATACGCCGTGTAGGAGTCAGACTCTTCCCGCGCGGAGTCCCAACCTTGGATGATGAAATCAGGAACCCCTAGCCCCCTCAAGTAGACAAGCGCTTCTTCCCTCTTTCGACTCTTCGAGACCTCAAAATGAAAAGCGTCCGAAGCACTCCCCTGGATAGGAGTGTTGCGATTCTTCAACACTTCCCAGCGCACATGTTCGGGGTCTGATGAGTGCCCTGGAGAGCTGTGTGCGACAATTCGGGTATCAAGCCCCTGTCTTAGCCGTCGCTTCATCTGAGCCTTCAGACTCAGATCTCGGGCACGCTTCTTGTCGATCCAACGCAAGTGTCCGGAGTTGGGAGTATCTTGGACATAAGAGGCCCCCAGGTTCTCGTAATCAGGCATATCGGTGACTACACCACAGGTGGGATGAGGAGCGTCGTCTACCCGAAGAGAGGGGTCTTCTTTCGCCTTCTTCAAGTAGTAGTCCGTCATGGCTTCCCGCATGTCGTCGAGAGTGAATTCGACGTCGTTGCAGATCCCATCTTTAATCAGCTTCATGACGTCTCCTCGTCGTCCTCGTCGGTGGAGGTCTCCAATCCTTGTAGCTCCTTGTAGACCGCACAAGCCTCTCGAATGGCCCCCGGAACCGCTTCCAACCTTTGGGCAAGAAGCTCAAGGTCTTCAAGTATCTTGAGCTTACTCCTCCCTAGGAGAGCCTGGAATACGGCAAAGGTAACGTCAGGCTCCTCTGGAGCTAGAAGACCGCAGTCTTCAATCAACGCGACCGTCTTCTCCTTCCCGATATCGAATAGAGAGTTCGTGACGGCGAGAGTAGCTACAAGAATATTGATCGCATCTCGGACTTCTTCTGCCTTGTCGTCTGCCATGAGACCTCCCTACATACCTTTGACCAGGAAAGTCCCGAGAGGCGTCTGGAGACTGGCTATTTCTTCGGCGGCTCCGAGGGAATGACGAGACCAGGGCGAGTGTAGGCAATCGTCGAACCGACCATCACTTTCTTGAAGCCTATCTTCTTCAGTTGGGTCTCATAGTCAACTTCACCGAATCGTTTCATTCGAGCTGCTCCTCAATCCAGGCTGAGACCTCTTCCCGATAGAGCACAGCCCAATCAGGATGAGTGTTCTTGGCTTGAGCCCAATGGTAGATCTGCGTCTTGTTCCACGCAACGAATCCTTCCATCTTGTCGTCAGGAAAGATTTCTGAGTCACGAGCAAGAGCTTCTGTCGGGGAAAGACCAAAGGACTTCGCGTAGAGATAGTAGCGCTTGGCCAACGCTGACTCCATGTCGTCGCTCATGTAACTATATAGGTCATCTCATGCTGAGGAGAACAGCGTTCGCCCATGTCCTACTTTGACCAGAATTTTGAGCTTATGTCAAGAGGTTTTTGGGACTCAGAAGATGAGGAGTTCGTCTCTCCCGAGAGACCGGTATACAGGGAGCCCTTGGTACCAACCGATGAGAGGGTCTTGCTTTGACTCCCCCAACTTCCCCATGAAGTCTTGTAGATTGCGCATATGCGCTACTTGACCATCAGGGACTACAATGCCAGAGGGGTAGAACTGCTGCGCCGCCTTGGCGATTCTTGTAGTGAGATCCGCGCCAAGACGTTTCTCGTCATCGTAGTGCATCTGTCCTCCTCTGTCTACTTTGACTACTTCTTCTTGGGCTTGGTCTTGGGGTCGAGGTGCTCAGGAAGGAGACCTGCACCACTGATGAGAGCCAGGAAGTCATTCTTCGGCCAATTGCCGATCTCGACTACAGGACTGTCTTCCAACCCACTCGGAATGCCTCCAGGCATGTCCGCAGCAGCCGTACCGAGAATCTTCTTGACCTCCTTGAGGAAGTCGACTTGAGCTAGCGCCAGTGTTATGGGGACACGAACTGAGTCCGGACGCTCCCCGTCTCCACCGCCTCTCGCTAGGCTGTCGAAGTACTCTCTGTCCCATCGGGTACCGAGAGTATCGTCCCACCAGCGACGATTCTCTTCATCTACACGATGCAACCACATGGAGTACCACAGCGTAGTGATTGGGTCCATCTTACGGACAGCAGGGTCCGTAGGCAGAACCTTACACTTCGCGAGAACCCAACCGAGCTGGTCTAGCTCTGGGTCTCTTCCTTCTCTGAAGGCGTCTCGGAGAAAGGGGCGTCCATCTCCACTTTGACCGCATGCTTTTCCTCGATTTGAACGTTGTAGATGTCATACAATGCAGGGCAGACACTATCGTCTACTTCATCTCGAAGCATGTTCAGGTACTTCGCAGCCGCAGCGAAGCGCACGGCTACAGGAGGATAGAGCTGGTCAGCGATTTCCAATGCCTTCCCTCTTTGGTCTTCAGGAAGCTGGATGTCCAGAACCTGATAGAGAGGGATACCCTCGATAGCGCGCACCGACATCGCAACGATAGACGTGCGGAGAGAGGAGACAGAGGCACCTCTGTGCGCGGTGTTCTCATCGGAGTTGCTGACTGCCCACTCCGCATCACGATCGGAGAGCTTGACCATGGTGAAGCGCATGCCGCCCACATTCACATCGATAGGCTCAACGCGCCGAACTCCCAGCTTCTCTTTGAGCATCTTCAAGACGTTCTGAGCTTGCTGCTCCGGAGCGTAGGGGCGATCAGCGCCGACAACGGGAGGTTCGGGAGCTGCTTCTGGAGCCGCTTCGTCGGAAAGGTGCTGCTCTGACGGAACGAAGTTTTGTGGTTGTGGAGGATTCGGTCCCAAAGTAGGGGCTACACCAGTTTGATTGGTGCTCTCCAGCTCCTCTTCAGCCATCTCGTTCAAATCGACTCTTGTAGCGGAGCGACCACCAAGGTTCTCCGTTTTGGGGGCAAGAGTAGGTTTACGTGGAGTAGTTGACATGACTAAGTTCTCCTACAAGTATGAGCTTCTCAACGGTACTGGAAGAAGATAACCCCCTGATCGGGCTATTCGCTTGTCTCTGCGTGGCTCTTCAAGATGGGGTGTACTCGATACCAGCGAGCACGCTCTTCTAACTTTGCAGAAACTCTTGTGAATGCTTTCTGTGCATCCTTCATGAGCACGGACAACTCCCCTTGATTCTGCTGAAGCGCGCAGCTTTTCTCATCGATGAGAGGGAGGTTTCTCGTAAGGGTATCGACGTATTTGGACAGAAGTCGTCGTTTGTTTGCAGGGACATCCAAAAATAGCTCAATGAGGGTTTCTTGGCTGGAGGTCCAGAAGGTAGTCATCTCCACCACCTGACTGCGATGGAGAGGGTAGTTCAGAGATTCAGAGGAGCCTTCTGTGAACACAACAATAAGGGCACGCTGAAATGCAGCGAGCTGCGACGAAAAGGTCTGGAAGCGTCGTGCGTAGAACTCGAACAGCTTCCATGGGCTTGAGTCCTGACTATGCAGTGGCGTCGTAGTGCCCATACAGTCCATTCCTCCTAGTCTTTATTGACTAGGTTGAGTTGGAAGTATGCTACTCAGTCTCATTCAGCAGGGAACGAACCTCAGCCGCCAGCTCGGTAGCGCCACGCTCGTCCAACTTACTGGAGACAGAAGCTACGACATCGGCGAAGACCATATCAGACTCGTAGTCCATGATCTCGTCGTCGCCATAGGCGTCATCATCATCGTCATATACGACGTCGTCGAGTGCCACGTCTTCTTCCATCGGGACAGAAGACTGCGGGACAGGCATGGTCGAGTTGGTCGGACCTGGGATACCTGGAGCAGGCAGACGCGGGTTCATGAGCGTGGTCTGATCCGGAAGAGTCGGCGTCGGCAAACCGGGATTCGGAATGGTCGTCTGGTCTTCAAGCATCGGAGCTTGCTGACAGCCGGGATCCATCGGACCACCCATTGGGGGCTGCCGAGGCATTGGAGGCTGCTGCATCGGAGCTTGCATCGGAGGAGCCTGCTGATAGTCCAGCGCCAGCTCTTCCGAGTCGTCTACGATGTCTTCGTCGTCATCGTACATCGTCTCTTCCATGCCGTAGTACGCCTGGAGCTTTGCCGCCTGTTTGTCGATCGTTTCGATGAGAGCTTCATCGGCACCAGAGGCTTCGAGGCTTTCAGCAACTTCGTCCAGGTCCTTGACCATTGCCATGATTTCTTTAGGGTCGCTCATGATTGCTCCTCGGGCCGACTTCTTGAAAAACATACCTTTGGCCCATTTCCAAATCTCAGTTGAATTTTTCGCCTTCGAGAGTGACTTACGCGCTTCGTTCTCATCTCCCGCAGCGACAGCCTTGCCGAATTCCTTCATGATTCGTCGGGCTTCCTTCTTATCTAACCCTGTAGCTTCTGCCCTCAATTTGGCAGAGAGAGCCATCCACTTCCTAGAAGACTTTTCTTCTTGGGGGGTTTTCGGCTTATCCTTCTTCTTCTTGGTCTCAGAATCGGAGGAAGAGGAGTCATCTGTAGTATCGGGACCTGAATCGTCCGGACCACCACCGTCGTCTCCACCATCATCCTTGACCTTGATCTTCAAACCAGGCATTAGCTCAATCTCGTCAAGAGAGCCCATACCTGTTTCTTGTAGGAACTGGTCAGCGAGACCTTCGTCGCCCTTCGCCTTGAAAACAGCTAGCGCAGAGACTTCCTTGGCAATCCAAGCGCGCTCTTGGGAGAAAGAAGAGCCAAGAGTGAACTTCTCCTTCTCTTGACGCTTTTTCTCCTCTTGCTGCTCGTACCACTCTTTCTGCTCTAGGTCTTTCTTCGCCTTGTTCTTGGCGCGTCGTTCGTCAAGGAGCTTCAAGAGTGCGTAGAATGCCTTCAAGATTCGGAGGTAGTCCCCTAGTTTGATTACCTTGTCCTCGAACTGCCGTTGGATCTTTTGAAAGAACCATTTGATATTTCCGACATTCTGTTGCTGCTGTCGAACCTTCTTGACTGCCCAGAGAGCTTCCAGCTTGCTCCGAACAACATGCCGAATCTCGGCTTCAAGAGGCTTGACGATCTCGGCAATCAGAGCGTCTTTGAGCGGTTCAGGCTCCTGCCAGAAAGACTGTGGCCCCTGCCAGAAGGACTGAGGAGCTTGCCAAAAGGAGGTTGGCTTGAGCGTCAGGGGCTGCTCGCCCCGTTGCTGCGTATCCATCTGTCGACGATCGCGGTCCTTCCCCCGCTCCCAACGATCGATCTTCTCCCTCCAAAAGCGAGGGTCGTCTCGACCGTAGTTGGGCTTCTGATCAAGTAGTTGGCGGATAGACCGCGCCGACCTCTGTTGTTCTTGTGTCGACATACGATGGATAGGGTTAGATCACCATGGTTCTGGAGACGAAAGCGATCGTCGGGTTGGTGCGAACGATGGCGTCACCTTCGTTCTCCACACCATCTTCAGAACGATCTTGGAACCAGCAACCAGAGTAGTTCCATACTCGATAGATGGTTGTTCCACGGTACCAATACTCTTGCGCCGTGAACGGACGGTCCTGCTCAGTGAGGTCAGACCAGACCGACGGGAAACCGAGAGCGATTTCAAGCTCTTGGTTCCAAACCTCGGTTCGACCACAAGAGATGGTCCAATCGCCACCCTTGCCAGGAACGTAGTCCACTGGCTTACCCCACGTGATGTGGCTCACTTCGTAGACATGCATGCCTTCACGGGTGTAGGGGTTCGGATTCCACGTAGTGATACGTCCAACAATCTTCCCATCGACACTGATGGTCACACCATGGTAGGTTTTGATTGTTGGCGCACCTGTGGCGTCGAGATCCAACGGGGTGGCGCGCACGCCATGTACGTTGCCGCCGTAGGGAGAAATTGAAGACATGTTAAATCCTCGTTATCGCTAGCTTTATTCCACCAAGGGACAAAGCAACTCAAGCCTATATTTTGACTGCCGGGAGCCCCGGAGCAGCAGTTCCATTCTCAAGTCGAGTTTGATACTCTTTTTCCTCTTTCAAAATAACCTTTTCCGAAGGTGTCTTCATTGGATACACCGTCTTACAGGCCAAATCGAAGGCTTCGTAGAGCATGACAGGGACTGCTTGCTTCCTCATGAACTTGTGGAGCAGCCACAATCCCTTCAAGTACAGCACGATGAGCTTCTCTACGACAGGAAGAGCAAACTGAGCGATGATCTCGGAGCCAGGAGGGAAACCCTTCACTCGCGCGAAGATGGCGATAGCAGCACCCTTGGCAGCGTCAGCGTTGCGTCCCTTCCAGTACTTCTTCACCAACTCGGACTCTTTCTCAACACGGTCGATGACGACCTTCAAACCGTACTGAGACATGTTGAGGTATCGACAGAGCCCTGGAGCCTTGGTGACGAGCTTGGCCCACTGCTTGGCCCACTTCTCAATCACCTTGTCACGGATGGCAGCATCCTTGAAGTTCGCTGCGTCCAACTCTTCGGCTAGGAGGTAGAGACGCTCGATAGAAGTCTCCATCTCGTCGAGGTCCGCTTCAAGCATCGTAGCTATATGCAAGGGGGGATGTGCTTCAGCTTTCTTTGGGAAAGAGCCTTCTTCTGGAGGTGCATCCTTCGCATGTCGGTCAACCCATTCACGACGTAGCTTCTCAGGATAATGTTTCCCACAGATCTCTTTGATTTGTTGCACCCTCTCGTCATCCATAACACCACGAAGTGTCATCTTGTAGAGAGCGGTAAGAGCTTTGAGATAGAGGTAAGTAGCACCAATAGCAGCCCACATCAGTCCTAGGGTCACCGCACCCGGAACCAAAGCACCGGGACCTCCGAAGAGCGCGGATATCAGAGATATCCCCAGAATGCCTCCTGTAGCACTTACAGTTAGGGGATTGTGAAGCATCTCTCTCTTAGTTTTCTTCAATATCCTGTTGATATTCTTGATCTCTTTAGAGATAGCTTCAGGAGGGGCACCTACATAAGTGCATAGGTTGGGGGCTCTCAGAATAGCTACTCGAAACGCCACATCAGACCAATCAGCGATCTTCTCACGGATCTCCCGCTCAGCATCAGTACCAGCAACCTTCTCGTTGTCAAGGGTCTCACAGAGCACGGAGATAGTATCAAACGTAGCCACCAACTCCATCACAGACGGGGCTTTGGCTCCAGCTTCCTTCTCCGCTATCTCCGTCAAGGTCTTCTCCACATCCTTGGCCTTCTGCTTCTTGGCCTTCTCACAAGCTGTCACCATCTTGGGGTCGAACTCATCGATAGCCTTGCGCTTCTTGCGCTTCTTCATGGCAACCAGAGCCCTCAAGAATAGAGCGATGACCCCTTCACTGACCAAGGAGACGGCGGCTGCTATTCCAGCTTTTCCAATATCACCGAACACATAGCCGACGATAGCTACGGCGGTAGCATGGAGCACAGCACGCGCTCCCTGCACCTTTGCATTCTTCCATTTGTCCCGGAGACGCTCGAACTTCTTGATCTCCGCGTCGATCTCCTCTACGGACCTGTCGATGTTGTCACAAAGTCCAGGGAACTTCTTGACAAGTCCAGTGAAGGCGAATTCGGAAACAGCCGCAGCGTTCTTTTCACAGGAGGACTGGTCGATATCCAAAACGACGTCAAGAGTGTCCAGGAGGACGGCGGCTTCACGAAGGTCTTTTTTGGTCAAAAGTGCAGACATCTATTCGTCTCCGTTATACTCTGGGAGGATTGCTACAGGAATCGACAGAGTACTACTCGCATCCAGATCCTCGAAGATCTCTCCTGTCCATCGATACTCATGCGTCTCCGTTGACGACGCGACGGTGATGGTGCGCTCATCTATTCCAACCACTACACCCGCCAGAGCTTCCTGACGATTGTGGTACACCAAGGATACTTTCTGGTGAGGCTGGAAGAGAGGCATAGATTCCGCTACCTTCTTTAAGGAGGCACGGAGAAGCAGGTCAGCTTCATTCTTGAAGCCCTGCTCTTCAAGATTCGTGAGGATGGTTGCTGTTTTTCTATCCATCGAAGGGAAAGACTCCTATGTATAGAGTAACCCAAGGGAAGCGCCTAAAATGAAACAGTCAAAGAGAAGCATGAGTACAGACGAAGAAGAGCGCGACAAGGTGTCCACGGAGTACATAGCGCTACTCTGTGCGGACGTAATCATGGATTACTTGCAGAGCCCTCCAGATGGGGTTTGCAGGACTCTTATGCCTGTTAGAAAAGTGGAAGAAGAGGATAAGGATACGGACTAGGCAGCGAGCGGTGTGAAGGAACGAGAGTCGACGGAGTAGAGACCGAAGGTCCGCTTGATTGGGTACCGAATGTTGAACCAGAACTTGTAGTGGTACAACGTTCGGTCCGTATCATCCCGGAATACTTCAACATCGTTCTGAGGATCGATGTCTCGCTCATTCCCAGAGTCATCCGTCCACGCACCGATGATACCCCGACTTGCCAGTGAGCGAAGCAGCTCAACCAGGAAGCCCTTGACGATGGCGACACCCGCCTGAGCAGACGGAGCCACGATACCCGTAATCGAGGTGTCCATCCGACTTCGGACGTAACGCTCGACGAATTGCTTCTGGGTCATCGCGTTGATCTGCTGAGTATCTTGGGCGAATGTGTCTACGGTGATGTCCTCAACCCACTGGTAGATACCGGAGCCAACCTCATTCAAGGTACTTGCACCCGCCGCACCAAGCAGCTTGAGTTCCTTCTCCTCGTACTGAATATCGATGGTCGTTCCACCGATACGGTCGAACCCTGGCTGGTCCTTTCGGAGAATGGTCTCACCAGGATCAGTGTAGGAGGCGACAAGAGCAGCCGCAGCACCCGCCACGAAGCTTCCGTCAAGGGTGACAGTGGTCTGAGTCCCTTCAGCCAGCTCAATGGTGCGCTCACACACCGTGTTGCCTACAAGAATGAAGGCACCGTGCGCGGGGCTCTCACCGTACACCTGGAGCGTTCTCTTGGCCAAGTAGACCAAAGTGTCCGGAGTGTCGGTATCGCCAATCTCTGTCCCAATGGGGGCTCCAACCCAGCACAGACGCTGCTTCCGCTCGAAGGGGTCGTTCATCTGGATGACAGACGTCTTCAGCTTGGACAGCGAATCGAAGTTCTGTAGAACTGTGATGTCCGTGAGTTGGTCATTCAGCTCTGTGGCTTCAATAGCCGTGTTGTAGTCGTATGTGGTATACACACCGTCATCGTCTGTGTCTCGAACCTGCGTGACCCAAACAGCGAAGGCGTTGCAGTCCACCAGGGCAACGAGAGCCATGATGAGAAGGTCGTTCTCGGGGTCCATGGGACCGAGAACCGAGATCGCCTCGTCTTCGTTCAGCAACCGAATCGGGTTGTTGTAGAAGTTGAGGGGTCGCAGGTAGTACGACGTGATGTAGTAGACCTGTCCAGGATCCGGCTCCAACGCTCTGTGCTGGTAGGTGACCGAGACAGGCTCAGTCGGAGTCGTCGGGAAGAAGATGTACGGTGTCCCGGTGATCCAGTAGGCGTCCGAACCAGCGACATAGGGAGGTGTCGTTGCAACCGTCAGCTCAGTGGTGACACTGGTCGTCGGGTTGGTCGTCCACACTCGAAGAGGCTGGATCGTAGGAGTTTGCTCAAGGATGAGGTAACGCGTGCCAGGAACGCCACCAGAAGCTCCTGTGATGGAACCCGTGGTATCTTGTCGAAGGTCCGCTACAGCGATGGTCTCCGTCTCGCGCGCTGCGAGCGTCCAAGAGATCTCATCCTCATTCGTAACCGTGAAGGTCCAGACGTCTGCGATGACGTTTCTCTGATTCTGAGCATCCGAGCGAAGCAGCGGATTTCCAGAGTTTCGGACATAGAACTTGATCTCATCGGCGAGCGGTGAAGCCGTGTCGTTATCCAACAGAGAAAGGGTACCGAAACCACCTTCAGGAGTAGCTGTCGACCAGAAGATGGACGCTGCGCCTGTTCCGTACCAGAGGTTTCCATCTGCTACGGCATTCGGGACGTTCTCGACTGTGGTGATAGTCGTGGTGTCCGTTCCAGAATCGTAGGAGGTGGACTGGACCGTATAGAGATTGTCGTTGCCCGTCGAACCTTCGACCCGAATGTTCGGATGAAGCGCGATGGCTGTCGTGAGATCCGTTGCGACGTCGAACGTATTCGTTGGAGCAATCGCAACACCAGTCACTGCGGTGAACGGAGTAGACGTAGCTGCTGTGACCTCCAGAGTGTACTCTCGGTCGTCCTTACCCGTGTAATAGAGCATGGGGGCAGTAGCAGCCGTCGTGAAGAGGTCGCCCTGTGTCGTCGCTGAGGTCGGAACGAAGAAACCTTCCACAACCCAGGTACCTGCTCCAACCTCGGTTACACCAAGAGCGTTGGCGTAGGTGATTTGTGTTGGAGAGATATAGGAAGCGATGACGAAGGTACCATCATTCGCAGGGGTAGTGGCTCCAACGATGGTGATCTGCCGACCAACCATGCTAGGAGTGAAGGTACCTGTACCCGCATCGAAGGTGATGATACCAGCCGCAAAAACGAAGTTCGCGCTGTTTCCACCAGCATCCGTGCCGAAGTCGAAGTCGACAGAGATTCCATCGGCTACCGTTCGGTTGATCAGGTTCCCCGCGACAGACTCATCTACAAGAATCGATCCCTTCTCAATCGCATCAGCCCCGTAGGTCTGCCAATCGAAGAGAGCGGTTCGGTTCGGAGACAGACCAGCAAAGGAGGCACATTCGATGCGCACATCTTTGTTCGTCGATCCCGTGAAGTCCGTATTGGGGTTCAGTGTCACTGTACCAGTTCCACCATTTCCAGCCGCTGCTGTGAGGGCAGAAACCGAAGAGAACTGGTTGGTGTTGTCGTAGGTTGGGTCCAATTCGATGACGGACGGTCCAAGCGCGTTGAACTCAAAAACGTCACCAACAGCCCAGACACCAGGGTCAGCCGGGTCGAGGTCGACTAGCACACCAAGAGAGGTGAGCCCCATCTGAGAGTCGAGGTCGTAAGCACCCGCGATAGCGACCGGGAAGGTCAGCCCGCTGATGTTCGGACCTACCGGATAGTCCGGAGTCAGGTTGTTGCCGCCACCCTCGTTGGTGATGTCCACCAAGAAGGTCAGCGGTGCGAGCCCAACCGCCTCAAAGCGATAGTGCCTGTTGTGCTGCCCTGTGTAGGTGGCACCAACATTGACCGTCGGAGTCGGAGCACCACCACCCGTAGCCGTCTGCTGAACAGGAGTGAACAGCGTAGTCGTCGCGTTCGCCACCGTCGGGTCCGGAACTGGATCCGTATTGGAGGTGATAACGCGGTAGTCCACCTGCTCGGAGTAGAAATCCTGGTCCTGGTAGTCGCCTACTCTAACCATTTGACGCATCTCGTCAAACGGGACATCATCGACAACATCTCGGTCGATGGTCTGGTAGTCGAGAGTGTAGGTCGAGGTGGAGTTGAAGGCTTCCGGCAACAGCAGAATTTGGTCGTATCCTGTGATACCGGGAGCGGACTTCTGGAACTGCCACTTCGAGGCTGGAATGACAGCCCCCGACTGTGTAGTCATCGTTGCCAACGTCTGGTCGCCATCCGATGGGTGCGCAAGAGTTACCAAGTGCGGCACCGTCTGCGGGAAGGGGATGACCTCTCCCTGCAAAAACGCACGGCGGATCGGAACGTTCGCTGCGGTCGCAAGTCGACTACCCTTCCCAACGTAACAGGGTTGTCTTGGGTCGCCCGACAGCGTTCCGGCGTTGGGTGTGTAGATTCTTCCTAGGTACGAACCTGGGAGCACATATTGTGATGTGACTAAGACGTCAGCCATGGTTCTGAACGCTCCGTTCTTATTTGGTCAATTTCATCGATATCGTCTAAAGATAACCTCGCTCTAGAGAGGTCGTCTTTATAAGACGCATCCGTGCGACCAGATCATATGAGAGATACAGAGACTTCCTGAGTTGCAAAAATTCTAGCTTCGAGCCCTGTGGAGTTGCCATCAGCAACCACTATGTTAAAAGTACCGTTCTCTTTCAACAAGTTCACGCTTCATCGACCTGCCTTGCTTCTCTAGTCCAGCTAGAGAAGTAGAGGACGTGGTCTCCACGTGCGTAACTTCCGGGAGAACTTCCCGTAGATTGATAGCTGCGTTCCGGTCTCTATCATGCTCTGTCTTACAGACAGGACACACCCACGATTCCATTCCAAGCTTTAGTTCTGAGTACTTATAGCCACAACACGAACAGAGTTTGCTGGAAGGGAACCAACGATCTGCTAAGAGGACTTTTGTCCCATACCACTTCGCTTTGTACTCAAGTTGACGACGGAATTCGTACAATCCCACATCCGAGACAGCTCTGGAGAGATAACGATTCTTCAGCATCCCCACTACATTTAGGTCTTCGATAACAATTGTAGAGTAATCTCTAACCAAGGATGTCGTCGCCTTATGCAGAGCATCTTTTCTGATATCAGCGATTCTCACATGAAGCTCCGCGATCCGATGTTGGAGTCGCGTCCGTCTGTTCGACCCCTTCTTCTTGTTGCGAAGTTGTCGCTGTAGTCTCTTAAGCTTCCTCAAGTTAGCTTTCAGCGGCTTCGGATTCTCATAGAAGACACCATCGCTTGTAACAGCCATCCAACGAAGACCAAGGTCTACTCCTCCAACTGCTTGGTTTTCGCGCTGGAAGGAGCAAAGCGGGCTATCAACCAAAAAACTGATGTACCACCGCTGGGCTCTTCGTGAGATCGTAGCGGACTTTATTTGGCCTTCAAAACGAAGCGCTTCTCGCATTCGTACCCAGCCGAGTTTTGGTATGCCGACTGATTTTCCATTAACCTGGACCGCATCGGCTCCTTTAGTTTGAGGACCATTATCCGCACGGAATGCGTCATGCCTCCCAAGTTTCTTATATTTCGGGTATTTAGCACGCTTATTGAAAAAGTTGTTGAAAGCCTTTCCCAGATTTTTAATCGATTGTTGTGGTACCGTTTTTGAAACGTCTTTCATCCAAGGGAATTCAATATACTTGATCTTGTTTAAGTTTTTTCGGATCATAGCTTCACTTGGCTTTTCTCCCAATCGGTAAAGAGATACCCATTGGTCTAAAGCCCAATTATAAGCGAAGCGCGCTGTACCTGCTGCTTTCCTGAAGTACGTCTCCTGATCTGGGGTAGGAGATAACGCTATTTTATGTGCCACAAACATTAAATTTCTATGTGATTGCTGCTCTATGCGCCTACTAGCTATCTAACCCTCTCTGAGCTATATAAGTGCCACAGACACCTCTTGCTTTGCAAAGATGTCGGCCTCAAGACCAACACTATTACCATTAGCCACGACTATATTAAATGTACCAACTTTCCTAGGGATGATGGTGTAGCCCCGTATCAGTGCCACACGGGGATTGTCGCTGTAGATGACGGCGCTGTAGCGTTCGTTAACTACACGGAATGGTTGGGCTCTCCCCAACTTAACCGGAGAGGAAACAACGATTGTGGTGTCAGGGAAGTCATCGCTGTCTACAGGGGTATTCGGACCATAATCGGGCTCCGTCGGAACAGCAGCCTCCATATCGAGAGGTGTTGACCCCTCGAAGTGGACGTCATCCAAGGACAGCGTAGCCGACCACAGCGACGAGACAGGGTCATCTCCGATGTTGATTCGCTCTCTGGAGCTGATGGTTTGATTCATCGGAAGCCGAACTTCCCAGGTTGACCCACCTGTAGGTGTCGTCGGCTTCAAGATTGTCTCTTTGGTGAACTCCTTCAAAGGCCCAAAGATATTGATAAGTTGGGAAGTTATCTGCCCTGTCGTATGTTCATCCAACGCCCCTACAAGAATATCGATGCTCCCCATGAGGAAGTTGCTGAGCCACAACGGAGAGTGCTGGAGCCCATCGGTCCCCGGCACGGAGATACCACCCGAGATGTCACTCAGAGAGTTCTGACGAGTCCAGCCAGTCTCCGCAATGACGATGCAAGGAAGACGCTGCTTGAGACCTTGCCACATCCGAGCGATCTGAATTTTGTACTTTGTTGGGTCTTCGTATTCTCCAGGCCGAGGGACACGAACGTCTGTAACGAATTGTCCTACAGTTGGGCACACAGACTCTACAAGTCTTCGATACTTCCCATCTGAATCGAAAAACTGATTAAGGTAGTGCTGGATGGCGGACTTGACGAGGACGAGGGACTCCTCATAGGCGTTGTTCTGAACAGCTTCAGCGGTGGATCGGGGAATATCCTTGTAGATGTAGTCCGGTGGTTTGGTAGCAACCATGAAGCCTCGTTGTGTCCAGAGGCGTAAAATGCCCCTAAATCACAATAACCGAGGACTTACCCTTCGTTCGAGTCTGCGAGGATATCCTTCTTGGAGTCACGCATCAGGGTAGCTGCCTCCCTGAGAGTGCGCGCTGTGTCATCCTGATTCTTCGTGAAAGAATATGCTGCTCTCTCCAGTAGCCACTGAGAAGCCGCATCCACTCCAAAATAGGAACCCTGCTTTCGATTGAGAGCTTCCCGTTTATCCAGAGGATTGTCGACATCCTCCATGTCTGGAGCATCTGGCATGGATAGACAGTTCATGGATAGACAGTTGTAGTAGCCGACGGTGCAGTACATGTTGCTACAGTACGGACGGTCCTTGGTGATCTCCAGGTCACATAGAGGACAACAGTAGGTCATTCTTGTAGTCCTTTCGTCGATCCCTGTTTTTGAGAGATAGGCGATTGTACAAATACCGTTCCCTGACCTCGTTTTCCAGAGCGTCCGGGTTTGAATCTGGCACCGTAGGGTCCAGAGAGATACCTGTCCAAAGTGTTTTGAGCAACGTTCACTGCTGCTTTGCTCCTATGACCACATGTGGTACACAGGAACGTTTCACCGGACAGATTACTCCTCTCGGTACTTCCACATGCTGAACAACACGTCTTGGTATATACAGGAGCGGTAGAGCGAAAGCGAGAACGTCTCATCTCACACTCTCTATGAAACCTCTCCAACCAGTAGGTGTATGCCCAGATACCGAGAGATCGTTGCTTGTTTTCTGGCGAGCAACGTCCGCCTATCGCATCCTTCTTGGGTTTGGCACGCTCAAGCACAAAGAGCTTGACATGCTTACGCCCAATTTCTTTGACTACTTCATTCAGACGCTGTTTGAGCGCTCGCTGCGCCTTCCTGTGGCCCTTTGACCCAGGCACGCATCTTTGTACACGATCGACATAGCGTCCGATGTCCGTACCGTACTTCGTGCCATCGGAGATAGTGGCAAGAGTCTCCCCATTTGTGTAGACTCCGACCTGCTTGCCCTTGGTCCTCTTCTCCCCGGTCTCAAGTTCAAAGATGAATTGTACTGAGTCCCGATAGACATGGATAGTATTGACGCGCCTTCCTTTGGCGCTCAATTGATTGAAATGCTTGTGGAATTTTATAGGAAAAGCGATGCATATCCCCTCTCCTGTATCCGAATACTTCCCAACTCCACGCAATCTAAACCAGGCGTCAAAAGAATCTGTCTTTTTGGAGTCCGTCAGATAGGCGGTGTCAAAATGGAGAGTCATTGACCGCCCTTTATAGTTCGGCTTCTTTTGTGGCGTCCCTGGTCTATTCGTTATAGACCGGATGTTTCGCAGAGCCTCACGAGCCGCGTCCCTTTTGAATTTATATCCCAGCCACGTCGGAGGGATTGATTCGATGACAGGCTTCAAGAGGTCATTATTATGAAGGTATCGCGACTTTTCCCAGAACAAGTCGATGTACAACCGCACCACCCTGCCGTACTCGTCTATAATCTCAGACAAGATGTCCAGCTTGTGTGGATTGGTGTACTTCAAGGTACAGCGTGTCGAGCGATAAACCTTCATGACAATATACTTTGACTACCTTTCTTTGAGAATTGCTCTCAAAACTTCAGCGTTTTTTGTTCCACGTGTTCGTGAGCCTCGACTCAAGCCACTTGAGTTCTCTCTTTTCGATGCGCGGGAGTCTCGCGCTCCGGAGTCCTTGCTTGGAAGCTCCGACGCGACGTCCCGTCTTTCGACTGTAGCGCTCCTCTCGCTGTCCGCACGAAATGAGGATCTGCGTTTCCGTTGTCCGGACGACCTGGTGTGTGGTTTTGTACCAATCGCCTTTCCACCGCTTGACCTCAACTGTGGGAACCGTTCTCAAGCTGTCGATATGCACATGAGAAGAGATGAGGCTGTCGACCATGGACTTTGGCCAAGGAACGTCGGTTTCCCGATGGCTCGACGCCTGCTTGTAGGTGTATAGGCCAGCCCTTTCGATATTGAGGGTGTAGCCATTGCCGTCTGGACCCCACCACAGAACGCAGTCTCCTACCACACTGCGTGTGTCCTGAATGTAGTACAGCTCTTCCTCTTTGTTTGCCATCTGTCTTCTCACTTACTGTACTTTGACTGGATTTCGATAACAGTGGAACCGCATAGTAACGTAGGAGGTGTTAGTGTGCGGAAACGGAGGTTCTACTTGAGGCTTTCTTGTCTAGCTTTTCAATGACCTTACGGACGAGTCGGAGACGATAGCGCGCAGACACCTTAGCCATCTCAACGGCACGATAGGACTTCTCGTTGGAAGAGGTCATTTCTTCGCCCAACCGTCAGGCAGCTTGCCCTTCTGAGCCTTGTCGCTGTTGATCTGAGAGAGGATCTCCAACTCCAGCATAGCACTGACGATATCGTCTTCAAGATTGGACCCAAGCCCCCTCGGAAGAAGCAGGCGCATCCTTGTGTCACGACTGTTATCGTTTATGTTGATAAAGCCAACACCTGCATGGTAGTAGATTTGGATGGTATGTGGCTCATCTCGGATATCCACCCGATACATCCCCACACCATCTCGGCGAACCGCCACGCCTCCAGACAGGAACAGCACGACATCACCGTCAACGAAGTCAATCTTCCGTTCGCTCATCGCCTTCCTCCTCCTGATCCTTTGACTCGTTTTCTGAGCCTTCATCGGAGGAAGTGTCCTCTGCAACCTCTGGATTGACGGTCGCCTTGACTTCGATGTTGTTGCCATCGACTTCGATGCTCTCGGCAGGGAGGGCTCCAGCTTCAATCTGCGCCGCGACCTGCCGACCCTTCTCTGTCTTCATGAATCTACTGAAGATCCTCTTTCGCTTCGCCGTCTGCGCGTGAGCATGCCTCTTCTCCATCCCAACGACCATGGCTTTTGCCATCGCACCACCGTGACTTTTCTTGTTGCCGTACTTTATTTTCCCCATCAGCTTCTCCTCTTAGCTTCAAAAAACCGTTGTTGTTCCACAATCTTAGCCACACCATCGATGGAGACGCCTGCAACCGTGCACGCCTCCACCAACCTGTCGACTCGATCATTGTTCTCTTCTGACCTCTCGAACACTTCCCCATCGATGTGGCGATACAAGAAAGCGAGGTCAGCCATCATCGATACGGGGTGAGTGCTATTGCTCTCCACCTCTTGGATGAAGTAGTCGATGCGCTCACCCCATTCGTAAGACGTCAGAATCATTCGGTTCCCTTTCATAGCACCTCAGCATTTGCTATAGCCGCAGAAGGCGCAGCTCGTGCACCCTTCCTCCGACCGCAATCCGAGATTACCACACTCGGGACACATATCCAAGCCATGAGTTGAAGCTGGTTTCTCTTCTTCATCTTCTGAGCATGACAAGTCATCGTCCCTACCTACTATTGACTGCAAATGTCGACTTATCGACTTAGCAATCGCATCAGGGATCGAACGAATCTTATTTGGACCGAAGCCAACCTGGTCTCGACCACCGATCCCCTCAAGCTGCTCGACAAGAAGCTCACAGCGTCTTGTGGGCCGGATTGGACCTCTCATCTGGAGGAAGAGGGAGATGACACGTCCGAAAGCTTCGGTCATAGCTCCAACATCAGAGCCTGCCTTCCCAATTCTCAGGAATGTCTCGAAGGGGTTGTCTGGCGTCGGATACTGATTGAACGTAGCGTGCAGGGTACCAGAGGGAGAGTCGATGGACCACGTGGAACCATCTTTCTTGTCCCCCTTCGGCGGTCCAGGAGTCTTCTCCGGGAAGCTCATCTCGAACGTCTTCTTCTCCTTGGGGTCGAGACTCTCAAGAACCTGAACGGTACGAGACCCTTCACGGAAGACCGTGCCTCCCTTACATCGACGTTTCCAGATCTCCATGTAGATCTTTCCGATGTCCTCTGGTGTATACTCCTGTGGTAGGTTGTAGGTCTTACTGATACCTGAGTCAATCCACCGCTGGAGCGCAGCAGTCATGACGAGGTGCTCTTTTGGAGTCAGCTCCCCAGCGCTCACGAAGTAATCCGGAACAGCAGCGCTCTCACCGTGTTGCCTATACCATTCATCCAGAACACGCTCTCGTTTGATATGGGTTCCGAGATTGGTGTTCTGGCGGTACTCGAAACGAAAGAAGGGCTCGATTCCGGTAGACGTTGCCACCATGGTCCCGATGGTCCCGGTAGGCGCTGAGGTCGTGAAGCTCACGTTCCTGGCTCCATGCTCACGAATCCGTGACTGCAAGTCCTGGTTGTCCTCTGGAGGCAGATACCGGAGAATACGTTGCACATACAGACTCTCCAAGAACTTCTCCCGGTCCTCTGGAGTAGCCAACACATCACAGCAGCCCTTCTCTTCTGCGAGGTCCACGCTGGCTCTGAGGGACTCTGAAGCCGCGACCAAGCCAGCCTCCTCCACGAAGTCTACCGCCTCCTCAGACCCATAGCGAATACCAAGAATGACCAGAGCTTCGGCAAGCCCCATGAAGGGACTCAAGCCAACTCGACGCTCACGCTTCGCATTGTATTCTTGCTCATCGAAGAAGTAGGGAGTGGTGTCGATAACGTTGTCCAGGAAGCGCATGGAGACATGGATCGCATTCTTGTAGGCTTCCTTGTCAAGGATGACTTTGTTCGGGTCGTCTGGATCCTCCATGAGGAAGCGAGGGAGATTGATTGCTCCAAGGTTACAGACACCGTACCAGCTCGGGAGAGGCTGCTCTCCGCAAGGGTTCGTCGCCAGCATGTTGCAGTACCACCATGAGGTACTCTCACTGTTGACCGTATCGATGTAGATGACTCCCGGCTCAGCCGAGTCCCACGCGGAGTACATGAGCTTGTTCCACAGGTCGCGCGCCTTGACTACCTTGTGGACTTTGATTGGATGACCTTCCTCTTGCCACTTCTTGAGGTCCCCATCCCACTTCTCTGTGTACTCCGGAACTGTCGTATCAGGAAAGACGAGCTGCCAGTCCCGATCGTGAATAACAGCTTCCATGAAATCGTCTGTGATTCCAACCGAGAGATTGGCGTGCTGGATGTGAGCTGGCCATTGCCCCGCGAGATCTCTGGCTTCTTGAGCGAACTCCGTGAGACCAAAGCCGTATTCGAGCTTGTCAGCCAGGAGAGCGAGCTGCTTAGCTTTGGGCTCCCTCTTGCACTCAATGAACTCGTACACATCCGGGTGCCAGACGTGTAGAACGAGCATTGCGGCACCGCGACGGGAGTTGTGTATGAAGACACCCTCTTTACAACCCTTCGAGAATACAAAGAAATTGTGAGTATCAGGGACTTCGAGATCGTAAACGTCTTCTTCCCCACAGTCTTCTACGGATTGGACATGGTGGATAGAAGCACTCTCGACATTCAGTGCCGTCCCTACCTCCAATTCTTGTAGAGGACGATACTTTTTGTCAGCACACAGGATGAGATGGTCAGGAGTAGCTTCAAGAATAAGACCCTGGGTTGTCGTAAGTCGTAGGATTCTTTGACTATCCCCGGTCTTACCCACCCACTTCGCTGTTTTGAGCACAGTCCTTTCTGTGGAGCAGTCATAAGAATAGACGTCTGGTGTCGTTCCTACAAGATTCTTGATTGGAAAATCACCCTTAGACGTAGCTACAAGAGTCTCTCCAGTGACGCAGCCTCCTTGCTCAATGAGCCCCGTGAGATGCGAGTACAGAGACCCCCAGCTCACAGCCCCGGAAGAGCGTCCGTTGACACCCTTCACGTAGGCGAAGCGAGGACGCAGAGAGGAGAGGTAGGTCCCGACGCCAGCCCCACGGGAGAACAGCTCCGCGAGAATCTTTGCTGTGTCGATGATCCCTTCTCGGCTATCCTTGGGAGCTGGGATGACGTTGCAGTTGAAGAAGGTGAGCGGCGTCTCTTGCTGGATACCTGCTCCGGTGAGAATGCGACCAGCTGGAACGAACTTCCAGTTGCCCATCAGCTTCTTGAAGATGTTCTCCCAGCGACGAGGCTTCTCCTCAACCTTCGATAGGGCGCGAGCGACACGCTGGACCACATCTTGAGGATCCGTCTCCAGAGGCTTGTCTACCTCCTCCACATCGACGGTGTACTCTTCCCCATCTTCCGCGCGAATATTGACGGTCCGGTCATCGTTGTTGACTCCGATGACGCTGCCAATCTCCCTCTGTCCAGACTCCTTGTCTGTGCAAAGGATGACGAGGTCTCCAAGCTCTACGGGTGCCGTCTTCGGTGCCTTGCGAGCGTATCGGTCCAGAAGAGTCTTTCGTCCGAGCGCAGTCAACTCGTTCGACGCAAGATACTGCGGATATCGCATTCTTTCCCTATCCTTCCGCTGGCTTACAGAGCCACGTGCTGATTCTAGTTACAGGATGTCTGCCCAATCCCAAGCGAGCCCATGGACCGCGATATCAACACAGTCCATGGTCACGGCACAACAGCGTTTGAAGACAGCACCTAATGCTACGGTTTTGGAGTAAATGGCTACGGCGAGAAATACGAGGCTTCCTACAAGAGTCATGCGGTCTCTTCCTTCACGATCTGCTGTGCTGAATCGGTAGGCAACGTTAACGTAACCTACTCGTCGTACCCAAGACTTTGACTACTATTCGTTGGAACAGACCTTCTTCACCCATTCCACCAAAAGCTTCTTAACATCGGGAGTGGGAGGAAGGTGTCCTAGAAGGCACACAGGTCCTACAGGAGTTCTGCTCATGCGATCCCCGCACACAAGACAAATCTCATTTTTCTTCAAGAATCCCTCGTAGCGCAGCGCAATATGACGCCAACTCTCAGCTAGCTCCCGCTGACACTTCAGATACCCATGCTCATCCGTCGTGCTACCCATACCATACTTTGACTACTCTACTTTTAAAGAGCAGACAGAGAGTTGTGGCCACTTATAAAACGCTATATCTCGCCAAAAGTGGGGTCAAAAAGCGACTTCTGGCGGAATATAGCTTGACACCTCACTCAAAACATGGGACAACATACTCGAAGGTCGGGTACCTTCAAGGAGGAGGTGAAACATGCATCCAATTTAGCATAGCTAAACGGAGGCATTCATGGCTAACAAAGGCGCTCGCAAGGGCAACACTCCCTATGGAGTGGAAGACACCCCAATCCGTCGCGAAGAGAACCGACGACGACGTGCTGTTACAAAGCAAGCTCTTCGGGAAGCAATTCGAGACGGTGAGCTGGATGACCTGGCTCTCCCAACCTTTCGCGGAACGGAGGGTTGGCTGACCTGGTGATAAGTGACTGTTCAGAACCAAATCACAGAAGAGAACCTTCTAGCGCGGACCAGACGGCGGCTGCTACAGATCTCCACTGACGACACCCCACTGACGCCAGAGCAAGAAGACAGAGCCTACATCATCCTTGCCTTGGACATCAGAGAGTGGACGCACTTCCAGAATCGATACGCAGCTATATCTACGCTAGCGAGAACCTTACCGAGCACGTTTCTCCCTGTAATCAACGACATCCTCCACGATTATTCTTGACAAGCGCATCTGTCTTCTGATAGAGTGATTCTTGAAGAGGAGATACCTATGCGAAGAAAAGGTAAGAAGGTCCACATCGTGGAAGGATCGTGGTGGGGAAATGACGCGGTCATCCAAGATGAAGTCCCTAATAAAGAGGGGTACATTACAGTCGCCATCAACGATATCATCACCAGTGTCCCGGTCGGAGTCCTCCACACACTGACCGCTCCTGGGTTCGATCGTCCAGTACCTGGAGATCCGATCACATGTACACGGAGAGCGCTCCATGCGTTGGAGCGACTTGAGTGGGTGCACGAAGACATGGAGACGTACATGAGAGACGTCTTCATGAAGGAGCTGAACTCGAACCTCGTGAGAATCTGGAGTCTCGCCTACTTCGTCACGGAGCTTCGGGCATGTCGGGTGGCTGGGGAGATTCTTGAAGACACGGGATACAACATTCAGCAGTTCGGCTTCAAGGCTCTGGAGTCTGCTCTGGAGGAGTATCAAGCTCTTCCGACTCCTCCTCCTTTTGTGGCTCCTGCTGAAATCGCAGGACAGTAGCGACAAGCTTCACGAGCTTAGGAGTCGTCACAGACACATCGGCATAGGCGAGCAGCCATGGGGGCTGTATCGTTCTGTTACACACCAAGACCGTAGGTATCCCAAGCTGCGTTGCCAGAACTAGGTCGACAGAGGGACCGCTAGAAAAGGCTGCGTCCCCATCGACAACTACAAGAGACGACCTCACCAACAGATAATGGTTGACCGCGAGAATGGACGCTACGTAGCCTCCCTTGGCCATGTTTTGTGCCTCAGCGAGAGCTGCCGGCACTCCCTCCTCTCGCACCGATGCGGCAAGATGTGGAGGGAAGCGTAGAAGCTGGAGAACTTCTGGACTGGCTACACAGGGGATATCCGCCAGAGTGTCCTCGTTGAGGTCTTGTTCAGCCAGGGGCTGTCCTGGGTCGTAGAGAATCGCCTCTGGGAACGTTTCTTGTAGTATCCTCACCCAAGAGGGCTGTGTCTCAGATTCATAGTAGTCGTAAGCTGCATAGATGAGAGGTTTGGTCATTTCTGTCCTACAATCTTCGGAGGCTTTGGTCCAAAGAGTACCCCAATCTTCGTCTTCAGAATATCGGAAGTGACCTCCTGACTGATTCCAAAGACGCGTGCCAGCCGCTCAATCGAGCGTATCCTTGTGAAATTCTTGATCAGCGCATCGAACTCCTTCACCTCCAGAGTGTCCTCTTCTTCTTCATCTCCAGACTGCATTGCCTCAGAAGCGTCAATGCTTGCTTCTACAAGAGTCTGTATGCTCTTCAGCTCTTTGAGCACTGCGTCTCGGAGTTTGACGTGCTCCTTCTCCGAGAAGGCTTCGTCCAGCTCAGAAAGCTGCTGAAACAGGTTCTCCCTCGCATCTTGAAGAAGAGAATCGAGCTGCTCCGACTCCAAGGTGATAGGAGGGGTACAGGAGGAGCACTGGATTGTGTTGAGATAGATTGGAGCTGCGAGCACTGGCTTGCCACACTCAGAGCAGTCCAGCGTTTGAACATCTTGCTTTGAGGTTTTGTTTACCAGCGACAAGACCTTCTGCTCATGCTGCTCAATCAGGCGAAGGAATTGTCCCTCTGCGTCTCTAGTTTCATCTTGGATAGTTGACATCTCACCTCACATGCTCTGGGGTAGCACCTGTTTTCATCCCAGAGTAGATCATGGTCGTGATTCCCTGCTTCTGCTCACTATAGGAGTCCGCAGCCTGTTTCAAGGTCCACGTAGCGGTCTCAGCCGCCTTGATCAGGTGCTCTACATCTCCCAAGGCGTTGACTAGCTCCTTGAGAATCAAATGGACTGCCCGTTTTCTATCGCCGTCCTTCTTTTTGTTCATATAGGGATGGAGCATCAGCCAAGCTTCACACTCCTTCCATGCCCGCTTGAGGTCCCGTGCCATATCCATGAGTCCGATCTGAGTTGACGAGACCCGCTCTCGATAGGATTGGATGACACCGATGAGCGCTACAACCTTCGGGAGATCAGCTTCAGTCCGCACTGTCTTGTCGATCTTCTTCGCGCTCATGTATTGCTGTAGCTCAACGGTGAAGCTCTTATCCGGAGTGAACAGCTCCGCTAATCCATTAGCCTGTTGGATGTGAGGAGCGAGACGCATACGATCTACGAACTCAGCCCACGTCTCATCCGCTGGAACAGCCAGCCAGTCCCTATCTTCTGGAGAAGTCTCCTTCGGAGGGTCTGGTTCAGGAACAGGTTCCGCTGGAACGTCTGGCTCAGACTCAGGCTGTGTTGTTTCCGGCTCTGTCATCGTTTACATTTACCTCGCTGAGGACCTCCACAAAGAGATCTTCTGCATCAGATAGAGAGCAACACGTGAAGGTTCTCCAATAATCTGGACGATGGCGTCCGTCGTCCCATCATCTAATACGACAGGATGGCGGCATTTGATCGTGGGACGGACGATGAACACAATGTTGGGAATGAAGCTCGCATCCACCCAGAGTGGGGACTCCGAGACCGCCTCGAACGTCGGCCAGTCATCCCTGTCACTTGCGCTGTTTGGCAGCACGAGCGAAGAATAGGTAGTCATCTCCATAGCGATACAAGCGCATCCTGTTGTCTTTCGCCAGCAGCTCCGGTGTCTGTGGCGTCAAGTCTGAGACACTCTTCATGAGATAGATCCACTGCTCTTCGTAGACCTCACCCCACCGTGGTTGCTTCACCTCCAAGATGTACCCCAGAGCTTTAGGAGACGCTGTGACAGAATAGAATGTGATCACCTCATCGTCGTACCGCACATTCAGAGACAGAGACTTCCCTTGTGGCTGCTCGTATCCCTTCATCAGCACGATGGTGTCGTCGATGACCTGGATCTTCTTCGGATTTACAGGAGAGTCTTTGAAGACGCTCAGGAGTCCTTTGCTATCTGCGGGATGATGTAGTAGGTCTGCATCTGCCCCCGCAATTGATTTTGTTTTTCCGGGTCTGTCTCTGCGGCGATTTCTTCCGGTTTCGGTCCCGAATAGACCAACACTGCTGCCGGGTTCGACCATACTTTCACCTCTGCGGAACCACTTCCCAGCAGCCCCAAGCTTTCTGTCATGTGACGGGCTCCCAACTGCATCTTCAGCTCACCCTGTGGTCCCGCAGTGAGAGGAAGCTCACTCGTAGCTTCTCCGCTCGCTGCACGCACATCGATCTTCAGGACCTCAGCAGTGGCGACACAATCGAGAGTGATCTCTTGGACCGGTGCCCCAACAGAGACAACCACGCTCGTAGCTTGGTTGATTCCACCAAGGAAGGTCTGAACATCAGCATGAAGCTCCCCAGAGAATACCGACGGAGGCTTCTGGAGCTGCTCAATCCACATCTCGATATCTTGAGCCTCGAATGCAAGAAGAGGTTGATAGAGGTCGACAGCAGCCGACAGCAGATGGAAGACTTTCCCATCCGTTCCGATCTGGATTGGCCCCTTCACCTTGCTGACGATACTCCAGAGGATGGGAGGAAGCATCACGTCCATGAACGTGTGAGAAGTACCTGGCTCCCTCTGAAGCACGATTGGGAGCTGCTTCTTCGCGATGACAGCACGGACGTTCGACTCAATGGAGGACAGAGCCAGCGTCACTGGAGATTCGACGTTCTGCTCGTCTCCGTACAACTGACAGCGTATCCCGTAGGGCTGTCCTACAAGAGTCGGTTGAAGGAACGCGCGCTTCGTGCACTCAACGAAGTCCTCAGCCGCCAAGTTGAAGGGAGTGGGGATGATCTCCGCTGGACGAGACGCCTTGAAGCGATCAACATCCTGGGAGGTCTCCACGTGACCCTGGAAACTGCCGGATTGGAAGTCGAGCCAGTTGTTGTTCAAAGTCAGCCGTACCTTGGCTCCGAGACGAAGAGACGTCAGATAGGCCGATTTGACGACTACCTCACCTTCCTGATGGACTTCAGCAGGGAGCGTACACTTCAAGTATGTCCCATCCTTGAAGCCTTCCAGCGTCAATCCGTCAGTCTTGCTCGCCGTTACCAAGCACTCTCCGTCAGCTTTCTGACCCAAGGAGTTCGAGATCATCTTGATCCTATCCTTCAGGTCGGAAGCTTTTGTCTCTACCAGCATGCTTTCTCCTTAGCTCCTAAATTTCGTCAGGGCCTAAATCTGAGCTACCTCAGCTCATCCATGAAATCCAAGGTCGCCTCTGTATCATTGACTTGTTCTTGTTGAGATGGCATTTCCACATAGTCCGTCATCCGCATACGTTCATAGTCTGCCCGAACCTTGAAGGAGAAGCGCTCCGTGTGCCGAGACACCATCTGTCCAATCTCCACGACTCCTGTAGCTTCCTCGGACTCTCCATAAGTCCACGTCCAAACGTAGTCCGCATGCTCCTCGATAGCTCTGGAGTAGCGAATGTTTCCGCTGGTGACGTCTGTCTGTGTGGCTGCGATGACTGGACAGTTCAGAAGCCCTGTGAGCTGCTTGCAGTCACGAGCTTGGTCATTGAGGATCTGATGCTTCGGTGTATCTGGAGAGCCGTCATACCGGAGAAGATTCAAGTAATCGATGATAACGAAGTCGAACCCATAAGGCTTCAGAAGCAGTCCAATCTCACTGAGAGACAAGGACATTGTTGGCCATACCGTGAGCCTACAGTTGTTGGTCAGTCCGTGCTGAACGAAGTTCTGGTATGCCTGCGTAATTCTGGCACTTTCAGCTCTCGACGTTTTCTTGAGACGGATCTTGCTGTAGGGAATACCAGAGATGTTGGACAAGAGGCGTCCACCATACTCTTCCTCTCCCATCTCCAGAGTGATGATACAGCCAGACAGACCGAGCTGATACATGTTCAGCCCTTCGTTAAGACACAGTATGGACTTCCCGCCTTTCCTGTGACAGGCGACAATCTGGAGGTTGTAGCGCGCGAGTCCACCAGCTACCTCGTCGAACCCTCGAAAACCAGTAGGTACAAAGACCTGCTGCAGGTTTGGGTTCATGATGCGTTGGAACACCTCTTCTGTATTGTCTCCCTTGCCGAAGTGGAATAGAGCCTCCTGCTGGTCCTTGGACCGGACCACGGTGATGGTGTTCTCCATCGCTGTGACGACATCATCTAGGCTTGGCGTCTCCTTCTCCATTTCCTCCGTTGTCATCTGGAGAGTATTGAAGAGGACACGTCCATTCTCATATGTGCGCAGTGTGTCGAGCAAAGCCTCCGCATCCTCCATCGTATTGATAGGAGTCATGGAAGGCTGAGAGATCATGGTACGTGCGACATCGGACAGAGCGACGTCTTGCGCCATGATTGGGCTAGTCGGGATCGGCTTCGCACTCTCTACAAGAAACCGTATTCGCTTATGAATCTCTCTGTTGGCTTCAAATCCAAAAATAGTGTCGCGGAATCCTCCTAGAAGTCGAGCTTTAATACGTTCATCCGGGGAATCAAGCGCAGCTTTGAGGGCTGCCAGCTCCGCTTCAGGTTTGTTTCTTTTCATTAACGCTCCGTGGAGTAGGCGTCAGCAGCAACGCTGGCTGATCCTTTGCCGTACCTTCTTTGACTGGTTTGGATTCAAACGTCAGGAGGAGGGTCGGGACATCCACAATGGAACGCTTTAGAGCGTCTGTTTTCGGTAGTTTGGAGGCGATCATTGGACTTACTCATGGGTCTACAGCGCTCTCTGCTTCATCAGATTACCCTCGAAGTAAAACAGGACGTTGGGTTGAATATTGAGGACCTTGGTGGCATATTCATGCGGGTTCCCAGCCACTACAAGAATACACACTCTATCCTGATAGGCGTGAACGCGGTCTTTGACTTTCATAATCCTTTCATTGGTGTAGGCGGTAGCCGACAGATTATACATAACCACAACCTGATCTTTGGATGTTGGAGCGTCGTAGCTCGCCACATCGAAGACATGCACGCCACCAAGCCACTGGAGAACCGCTACCTTTGCAAAACGACAGGCAATGACCATCGCCTTCGCATCTGTAGGAGATGACCCTACAACAGCAAGAAGAGAAGACGTCCGGAGCCTCTCGACATCCATGAGCCAGTTGTAATGCTTGAGCTGTCCCTCACTGGAGAGATTCTTGAAGGAACCGTCTGCTTGAGTGCATAGCAAGGGATAGGGAGCTAGCTCGTAGTCGTCAGCCCAAAACTGTTGAGGTATCCCAGCAGCGTAGAACCACCGGTCTTCTTCAGTCTTGACCCGTCCGATATCTCGTGAGGTATACTTTCGCATACACTCTTTTGACTAGAATAATCTGAAGTCAGTTAGAGAAGCGCTCTTGGATGGCGTCGACATCCCCATCGACGAAGCGCGTCCAGTTGACGATTGTAGCGTCTTCACTGTCATCGAAGGAGAGAGGGTACATCACGGAGGCTGTGTAGTCGTCGTGTCCGAGAAATAGGACGTGCCCAAGTTCGTGGACCAAGACGATGTAACTGACGCGCTCGGATGCAATCGCACGTATTCCAACGTGAGCGCATAGCCCGTTGGAGTCGCATGCCTCATTACCAGATACGAGATCTGTTGATCCGTCCCTGTTGTAGAAGTGGCTAACGTAGCCCTCGGCTCGCTCCGCTGGACCGTTTCCGTAGGGGACTCCCCAGAAGATGGTGACGGTAGCTGGAGATCCGGGTGCCACCTTTTGAAACGCTTGGAATCCAAATTGGGAGTTGGCATCTTCCAGGGCTTGGTCGATCGCCCGCCACGCGTCGTGGTCTCTTTGAAGTACCTTGCCGTCATGCGATAGCGCGGTGACGGTAAGCGGGAAGCTCGCCTTCGTCCACAGAGGTTCTGTAGTCCTCTCACATGCGACTTCGCCATCAGACCTCTCTCCTTCTATGCCTTGATCGAAGTACAGGACCCGGTCTCCGTGCCGACACACCTCCATGAAGGTTGCTTCATCATGACCAGTGATTCCAACAATGAGCAGAACCGCGACAACAATAGCGAGAACGACAGCAAAGACTATCGTCCCAATTGTCAATCCTTTTTTGAGCTTACTGTGCATGACAACTCCTTACCACGTCATTCGTGGCATTCTCTATGTCCAGGACGGCACTTCCGCTCCAACGCATGCCATCCAGGAGGTACCCCATCTTTTCGCACTTCCCACACCACGGTGTTGCGCCCAGATGCCCACCCCACCGGAAGAGAGAAGCTAGCGAACTCGACGACGTGTCCAGGAAACCAGTCAAAGAGTATCTGGAAGTCGTCGTAGCTCGCTGGAGACAGGTGCTTCCGCATCAGATAGAGCGCGGCTACACCAGAGGCATGCAGCTCCTCAATCTTGAAGGCATGTCTCATGTTGCACTTCTCGTAGGTGTAGCGAAGGGATAAACCACCGACCGCTTGCTGGACTTCCCCTTGGAACGTGAGAAGATGATCTGGAGCAGCCTCACAGAACACGAAGTCGTCCTTGTTGTAGCCTTCCTGTTCCGCCAAGATCTCTCGCGTGACCACCGCACAGTCAGATGGGATTTTATTGCCAAGCCACGGAGCCCCGGAACCGGAGCCTGCGTAGCGAAGCCCGATGTTCCCATCGTAGCCGCTCTCTACAAACTCCTCAGCGGTCCTCCAGACGTTGAGCTGGTTACCGAAAGCCCCAAGTGCGGAATACTTGTAGTATTTCGTTTTGACGTCGATCAAATGAGGAAGCTGCATGGTTGTATCCAGGTAACCTTTCATACTCTCTAAGCCAGTATGATGGCATCTCTCAACCAGAGGAGTCGTTGACCGTCCTAAAGGTATAGGAATTCTCGTTGTCTTCCGTGACGTAACGCCTGTTCATCGACACGCCAGTCCAGCCAGGGCACTTGTTCAGATAGAGGTAGTGCTGATAGGTACCAAGTTGGTCGGAGGTCAGCTCATCAGCGAAGCGCACATTCTTGTAGTACACGCTGTATCCGCGCATCGGGTTCGACTCGCTGCCTCGCTTCCAGTCCCCTTCGTAAACCATCTCTGGGAAGTCTCCCATCTCCTCCCGGAGAGCAGCCAGCTTTTCTTCAGTTCTGTCCGGATAGATGTCACTGACCTCGTTGTCCCAATCTCTAAGTCTCATTCCTTGCTGCATTGCCGCGATGTAACAAGGCGTGTAGATATCATCCTTGATAGAACGGTACTCGCCTTCCAGCGTCGAACTCAGCGTCTGGAAGTAGTAATCACCACCCCAACGAGGCTTGCAGGTCTCTACAAGAATAGACTTCGCCTCTGGGAACCCAGCAGGCCCTGGTCCCGGAGGATTGAACTCTGTCACTCCAGAAAGAAATGTACGTCCCGTGTCTAGATGACTATAGCCGTACTCCATGAGAGCGAGCAGATAGGCACTCCAGGGAGCTTCGATCTTCTCCCCGCTCTCCGGGTCGATGATACCAAGGAACTCACCATCGTCATTCTTGTAGAGTTCCGGGAAGGAAGCATACCGCTTCATGACAGTGCGAGTGCTCTTCCCATAAGGATGGGGCTCCTCAGCCTTGTCCTTCCACCGCTTCACGAAGTCTTTGAGATGTACAGGATCATTTTCCATACATCTCTTTGACGGCTTCAGTTTGAAGTTCTGACGCCGCTACCACTCGCCAGAGTCATCCTCTTCTTCTCGCAGCACATCGACATGCTGCTGGAGGATCTCATCGTTGTCCAGAATCTCTTCGTCACCTAGACGACGAAGGCAGATGTCGTTCTGGTCGAGCCACTGGAGAAAGCTTCCCACGTGGTCCTCTCTGGCGTTCGATGGTTTCTCGTAGTTCCCACAGGCAGGACAGATATCACTCATTCTCAGCTCCGTTACAGCAACAGTAACCTAGCCTGCGAAAGGCACGTTCTTTCTCCTGACGTCCAGCTCTTTGAGGAGGCGGATGACGTTAGTGGAGAGACCTCCTTCATGGATGTCGCCGGGATTGTTCTGGAGGACGTAGGCTGCGAGTACCTCATGGTCAAGAGTCGCGGAGAAAAGGTGCCCGAACACCTTGTCAAAGCGCTCCACGCGCTCCTCTTGCGTCGGCGCATCCTCTATCTGCGCCAGGACGCTCTCAAGGTAGGCACGCACGGCAGGCATACCACCATTGGCGAGGATAGCGTTCCGCTTCTCGACATCGTAGAAATCACTGATCTTGAACTGTTCCATAGCTTCACTCCTTGGTCAGATGGGTGGAGATAACCCTCACTCTGTCTCTACTTCAATCGGCACACCGAAGTGGTAAGTCCAGTTCGCTTCACTCATCGTCCTCAACCTCTTCAGCTTCTTGCTGCTTATTTAGTCAACGTTCACGTCGATACTGTAGAACGCATTGAGGGACTTGACTATTTTGTCTACGTTGACCCGATGCTCAAGCCACGCATTATAGACAAGATCCTCTTTCTCTTTGACTGGTTTGTGCTGACCTGTAACGAGACAGATCTCATGGTGGAAGCGCTTCAGCTCCTCGTCGAGAGGAGGCAGCACGAAATTCTCATCATCCTCTTCATCGTAGGTGTAGAGCGGTCCCTTGAACTCAGGATCCTCCAGCTTGTGCACATCACAGAGGGCACAGTAGAGGTCTTCAAGAATCCCATCATCCCACTGAGGACCAATAGGCAGCAGGTACTTGCAGATCTCGAAGTTTCCATTCTTGAAGTTGAAAAATACCTCTACCAGAATCGTCGACTCCTCCTTCTTGGACTCCAGCATGTACGCAGGAGCCTTCTCCTGGTCGTAGATGCACTTCTCCACCCCTTGCGCCAAGCTGATGTAGGAGTACTTCTCTCCAGACGGGTCGTACTGGATACCGGCAATGGCTTCCTTGATCGACAGATGGTGCGGGAGAACGAAGTACCCCAGACGGTCGTCGAACGTGACCTTCCCTTCGTCGAGATTCTTGAAGTCAACGAACTGGAGCTTCCATGACCTGTCGTCACCCCAGATGCATCCAGACACAAAGCCGAAGGGATACTCATCTGGCTCTGGACGCCCAAGGTACTTGTTGTACGGGAAGTCTTCAAGAGTCGGTACGTAGAAATCCACCGGACAGAAGCCCAACGAATGCGAGATCTCCCCATCCACATCCTCACAGGACGGAAGAGCCAGCACTCGGCTACAAGTATGGTCCGGTGAGTAGAGCGCGTAGTCCTTGCCCTTGTGGCTGAAGGGATGGAAGAGGTGCGTGCCGTAGCCCGCCTCACAAGGGAAGGTCCCCACGACCTTCTCCTGCTTCTTGTCGTAGACCTCCATCATGATCCCATTAAAACTGCAACAGGAGACTTCCTCTCCCTCAGCAGGTTTAGCTTCATAGCGTTCTAGAGCTTTCATGTCATTCCTCACTGACGAGCTTCGTGATAACGATGTCCCTATCGTCGCAGAGAACATCAGCACTCGTGCAGTCGGCGACGATCTCCTCAGTTCCAAGCAGCTTCGCGATGTCATCTCCGCTCAAGTCCGTCGTGAGCCGAACGATAGGACCACCCACCCGAAGATTAGGGTCTCTTCCAATACACAGATGGAGGTCTAGTGTGGACGTGGACCCACTGGACTTCTTTGTATTCTCTATCTCCAACTTGAAGTTGCCTTCCTTCATACGGCGAACAAGTTCATTCATCACAGTATCAAGTTGGATGGTATGTGTGATCTTCTTCTGTAGGATGGTCTCTTTCTTCTTGTAGAGCTTAGCTTTAGCCATAAGTTACAATCCTTTAGCTGTCTCTTTGTACTCATCCAAAACGAACTGCATAAGGTCGCGGAACCTCTCGGGGCTCCAGTCGAAGGGGGCTCCAGCCGTTGCATAGATTTCCGGGACGCTTCTACTGTAGCCGAGAGACAACGCCTTCTTGTAGCAAGCTATCGCCTCTTCTGGGTCATTCTTGTAGCGCTTCCAGACGGAGAGGGCTCCGAGCTGAGAGATCCCGTACTCGATATAGTAGAAGGGGTTCTCGAAGATGTGGCTCTGTCTCTGCCACAGGAGACTCCTATACCACTCCAAGTCTCCCCACTGAATGACATCGGAATCGTACCGGTCCATGATGTCCATCCACTTCGCATCTCTGTCTTCTGGTGTAGCGTCGGGGAAGTCATACAGGAAGAATTGGAAGCGGTCTATGCACGATACCCACGTCAGCAGACGACAGATCTCATCCAAGGAGGCAAGTTTGATTCGTTTGGCTGCCCTCTTGGCGTCATCTCGTCCATCGAAGAAGGTCTCCAGATGATCCAGGACGAGCATCTCCATCGTCGTAGAAGCCAGCTCGTCAACTTCGCTGGTAGGGATCTTCCAGTTGTACACCTCTAAGGGATACATCTTGAAGGAGTGGAGGGCATGCCCTATCTCATGTACGACCGAGGAGAGGTCCTCCAGGGCTTGAGCGCAACTCAGGAAGATGAAGGGTAGCTTCTTCGACAAGGAGGTCGTCTGGAAGCCTACAGGGGCTTTCTTGGGGCGAGACTCCAGGTCGAGTCTGTCATTGGCTTCGAGCTGTACGAAGCGTCGAGCAGCTTCCTCGTCGATCTCTCGCAGCATGTGGTAGACGCGCGTGTACAGGTCTGGGATGTCTTTGTAGGGGATGATCCTCTCGTCACCATAAGCATCACAGTGGAGGTCCCATGGTCGAAAGGTGTCTACCCCAAGTCGTTGGCGCTTCAACTCATGGATCTTGTTGTAGACAGGCTTGACCTCTTTCTGCACCGCAGCGTGGAAGGCGTAGCAATCTTCCCTTCCGTAGTCGAGGCGTCGTCGATCCAAGAAGTTGTACTGAGGGTAGTCATCGTGCCCGCACAACTTGGCGATCTTGACACGCTTTTCGATGAGGGAGGTCATCAGCTCGTTGAGAGGTTCTTGGACACTCTTCCGAGCAGCAGCGACCTTCCTGTAAACCTCTTCACGAACAGAACGGTCCTTGGAGTCCAGGTGAGACATCCCAGCGTCCAGAGTGAGCACCTTTCCTTTGAAGCGGAGCGTCAACGAGCTATGCAACTCCGAGGACTTTGAGGCTTCGGTATCTTCCTCCCCACCTATGATCAACGCTTCCTCATTGAAGAGAGCTGCGGCGACCTGCATGCTCTTAATGATGATGTCATAGCCAGGTATCTTCGCTATGTCGGCGAGAAACGAGAGTCCAAGAAGCTTTTTACACAGATTGTTGTTCCACTCAGACTCCTTCTGAGAGATGTCCTCGTTGTATGTGTGGTACGCCTTCTTAGCATCCTCGTCCGTGGTATCGAGGTGGATACGGAGGTACAGATCATCGTAGTAGCAATCCAGATGCTCACGGACTTCTCCCCAATCTTGAAGCCATTGAATTGCACGGTCGACGTTGGTGATCTTCCTGGATTCGAGGTCCTGGTAGTATTCCTCAGCATCAGACCATGCGGTAAATTCAAAATCTTCGGGTAGATAGGGCACGCGATGCTCCTTGGTAAGGTGAGAGTCCCACCTACACGTAACCCCGTATTACTGCGATTTCTCCGCGCGGCGACGAGCCTTGAATCGCTCATGCAGCTCCAGGTAACGCTTGTAGTCGCGCTCCTCCTGCTTCCCCTCGTTTTCCTTCATCTCGCGGTAGTAGGTGTCAACCCATTCTTGAAAAGGAAGCTCCATCCGGCTCTCCGCATTGAGCGTATGCACCTCTACATCTATCTCCCGACATAGCTTCTCTGTGGCCTCCAAGGGAAGGTCGTGCCGCCAGTGATCGCCGATCCTTTCGTTGACGGAAAAGTTAGCTTCATCTATGGTGTGTTCACGGTCTGGAGATACCAGTGTGACTTCTCCACTGTACAACAGAACGTACAGCACTCGGTCGTTTTCATCGCTCATAGGAACTCCTTGTAGGATACTTTGACTAGATTTTCAGGAGGGGTCTTTGGCTTGAGCAGCAATCACAGCCGCTTCTGCTTCTTCCGCTTCTTGGTCTCGTAGGTAGGAGTAGTAATCGAACTCGATATAGTCTTTCCGAGCTTCAGACTGTGACTCGAACGCATCAGCGAGGTTCTCATACGCTACGTCACAGATGTTCTCCGATCTGAAGGAGAACGTCCTCTCGTCACCGTCTTCCAAATGCACGATAACCTTGCAGGTTTCGTTGGCTCCTACCTTCTCGCGCAGCTTCCACTGAAGACCTAGGAAAAACGAGTCAACATTGAAGGCAGCGAGAGAAATGATACCTACCAAGAACAAGGCTTGTAGAGCACCTTCTTCATTCTCCGCAACCATGTGGAAGATATGGAAAACTGAGACTACACAAAGGAGAGCAGCAGTTAGCAAACTCGCCCACGGCTTGCCGGGGACAATACCAGGGCACACGGTATGGACTTTCTGACGAGAGAGCCCAACAACGTAGTCCCTCTTCATCGTGCAATGCAGTAGTGTCTCAATAGGTTTCAAGGCATCTCCTTTCTACAGACGGTCGCATCCCTGCTCCCGCAGATAGGTCGCTATCGCAGCAATCGCCGTGGAATCTGAGTCGCGGATATGCGACCAGTCCCACTCCAGCTTCTCCGCGATGTATTCGATGGTGACTTTGCCGAAGCCGTTAGCCGTCGTCCAGACACGGAACATGTCCTCGTCCGACAGCTTGTGTCGGCGCTTACCACTCCAGTGTGTGCAGTCGACTACAAGGTCAAAGTCATCCTTGCTGATCTTCGCCTGGTCGTCTTCGATCTCTTGAGCCATCTGCGCGTAGTGAAGAGCTAGGAGACTTTCGTTCGACATGCTTTCCTCCAACCAACTGAGATCACACTACCAGAATCCCCTACCCTTGTCAACAACTTTCTACGGTAGGTCTTGAGGCAAGAGCAGCCCAGATGACTTCAGACTCTCTTCGATTTCTCGCTGCATTGCACAGCATTCCTCGAACGACTTATCTACACTGCTGTAGACAAATTGAAGATTGGCGTCAGACCCGACATGAAGGACAATCCCCGCGAGACTGGAGGTTATGGACATAGCCTCATTAGAAAGCTTCTGTGCCTTAGCCCAAGCCTCCCAATCGGGATGGCGGTCAGAGATCATCTCCAGAGCACGACGTGAGAGATTCCGAAGGTTGCCATCGAAGCTTTCCATGTCCTGGTACATTTTCTGGTAACGACACTGGGAATTTCCTTGGTACATGCTTTCCTCCAACCAACTGAGATCACACTACCAGAATCCCCTACCTACTGTCAACAACTTTCTGAGGAGAGAGTCAGATGAGAGCGGAAACGACGTCGGCGTTGAAGAAGCCCAGCCGCTTGGCGTAGACGCCATCAGCCTTGGCATAATGAATCAAGTCGGTCTTCCAGCGCCTCTTCGAGAGCTGACCGAAGGGAAGCTGAACGTACACTTTGTCTCCATTGCGGAGACGTCCGATGCAGTAGCTCACGTCCCACATCGGGAATCCAGGGTCCGAAATGAGGCGGAATCGGGTGACCTTCGCCAGCTCAGCGTAGTCCCAAGGAACGATAGCCACACAATCTTCGTCGTGGAACCCTTCTGGAAGAGGATTCGATTCGCAGACTCCGTACTCGTTTCTGACCATGTTATCCATCATGCCCTCCAACTAGAACCACACTACCAGAATCCCCTACCCCTGTCAACCCTCAATCGACCCACACTCGCGCCAGACGAACACGAATGTCTTTCGCCGCGATGTAGCCCTTAGCCTGGTAGCGACCAATCTGGTCACGGAGACGACGAGCTACGCCACGAGCCTTCTCTAGGTCGTCTTTCTCAGTCTCAGGAAGGTTGTAAAGAGGACCGTTGTTCTCAATTCTGTCTCCATCAGGCTCGAAGCCAATAACTCCCGAGTACGGAGAACCGTCCGTGTGTTCAACGGTGACTCGAAGCCACGGAGTCGGATAACAGTCTTCGGGGTGTGCCATGCCCTTGCGGTGATGAAGAGGGCACTCATGCCAAGTATCGAAGTCGGTGAGAATCCAGCCGCCACCACGACAAGCACACGTCTTGGGGTCTTCAGTTGAAAGCTGACCTGTCTGAATTGCGCGTACCGTCATCTCGAATTCTTGTGCGAGCATGTTTCTTCCCTCCAACTAGAACCACACTACAAGAATCCGTCCCCTATGTCAAGAAAATTCTGTATCAGGCACCTTCCCAAGGATCTTCAGGCGTTGAGCCACGAACCACTTCCCACCTTGGCTCTCAGGGCGCGTGTGCTCCTCGTAGTCGTCGATCTCGACCTGGTACCACTCTCTTCCCTTCAGACTAAGATGAGGCGCTACAGGCTTCGCCAGAGCGTGCCACCCAGGACGGTAGGCATAGCCTTTGGTCTCATGAGCTTCCGCTTCCATCCACTGTCCCAAGGGGAGCACAGCTCGCCTGTTGATAAAGAGAGACCCGAGAGTCCCTTTCTTCCGGACACGAAAGAGCTTGTAGGCTAGCATCTACGGCTCTTCCGCTACAAGATTCCCGATGTAGACACGACGGCTATCCTCGGAGGGACAGATGACCTGCACAACGGTGTCATAGTGGAGGCGTTGATTCTTGAAGCGTGGCACACCCTCGTCATCCAAGACGTAGTCTCCGTCTTCTCCTGGGTTCATGATACGACCGTCGAGAGTCACAATCGTCATCTTCTCCTTCTTCGGAGACGTCTTCTCTGCCTTCTTCTTTTCAGGAGTAATCCTGAAAGACTTTTGAACGCGCTCGATCTCCGCATCGATCATCTCCAGAAAGACACCCTGGCTATGAAAAATACCGCGCTCCTCAAGATATGAAGCCAGCGCCTCCAGCAACAATCCTTCTGTCATCGTACCAACCTCTTCTCTACTTCTTCGGTACAGCCTTGGGCTTGACGATCTTCTGAGGCCCATCGCCAATCCGAATGAAACCAGTAGGAGTGATGTGCACAGTCAGCTCCTGACGAGCCGTCTTCAAGCGTATCCACACAGCCCTCTTCGCTCCCTTGTTCGGATGGGAGTACCTCCGTTCGATCTCTACAGGTCCCCAACGGAACCCATACTTGGTCAGACGGCAGGGGAACTTATCCAAAGACATAGGCTCAGATCTCCTTACCCTACCTTGACTAACTTTCGTTGACTTTTCTCGCGCACACTTCGCTCAAGAGATCCGTGGTAGAGAGTGGGGCAAGAATTTTTCTTGTCACATTTCCGCTTTTCCGTGCGTCATGCGATTAGGGAGGCAGGAGGACAGGATGAAACGAAGCAAGGCAGAGGTTGAAAAGGCTACTACAAGAATGAGTGAGAAGATCAGCAAGTCCGTCACCAGAGGTGAGTATATCGGAGGGCTCGTATGCTCCCTGTTCTCCGATGCGTACAGGATGGACCCAAGAAACGCGGGGAATCGACGGGTGCCACCGAAGCCGACTCTTGAAGACATGGACTCATGGGGTGGACGTGTAGTCCTCGACCACACGACGAAGACGCTGCGATTCGGATAGTAGAGGTTATCTCTAACTACAAGAAAACTTAGTCAAAGTAGTATAGCTGAAGAAATCAAACTTGAAGGAGAAACTGATGCTTCTACAATGCCCAGAATGCGAGGGGGACTATCTCCACCACTTCAAAGTCGAGGTCTTCAACCGAACGATCGAAGACTCCACAGAAGGTGTTCACGTCATCGTAACCACTGAAGATGGTGAGGAGACAGAGGTCACTCAGAACGGGGATATCCGGAACAACCCAAGTGAGCGTCGAAACGGCATCCTGGTACACTTCTGGTGTGAGACCTGTGATTGCAAGCCTATATTCTGTATCGAGCAGCACAAGGGCAACACACTAATGGCTGTACTCTGGAAGTAATCAGCCGCTACAAGAATCTCCTACTTCGTCCGGACGTGGAAGTCTATGTTGCTTAGCTCGTTTAGTGTCTCTTTCTTGAAGCTGCCGAACTCCTTCAGCTTCAAGTCTTCGTACTGCGTCACCGTCCCATAGTGCTGCTCGTTCAGCTTCAGGATCTCCCGCAGCGTGCGAAGACACAGCCCTACAAGAATCAATACCACCACCATCATGACCGTGATAGCCAGGACAGAAGCACAGCCACCTACTACAAGAATCTCCAGGTCCATCTACATCCTCACATAGCCAGCTGACTACAAGTACCGTAGTCAGTTGACTTTCAAAGTCCTGTGACTTTGCTCTCAGCTCCCAATAAAGTCACTTGACTTTGTCCAACGACATTTCCCTCTCCAGATGAAGTGAGTTCACCTTGCCCTACAAGAATCATGTCTAAGTGTCTTTTACTAGCTTTCTCTACGCTACCAGGATCTAGATGCATCCCAGGAGGAGAGCTATGGAACTTCGGAGGTCGTGTGGATCTTCGCTTCCTCTCACGCTGCGCCTTATGTAGCTCCGTAGCTTGCCTAGCTAGTATCTTCTCTCTCCTCGACTTCTTCTTACTTGTAGTCCTCAAAGCAAGGTCCCTTATACTCGCCGTAGGCTTCTCATAGGCACCACTACCAAAGAGTTCTTGATGTTTCTTGTAGGTAGCATACTCACGGTTAGAAGAAGCTGAGGGAGAAGATGGAGTGTAGTAGGAAGAGGAAGTACCTTCTTGAAGAAGAAGAGAGTCATAGATGGTACGGAGCTTGCTATTACCCCAAACACTCACATAAATGAGGCGGGATCTAAAAGTCAACAACAAAAAACGTACATAATCCTCAGCAGAAAGGGCTTCTCCATACAGTTTGTGGCATATCTTCTTCTCATGGAATTCAACGACAAGTGACTCCAGATAACCGTTGCGTCGGTCAACATTATACCAGAATCGGTCGTATCCTTCGGGGTCTTTCTTGGGGTCGGGCGGTTCATGCTTGTAGTCACGATTGGATTGGGAGTCTTGAGCTTCACGGCAAAGTCTCTCGACGTAGCGGTTGATCTCCATCTCCTCTTCGCGGTCTCTTCTTGTAGGGATGTAGACGTAGCGGAAGGTCTCCAGGAGACGGATGGCGACGGTCGTGTTGGCGTAGCAAGTCGCGACGAGACCTCCGATAGCGCGCTCAGCGTAGTAGCGCTCGCCTTCTCGTATTGGCTCTCCTGGGATGATCCAGTCGACGGCTGCGGGGTGCTTCGTGAACTTCTCCCAGCGCTGCTTCGGTAGGGTGAAGCGGAAGAGCTTCATGAAGAAGCCTTTGCGGATTCTGGGTGGAAGAGCTTCTGTTGGGTCTAGTGAGGGATGGTCGTTGCATTCGTGTTCCTTACACCAGTGGTGATCTCCATCGTAGTCACCATCCTCATTCTTGTAGATCTTCTTCTTGTGCTTCCCGTTGTAGATCTCTGTCAGCAGCCAAGAAGGGACATCCGGAAGGTAGAGCTTGCCTTCGTGATTGAAGCGAGGGGGGTCAAGCCATTCGTAGAGGGCTCCTGATGGATGAAGCGATCCTGGCAGGATGAGGTAGCCTCTGTCAGCGCTTCGGATGTCGACCTCTCCGTAGGTGGGAAGGATCTTCGCGCACGTGTGAGGGAGGCTGGAGGTATTCTTGAAGAGGAAGTGTATACCCTTCCCACTCTTGTAGGATATGGCGTTGATACCTCCGTTACGGAGGACTGACCGGAGCAGCTCCCCGCCTTCCATGGTGTCGCAGCCAATCCCTACGATTCCTGACGTCGGACCGCAGATGAGGGCTATGCCGGAAGCATCGTTGTGGAGGATACGAGTGAACAGCTCCTCCTCTGTGTAGCCAATACCGTCTGAGCGGTTGCGCCAAGGGATACCCTTGCATGGGACTTTGGTCCTTCGGACACCTAGAATCGCCGCTCCGACATCGAACCATTGCTCCATCTCTCGTATGAGAGTGCTCTGTTCTGAGCTGTTGAGCTTCGTTTTCGTGGTTATATTATCCACAGAAGGGACGGGAGAGTTTGTCAAGGTTGCTTTCCTGTTCAGGGTGCGAAGGGCTGTAACCTTGCGCATCTAACAAGGGGCTGGTCATGAATAAAAATGGCTGGCCCCTTTTCTTTGTTAAAAGTGAAATGTACTAGCTAATTAATAACATGCGACTTCAAGACGGGTAGCGGAACCCCCTCTAAGACCACCAAGCAGTCGTCAGAGTTGGATAGCTCAAGCTTCTTGAAGACTTACGGGTCAAGAAAAAGATCCATTTTTATTATTTCTCCGTGTTGGTTGCTGTAATAGACCCGCTTTACCCGCCTCTCTTTCAAGAATCGTTGGCAGTGCTCACAGGGGCGTGCCATCATGTATTGACTACCTGTCTTCGTAACACGCACGACGTAGACGGTGCAGCCCTTCAAGGATGCGGTTCCCCTGAGAGCATTGAGGCACGCGCGCACCTCCGCGCAGATCTGCCAACGTTCCGTCTTCGCTTGCAGTTTCGGATTCTTGGGGTCCGTCTTCGTGGAGCAAGCTCCGGTTGCGAGGATGCGGCTGCCCTTGGCTACGACAGCTCCAAGGAGGAAAGAGCAGCCCTCGTCAGTATCCTGGATGGCTGCCCGGTGGGCGATTTCGGCGAGTCTTTCGATACGGCACATGGGGTCTCTCCAACACAAACGACAATCCAACGGGTCCAACGGCTGAGCGTTCAGCTAATTGTCTTGCTGAGCGTTCAGGGGTTGGTTTGGATTGTGTGCGTGTGGAGAGTCTCATCCGTCCGGTTCCCTTCTACTTCCTTAATAACCTACCACATTTGTTATAGTTTGGGGCACCCTCCGTCTCCTATAACAAAAGTGGCATTGTACTTTGACCAGAAATCCAGTCAAAGTAGAGAGATGGAGGTTTGACCGTGCGAGACTATCAGCTTGGAGACATGGTACGTGTTCGGAACAAGGGCACAGGCGTGCTGCTGGCCATACAGGCACAGCCCAACTCGAAGGGGAGAACAGAGCTACGATACAGCGTTCAGATCCCAGGAGAGCAGGAGCTGTGGGTCAATGCTTCGGACCTCTTGGGACGGGTGGAAGCTCCCCGTGTTCCCCGTGGACCTAAAGGCCCTCAGAGAATACGACGTCGCCCCTCGAAGCAACGGAACGTGGTATGAAACAGGATCAGAAAGAAGAGCTGAGCGAGATCCAGAAGCACCTCCTCTCCCTGGAGGCGTCGATTGAGAAGTCGACCTTGAAGCTCGCGCAGCTACGAGACTTGGCTGTGACGTATCCGAACCTCCAGCGAGGTGAAGACCGCTGGAAGAATGAGCGCTTCTACACGAAGGAGATCACCTCTCATCCGGGTCTTCAAGTATCTCGACGTCGGTCCTGTGGCTGCTGCCCCGATGCAGCTATCCTGATCGACCCTTTCCTCACTGTCGATGGCGGAGGCTTGCCCATCTCCTGTATCTATACTACCTACAGTGGAATTCAGACGGGAGTGGACAACAACGGAGATAGATTCCGGGAGCATGAAGCGGTTGTCGCTGATCTGAGGAAAGACGGCTACTCGGAGGACTTCATCCAGAAGCACTTCCCCGCTTCGGATGATACAGAGAGTGACGACTAGGAGTCTCGAACCATAGCATCGACAGCATGTCTAAGGTTCCGTATTGATTGCCGTAGTTTGCGATTCTGGAAGGCGTTCTCCATCTTCTTCGGCCAACTCCGTACACTGTGCTCCATAGCGTTCGTGAGTTCAATGACGACATCGTAGGTCAAGAGCGCTGTTGTCTTGACCTTCTGTGGGATGTCTTCCTGTCTCTCTACCTCCGCTTTGAGCTTCTGTGCTCGTGCTCTGAGCTTGGGAGAGGCTTTACCGATGCTCTTGACGGAGCCTTCGACGAATTCGATGTCGTCATCGTTGTAGTTGAGCAGGCGATCTGAGTAGAGACGCTTGGAGTATTCTTCGACGGTCCTCTCAATCAGGTCCAACTCATCCCGGATATGACCAGGTTCAAACCAGTGGTCCCCTCCCATGGAGCCGAGGATGCAGTGTGAGGCTTCAGCGATGCGCTGCGCCCCGATCTCGTACTCCGTCCATGCTACGTAGCCTCCAGACGAGGGGAGACCTCCATAGGCTTTGGTGCGGAGAGGACAGGAGGATGAGGAGAGAAGCTCTGTGGCGAGGTCGCTGTGTCCTTCAAGGACAAGCTTGGAGAGAACAGCGGGAAGGTGCTTCATGGAGATCTCCTCAAAGATAGATAACTTCCGGACGAACTGGTCAAAGTTTGGTATGAGCCACTTCGCCGTAGGATTCCGACCAGTAGTGACTCCGGAGTATAGAGCCTACTGTCCGGAATGTGGGGAAGAGCTTCTTCCAGAGACTGAGGTTGAAGCTGCTACAGGAAAAGGGTCCTGGAGCCATCTCCCGTTGACGGGAGATATGGCTTCTTGTAGAGGGCGTCCGTATGTCTTGTATAGTGGACTGTTGGACGAAGATGATGTCCGTCTAGAGCGTCAGGCGTAGGAGGGGAGTTGGCTGCGGTCCAGCCGCCGCTGGGTCTTGCCTTGGAGAACGAGGCAACGTGCTACGAGATGACCTCCGAGGTCGTTTTCACGGGCAATCTCGACGGCGCGCTTGGCAGCGAGGTGAGCTTCGTGCACGTTTCCGCTCGTGCTCTTGGCCATACGGAGAAGGTCTTGAACTTTCTGCGTCTTATCCATGGTTCTCCCCTTCCTCGAAGATCTTGAGAGCCATTTCGAGACCGAGAACAACGCCGTAGTCTTCGGTCTGTTGGGCTCTCTCTTGAGCATCCAGAGGTTCGCGTTCTGCTCGCTTCTTCGCCTTTCTCAGCACTGCGCACAGCTCATTGTAGCGGGAACGCACGCAATCGCTAGCGTATTCAATGCCTCGTGCCATCTTCTCGTTGGATTCTCCGAGGCTCCTGGCGCTATCTGCGGCTTCGTCCAGCTTGTCAAAAATTGATGTCATGACGGCTCTCCTTCTTTGTCTTCCAGAGCGTGGAGATAGCCGATGTTGACCAGCATCTCGAACTGATCATCTGTCGTGCTGTTCTGCATCAGCCTCCTCCAAGCCGCTGCCCCGGCTTCAATGTCTTTTCCGAAGCGAAGGTGAATCAATCTCGCTAGGCGAGTGTGATCTCTGTATGAGAAGGTCTCGCCGCAAGTTGTCGTGATGCTTCCGTTATCCATTCTCTCCTCCAACCAACTGAGACCACACTACCAGAATGCCCTACCCCTGTCAACAAGAATCGTCTACCCAGGGCTACTGAGTAGACAAATCCTGGCTATCTCCCTACCGTCGAGAAGACATGCTCCCGTCAGCGATGGGGAAGTGGGAGAGTACCTCCATGTTCCCTTCCCGAGCCTCGGTCTGCGTGACGATAACCATCTTGTCGCCATCCATCGCTACGCAGCGATGTCGCATCTGCGATGGGTAGACCTGCTCTCGGACGTCTGCGTTGTTCGCCCCTTCAACAGCTCCGATCAAGGGAAGACCTGATGGGGATGCGCCGATCCAAATCTGATAGTTCGCCATGCTTTCCTCCAACTGATAGAAACACCCTACCAGAATGGAGCGGCTCCGTCAACCAGAATCGCCACCGCAGCCCCTATTAAGAAGGTAGATACCTTCAAGTATGAAAAGAGATCTGACCTTCAAGAAATGTGTTGACAGGAACAAGGGATTCTTGTAGGGTGTTTCTAGTTGGTTGGAGGACAGAATGAAAAAGCGCAGCAGAGACGCCCAAGCGGAACAGATTGAGATGATTCTTGAGCAGCTCGAAAAGGGCGTTGCTCCTTGGGTCAAGCCCTGGCAAACGTTGGGTAATCAGCGGAACGCAGGTACTGGTCGTGGATACAACGGTGGAAACGCTGTGTATCTCAGCGCCGTCATGTCTTCTCTCGGCTACAATACGCCTCTCTGGGTCACAGCGAAGCAGGCAACGGCTCTCGGGGGACACGTCAAGGGTCGCAAGACGCGCAACGGTGAAGTTGTTCAGGAAGACGAGTACAACAACTCTTGGGCAGTCATATGGTTCCGTCCCAACGAGCGCACCAAGCTCGACTCCGACGGCAACCCTGTCCTCGACGATAACGGCGACGAAGAGACGGTCACTTCCTGGATGCGCGGCGTTCAGTTCGTCTACAACGTCGAGCAGACCACCATCGACCCCAAGAAGTACACGAAATTGCTCCCGGCTGCGACGAAGACTCAGCTTGAGCGTAACGACGAGATCGAAGCCTTCTTGTCCAAGGTCCACAAGAGCTGCGGCTTCAAGCTCCAGTTCGGTGGAGACCGCGCTTGCTACAGCAGCATGACTGACCGCATCAGCGTTCCCGAGCTTGACCGCTTCAAGTCCTCGGAAGACTTCTACGCGACTCAGATTCACGAATTCGCCCACGCTACCGGTCATAAGAGCCGCCTCAACCGACCGCTCAACAACGTCTTTGGCTCGAAGTCCTACGCCGAAGAGGAATTGGTTGCGGAGCTGACCGCAGCGTTCGTTGGCGCGGACTTCCAGATTGACGGGCAGTGCCAACATCCAGAATATTTGGCGAATTGGTTCGAGGCTGTCAGCAAAGACAAGCGCATCTTCAACCGAGCTGCCTCCAAGGCGAAGAAGGCTGCGGACTTCCTCCGCAAGGCAGCCGCGCCGAAGAAGGCCAAGAAGTCCGAGGCGTCCAAGAAAGCCGCCTAGTCTTTCCTCCTCCAACAAACTCAGTCAAAGTAGATCATGCCTCGAAAATATCCAGTCTGGGAACGAAAGCTCATCTACATGGTCCGTGCTGGGTCGCACGCCTACGGCACCTCTACTCCCGTGAGTGACATCGACCTTCGTGGGATCTGCCTTCTCGACCGTGAGAACGTGTACGGGAACCAACGCTTCCAGCAGTACGAACCAAAGAAAGAAGCCAAGAAGGTCAACGATATCGTCGTTTATGGCGTGATCAAGTTCTTGAATCTGGCTGCCACCTGCAACCCGAACATCATTGAGCTGTTCGCCATCGACGATGGGAACATCCTCTACATGGATGACCTCATGGAGAGGATTCGGAGCAAGATCGATCTCTTCTTGACGTTGAAGGCTCGGCATTCCTTCTCGGGGTACGCATTCGCACAGCTCAAGCTGATCGAACGGCACCGCAAGTATCTCTTGAATCCGCCGAAGGCTCCTCCGCAGCGGTCAGCTTTTGGTCTCCCGGAGCACCGCTCCGTGATTGGGGCTGATGAGATGAACGCGTACATGTGGCTTGTGACGCAGCTCCTAGAGCAGACCGCAGCAGGTTCCAAGCTCTCGCAGTCTACCAAGGATGAGCTGGATGGGATTGACTGGACGGGGATGGTCCAGAGCGCTCAGCTTCCGGAGAACTGTGCTCCTGTCCTCAAAGACCTAACTGCTGTCTCCGAGGAGATGATCCAGGCTGTCATGGCTGAGAGGCGCTACAAGAATGCCATGAAGCAGTGGCAGGGCTACCAGGAGTGGAAGAAGAATCGACATCCGGAGCGCGCCAAGCTGGAAGCGAAGTTCGGCTATGACACGAAGAATGCACTCCACCTCTGTCGTCTCATGAATATGGGGATCGAGATTCTGGAAGGCAAAGGGGTCATCGTCAAGCGTCCTGAAGCAGAGTGGTTGCTGAGCATCCTCCGTGGCGCGATGAAGTACGAAGAGCTGGTGGAGTGGGCCAAGAAGAAGGACAAGGAGATCATCGTCGCCGAAGCCAACTCGAAGCTCCCGCATGATCCTGACTTCAAGAAGATTGAAGAGCTTCAGATGGAGCTGGTTGAAGAGGGGCTCAGCGGATTCGACGCTCCGATCGGTCTTCTCCATGATCTCAAGATCCTTGGAGAAAAGTACGACTACGAGAATCCCTGGTCTACGGTGAAGCAGCCTAAAGAGGGGAAGAAGCGAAGAAAGAGAGCGTGAGATGAGTGTGCAGACAAGGGCTGATGAGAACATCGAAAAGGCCACAGAACTCCTGACTGAGGCGCGGGACCTTCTCTATGAGACCGTGCTCCAAGAATGTTGGGGATGGGAAGATTACAACGAGGAGTATCAAGAGAAGGTCAAGTCCTCCTTCTTTGATTTGGCTCACATTGTAGACAGGGTGAAACGATGATTTCTGATAATTTGCAAGAAATTTCCGAACGATACAAGAATATCGTATGGGAAGGAAAAACTTGGAATGAGGTTGGAGAGGGTTGGGTAGACCTCGTCTATAGAACGATGGATGATATCTACTCTGTTTCAAACGGGGAGAAAGTGACCATCCATCAGGTTAAAGAGAAGTTCGGATACCTGAATATCTACTTTGAGTGTGAGGACAAAGACTTACAGTCTAAGATTGGTATGATTGTAAGAAGAGCTTCTGAGCGCTCAAAGACTCTCTGTGAGCAGTGTGGGGCTCCAGGTACCCATCGCAAAGAAGGGCATAGGTGGCTAACCTGCTGCTATTCGTGCGGGAAGTTGGAAGGTTCCGATGATTGAGAGAAGGTGTTCGTGCGGCTGCGAGGGATCGGCTGTCTACCGAGTGAAGAGTGAAGATCTCGACGGAACACGCTTCACGGAATACTGCTGTAGGTCTGCCTTTGCCTACCTCTCTGAGTGCGCTACAGAGGCAGAGAAGCCCTTCGAGTGGGATTACATTCTCACATTGGACGACAATGAAGACTGACCTGGATGTCTACTTCTTCGGTGTGTGGCCTGACAACAAAGCTGGACACTGCACTCACTACCAAGAGGTTGGTGTCAGTCAGTGTAAGCATCAGCGCCCTCTTCCGTTCAATCGGATAGGTCCCTTCGACAATATCGACGCGAATTTTGCTCCAGACCAATGCCACAGATACAAAGAAGGAGCCGCAGCCCTCCACTACAAGAATAGCGGTGACACTATCTGGACCTGTCTTGCCTTCTGGGATACGTCTGGAGACCACCGTCCCAACAGCAACTCGAACTTCTTCATCGCACAGGAGTGCACCTTCGAGCAAATGCTTGAACTTGTTGAGGAAAGATTCCCAACCATCTGGAAGCGCCTAAAAGTGAGGCCCTTTCTTGTCCAGTCTGCGGAGAAACCTAGTCAAAGTAGGGTATGAAGAAGGACCTCAAGCACCTCAAGCTAGATCTCCCCGCGACAGTCTATGCTGAAGAGATCATCCGTGCCTTTGCTGATGATGTCAACGAGGACAACTTCATTCAGACCATAGTTGAGCTGTTGGAGGCGCGTGACGAGGACGATGTTCTTGTGACGGCGATCTTGACCCTTCTCCTGTCCTTCGTGAAGAAGCCGACATTTGATAGCACGGAATTCTTCCGTCTTTCTTCCAGCTTGAACGCGATGGTGGGGTGGTGCAAGAAGATGGAAGGTCCTGATGTCTATGCTACTCCGAATGAGGAGCAGCAGTCCTACATACTCGACTCTGTAGGGGGTTTTCTGTTTGAGTTGGAGCAAGCGGAGCAAGAAGCCGCTGACCATCGAAAGCTGATAGCCCAGAAAAAGAAGCAAGGGCTGATTAACTGAGGGATGCAATGAAACGGAGAACACTTCCGAAGACGACGCGTGGTATGTTCACTATCGACAGTGAAGAGCTGTGGGATATGCTGTGGGACCAGTATGAGACCGAGGACTTCGTTGAACTCATTCGTCGGTTCGACGAGGGTGCTCAAAGTTGGGAGGTCACTATACGGCTCTTCAACTTCTTCGCTGAGATCGTCTTGAAGAATCATAGCGAGATTCTTGAAGACATCCTGGACGACGAAGGGGTTGAGTATCAAACTCCCACTGAGGAAGAGAAGTACCCGCAATATAGCCCTTACACGCTGCTCGCGAACATCCGCAAGCTCTACATTCAGGTAGCGATGCTCCAGCCTCCAGCGGAGGATGAGTACGAAGCCATCGAACACGACATTCTGAGAAAAGGGAAGTGACGTATGATGTCGGAGTCAAGTTTCGGTTGGTCTGTTGGAATCGACCTTCGTGAGATCCCGAACAGGATTCTGGAAGACTGCTCGCAGCAAGCCATCGTCGGCTTCATTGGGCGACTCTGCTACCATGGAGACGATGACTACCAGCAAGCCGTCGTGAGCTTGATTCTCCAGCAATATGGAGAGTCTGGCTGTAGCGACAAGGCTGACATGATTGCGATTCTTGAAGGGCACATAGAGAAGCTCAAAGAGGCAACCAAGAGAGACGAGGCAGCAGCTCGAAAACGAGCCCTTCGAGAAACGACGAGGTACCTCTGATGCTGTACGAGGTAGTCAACCTCACCTCCGGAGACACATGGAGCCTCAAAGTACAGGAGCCGCGCTTGGGCGAATACCTCTGTCTTGACGGAGACTACTTCAAGATTCGCTTCATCGTCAAATTCCCAGAAGGTAAGAAGGGAGAGTGTTTGGACCCCATTGTCTATGTCTCCAGTGTGCAGGCAGACTTAATTCGCGATGCGGAGAAGATGCGAGAGGATTTGCTGGAATGAAACGTCGCTTCAAGAATGACCAGTCCATGCGCGGTTCCCGGATGTACGGGAGAACTTTGTGGAGAACCGGCTGGGTACCCTCTTGCTTCGAGCGCGGGAAGGTGGGCCAAGCTCGTTGGCGTAGCAGCAAGAAAGCGCACACGCATAGACTCCGGAGACGGGTCCATGACCAAGCTGTGATTGAAGAAGGACTGGACGAGTACGATGAACAAGAAGACCGAGAGTCAGACGATAGCTGACCTGGAAGTTCCACCGGAGCTGATAGAACTCAAGCTCGTCCTAGAGGGGGAAGAGGTCGAGACCATCATCCTCAACCACCGTGAGAACAACATCGACCTCCATGACCCTGAGACGCATGCATATCTCGGAAAGCTCGTCGCTGAGACCCTAGTGAAGAAGGAGCGCGCCTGGATGGAGTATCACGCCTTGGTCCGGAAGTACTGTGACTGCGGAGCTGCGGAGAAGAAAGGACCTCGTAGGAACTTCCATTCAGACTCGTGCGCTTCCTGGGAAGCGGAGATCGACCAGTACCTCCAGGAGGGAGAAGAGGAAGACAATGGGTAAGTACTCAGACCTGTTTGTAGGGATGGATAGCCTTCAAGAATTCATCGTCTATGTGCACGATGCTGTCCATACGGTTCTCATTGCAGGAGATGGTCACTGCAAGAGCTACGAAGGCTCTGTGTCTGTGCACTTCCCCTCCTTCTTCGAGATGACGGATCCGAACCACCAACCGCCCGTTACTCTCAAGCTCGCGTGCTACGTCCTCGGTCCAAGTAGAAGCTACTATTGGGAGTCCACGAACGTCGCTGGCTGCATCGAGCAAGCTCGAACTGACATCGAGGGATGGCTAGCCGAAGAGGCAGAGGATGAATAAGCAGCTTAAGCACCTGTACACGATAGAGATTCCCATAGCTAAAATGCGGGAGCGTACCACGCCTCTGCGTGTCTTTGAGGGGCCTGTATTTGAGTGCGAACTCTCGGGAAAGGAACTACGAGTCAGTATAGAGGAAGCTGTCGAGAGAGCGCAGTATAATTGCAACTGGCTTGAAAAGAAGCTCGAAGGTGCTCGCAAATATCTGTCGGAGGTTGAGCTAACGAGAGATATGGTGCTGAAGGAATGACCATGTACCCCTACCACACCACTCCCTTTGGTAAGCTCTATCACGGAGACTGCCTAGACGTCCTTGCGACCATCGATGACTTCTCCGTCGATACTGTCTTCGCCGACCCTCCCTTCAACATTGGAAAGAGCTACGGACCGCAGACGAACGACGCTCTTCCAGAGGAGGAGTACCTGACGTGGTGTCATCAGTGGATCAAGGAGTGTGTACGAATCTTGAAGCCTGGAGGGTCCTTCTTCCTCTACAACCTCCCAAAGTGGAATGTGCCTCTTGGAGCCTACCTCTCGAAGAAGAGGCTAACCTTCAGGCATTGGATTGCTATCGAGATGACAACGGTTATGCCTATCAAGGGTAGGCTCTATCCGGCCCACTACAGCCTGCTCTACTACACCAAGGGACCTCCCAAGACCTTCAAGAAGATCCGCACACCCATCCCTGTCTGTCGCAAGTGCGGAGAGACCGTCAAGGACTACGGTGGGCACAAGAGCAAGCTTCATCCGGATGGTCTATCTCTCAAAGACGTGTGGACGGACATCTCTCCTGTGCGACACAAGAAGTTCAAGCAGATGGAGAGGAGAGCCAATGTGCTCTCGACGAAGATCCTGGACCGCGTGGTAGCAATGTCTACCAATCTTGAAGACTTGGTGGTGGACCCCTTCATGGGTTCCGGGACGACAGCCGTTGTCTGTGAGTCCTACGGTCGTCGTTGGATTGGGGCTGAGATTGAGCAGGACTACGCTGACCTCATCGTTGAGAGGCTGACGAAGCCGGATGTCTGTGCTCACAAGAACATGGACGTGACGGAAGACGTCAAGCGGATAGCGCTCAAAATCTAGTCAAAGTAGGGTATGAGCATTAACACAGAAGACCTCTGGGCAGCTATCAATGAGTACGTCTATGCATGCGAGGGCAACCCAGAGCAGAACGTTTATGGGAATCTCAGTCGGCAGGAAGCTGTCGTCAAAGTTGAGAAGCTCGTTCAAACCATTGTCGATGATACCAGAGACGATGTTCTCGGCAACACACTGCTTCCGGAAGAGATCGAACATGTCGGCGTCAACTCCAATCGCCTGGCTGTCGAGAGACATGTCTTCGAGAAGATCTTCGCGGAGGAGTGGGCTGACCGCAATGACTCTTGCCTGAACTGCCCAGACCCGAACGGAACGCTGGACTACATTCTCTCCGAGGACCACGACCATATCCCACAGACGAAGAGCCAGAGAGATGCGGCGGTGGCAGCATCGGTGGTGCAGTGGTTGGGTACGGAGGTGGGGTTCGACTTCCTCATGGAGGTCATGTACCGTGCTCTCCTGATCGATGGAACCCACAATCAGGTCGTCAACGGCTTGGGGAGTCTCACGAAGAGATTGCTGGAGACCAACCAGAGGCGCGGGAAGAAACTGGTAGATACGATCGCCCAAGAGATGCGATTTTTCTTGTAGGAGAGACGATTAGGAGAGACGATGGCAGAGACCACTATCTGTGGAGACTTCTTCGAGCAGGCCCCTCCTGAGACGCTCCTCGTCATCGCTGACCCACCCTATGGGCAAGTTGTCTCTGATGACTATGACAACCTGGATGAGAAGCAGCTCCTGACATTCCTCTACGACTTCGTGGAAGGGTGCCAGAACTTCGTCCTGGAGGGAGGTTCGGTCCTCATGTGGGGCGGGATTGGATCACACAAGAACAGGGCATTCTTGAAGTTCGCGGCTACTGTCGAGGATGAGTTCAAGGAGTGGCGTCTCCGCGACTTCATCACTTGGAAGAAGAGTCGCGGCTACGGAGTGGCTGACCGCTACCTCTTCACCCGAGAGGAGATGCTCTGGTTGGTGCGCGGGGAGAAGCCTGCGATTTTCAACAAGCCCTACCTGACTGAACAGCATTCCGAGATGACGCAGAACGTGCTCAAGAACAAGAAGTACAAACCACACAGCACCTTCAAGAGACGCTCCAATGTGTGGACGGACGTGACCGAGGTCATGCATCAGAAGATCGTCTCGGCTCAGAAGCCGACACAACTCTATGAGATCATCTTACAGGCGCACTCCAACCCCGGAGACCTCGTTGTTGACCCATTCGCTGGATCGTTCACCACAGCGGTAGCCGCGCGCAGCTTGGGGCGTAGCTTTTGGGTCTGTGAGAAAGACCCTGAAGTGTTCGCTCTCGGGAAAAAGCGCTTGGAATCATCCCAACGAATGCCTCAGCTTTTCGCCCACGGAAAGGTGACCGAGTGAAAACGCGTAGTTAGCGCTGGGTTATAAAACCCTATGCGCTGGAATCCTTGGGTCGTCCAAACTTCAATCCAGACCAGTCAAAGATCAGAGCAACCCCTGGTACTTTCGGAAGCAGGAGAGTAGATGCGTCTCGACTATAGAGCAGAGCAGGACCGGGTGTGTTGCCCTGGATGCTCACTCCACCCTCAGTTCACAGGAAACATCGTCTGGTATAGCCCAACCGAGATCGAAGGGCAACCAGACATCTTCTTCGTCGCTGAAGCTCTCGGAGCCGACGAGGACGCCTATGTGCATCCAGATGGCACGAGGGGGAGACCGCTAGTCGGGGTCTCTGGTCAGATTCATCGTGCTTGCATGCAGGAAGCCGGTATTCTCGGAGACTACGCTCTGGCGAACGTCTGTAAGTGCCGTCCCCTTCGTAATCAGACTCCCAACCCCGATGAGGTGAGACACTGCGTTCCCTATCTTCTTGAAGAGATCCAGCGGCATAAGCCGAAGGTTGTCGTGATGCTCGGAGGGACGGCAATCAAGGCGCTCGCTCCGGAGCTAGCTTCAGCGGGAGTTCTCCGTGCTCAAGGTCGCTACGTCGAGAAGGATGGCGTCACCTATCTCGCCAACGTTCACCCCTCCTTCATCGCTCGTCAGCACGAACCCACAGCCAAAGCTTCCTGGACACAGAAGTACACTAACGTCCTGAAGACAGCCAAGAAGCTCGTAGACGAAGACCCGAGTGTCGATTGGCTCAAAGACGGTCACTACTTCTATGTCGATACGCTGGAGAAGCTCAAGACGGTAGTCGATAGCTACTTGACGACTCCTGCTATCGATGGGATTCTCGCCTTCGATACGGAGACAAGAGGGGGACTTCATCGCTTCAAGAATGAAGTGTCCATGATTCAGTTCTGCAATGACGGGATGATCACCACACTCATCCCGTACATGCACCCTGAGTCTCCTTGGTCTCCGACAGAACTGCCACAGGTACAGGCTGAGGTCATTCGGCTGCTGACGACGCCTACAGACGCCTTCCAGTGGGTCACAGGGAACTACCTCAAGTTCGACCTGGCTATGCTGCGCACCTGTATCCATCCGGACCTGGGAACGGCACGTATGCCGCTGAACGCCTCTCTGCTGGATACGATGTTCCTAGCGCACTGCGTGGACGAGCAGCGTCTCAAGCGAATTCCAAAGAGTGACAAGCCCATGTCGTTGGCGAAGCTAGCCAATGACTATATCGGATGGACGAAGTTCGAGGACTCCGGTATGAAGAAGAAGCGACAGGACTTCGATAAGATTTCCCTGTTCGATACCGGTTTCCGAGAGTACTGTGCGATGGATGGGTATGTGCCGCATCGGCTGGCACGCGCGCTTCTTGACGTAGCTGATAAGGAAGAGGGAGGAAGAGAGCGTGTCCTGAATTTCAATGTGCACATGCACGGACCGCTCATCTGCGCTTTCGAGTCTATCGAACGCAACGGCTTCCAGATTGACGTCCCTCATCTCCGTATGCTCTGTGGGGAGTTGTCTCCGATCAAGCAGAGGATGAAAGAGATCAAGGAGGAGCTGTTTTCTTTGCCAGAGGTCCAGCAAGCCAATACTCTCCACCTTGGGAAGACCAAGGCTGCGGGGATGGCAGGTCTCTTTGGTAGTCCCTGGGTCTTGGACATAGACAAGAAAGAATGTCTCATCACTCTGCTCATCGATGTGCTCAAGATTGAGCCTCTGGGATGGAGCAAGCCGAAGATAGACCCTATCACAGGAGCGGAGATCCCGCAGCCAGAGATCAACACCGCGCTATTCGAGCGAAACAAGAGTGACGACGACCTCCCAGAGGACGTGGAGGTCACTCCAACCCAGCACATCGTCGACCTCGTTTACGAGTACAAAGGGCTCTACAAGCTCGATACCAGCTACACCAAGAGCGTCAATGCTCGAATCCATGGGGAAGGTCCTGATGGGGAGTGTGCAGACGGGAGAATGCGTTCTAGCTTCACCTCGTGCCGTGTCACCTCTGGGAGAACAAGCTCGGAGCAGGTGAACCTCCAGCAGGTTCCAGGGAAGGGACGTCTCGCTGCTACAGTCGCGGCTAGGAAAGCCGTCAAGAACATGTACTGCGTCCCTCATGGGCGTCTACTAGTCCAGATGGACGTAGCTCAATCTGAGGTAAGATGGGCTGTCCAGATCGCACAAGATAAGAACTACGCCAAGGTCTTCCGCAACATGGAGAAGGTCAAGGCTGAGTACATAGCGAATCCAACAGAGGAGAACAAGAAGCGAGTCAAATTCGAGTGCGACGTGCATAGACAGACCGCTGCACTGATGCATCAGATTCCCATCGAAGACGTGACGTCTGTCCAGCGACAGGACGCCAAGAGAATCGTCTTCGGGATCATGTTCGGGCAGCATGTCAAGACACTCGCCAAGAACCTTGGGGTTGAGGTTGAGAAGGCTCAGGAGCTTCTGGACACCTTCTTCGCACAGTTCCCCGACGTTCACGCCTGGTTGCTTATGGCTGAGAAGGCTGCTCAGACGAAGGGGTATGTCACCTCTCCCATGGGTCGACGTCGCCATCTCGCTCATGAGTACGCTGAAGGCAACGCGGGACGTGGGAATCGCCAAGCGCGCAACTCCCCCATCCAGGCTGCCAGCTCGGATTATAACCTCATAGCTGGTATCCGACTTCAGCAGTACATCGAAGCGAAGGGCAAGGATTGGAAGATCGTCAACCTGGTTCACGACTCCATCATAGCGGAGATCCCCTACGATGCTGATGCTCTCCGTGAGTACATCGAAACGGCTGAGCGTATCTTCATGGATACTTCATGCTTGAAGGAGATGTTCGGTATCGAGATGATCGTGCCCTTGGCTGTCGACTTCGATATTGGCTTCAAGTATGGCAACTGCAAGAGCTTTGACCGCACTGAGAAAGAGTTCACGGAGATCTGGGGATGGCTGGAGCAGCAGGTCACGGACGGGGTGGCTTGGCCGAAGCAAGAAGGGCATGTGTGGAACTGATGCCTTGGTGGGATAAGTACGGGGTTCTGGTCATCTTTGTTGGGCTAGTCGTAGGAGCGATTCTCTTCGATTCATGCCTGTGAGGTAAATAATGCCAAAAAAGCGATGCGTTCTATACGTCGAGACTCTCCCAAACGCACAAGGCTTCGCCTACTTGACGTATGAGGATGGAGTCTACTATGCGGAATACGTCCATGAAGGAGACATCCGAGCAAAGTTGGTCATCTCCGACCCCACACACGTTCTGGTGCGCGATGGAGAGTACCTAGACCTAACGAAAGTTACGAGAGGAGCGAAGTAATGTTCGTAATTTCAGCTACATATCCTGTTAATACGGTAGCGAGCATGAGGTATCTCGGAGAATATCCGGAGTATCCGGTCGCTCTGCTGACCAACACGGAGAACGCTTTCCTGTTCGATACGAAGGAACAGGCTGAGAGCTTCTTGAAGGCGCGCAAGGATGTGCAGAACATCTTTGAGAAGCTCAACTACACGGCTGAGATCGTGAAGATTCTTGAAGTGGATGAGGGTCCTGAGCCTCCCTGCACGGAAGTGGAGGTCTTTGAACCTGAGATGGGCGTAGACTGATGGATGAAGACCGGCTGTTTGAGCTTTTGAACATCCTTGTCTATGACCTTCCTCCAGGAAATCCGAAGGAGCATGCTGAGTATCTTCTGGGACAGCTACAGCAGGAGAGAGCCCTAGAACGTCCCCGGTCTTGTTCGTGGAAGGCAGCAAGCATTCATACCCGCGCGTGTTTTGGATGTGGCACGCTGATCGACCAACACGTAGATGTGGTGGGACTTGTTCTGTGTGAGAAATGTACGACAGACGCACCAGAAGGAGATACGAATGGAAGTCAAGACGACTAAAGACGGGTCCGTCTACAAGTTCATTCACTCTGACTTCTCAGAGACGGCTATCAAAGACGTTGGTGGCTGTTCCGGTCTCGGATCCGAAGCCAGCGAGAAGTACAGCGTCTTCGCCTCCTGCTCCTACGGTTGCAAGATGAACTGCAAGTTCTGTATGCTCTCTACGAAGGGCTGCAAGTACCAGCGGATCGAACCGTGGACTATCGAAGAGAACCTCTCGCATGCTATCAGCTACGCGACGACCTATCGGCGGGCGATCACGAAGAAGAAGGTCAAGCTGGCTTGGATGGGGATGGGAGAGCCCCTGGCAGAGATAGGCAGTCTCTGCTGTGTCACTTCCTCGATTCTTCGGAGTGTCCTCAAAGACCACCAGAAGGCTACAGGGCTGGACTGTGTGGATGTCGGCACCTCCTTCCCTGACTACGACTTCAAGAATATGCCAGAGTACCTCCTGGACATGCTCGTAAAGGAAGTCCAGACGATTCCGGAAGTCCAGAATGAGCAGGATAGGACTCGCCCGTTGGTGCGCCTATTCATCTCTCTGGGGTCTCTGAACGAGGAGACGAGGTGCTTCCTCATGGGGAAGCATGGAAGCAGGTTTCAAGAGCGTCTGGACCGCCTGAGAGGCTCCTGGAAGGTGCCTAACTCCCTCATCTGTCACCTGCTACTCTTCGAGGGGATCAACGACTCTCCAGAGGAGATAGAGCAGCTCATGAGGTTCTTTACCGAACGTCCAGACCTGGAGCTGCGGCTGCTCCGCTACAACCAGTGTTCAGGGTCGCCATTCACTGAATCACAGCGGTTCGATGAGGTGTCTGAGCTATTCTTGAAGGAGCTTCCGAGGGTGAAGGTGCAGACATCTCCAGGTAGCGAGGTCATGGCTGCCTGTGGGCAGTTCTTGGTGTGAGGTGCCTGATGAGTTCGGTCAGCGTCCCCCGGCTGGATGGGGAAGTCTACAAGCTGGGATAGACCTCTGGGGAGAGTATGAAAATGCGGGCAGGTGAGCTGATCAAAGTACTCCAGACTGTAGATGAGAACACAGTCGTTCTCGTTGCTTCTGATGCTGAGGGCAATGCCTACGGGGAGCTGTATGCTGTATCCACAGACCAAGGCTACCTCAAAGAAGGCTACGAGATTTCGGTTCATTTCCTGAAGCTCACAGAAGAGCTGGAGGAGGAAGGTTACACAGAGGACGACATGCGGGAAGACGCCCGTCCCTGTGTGGTCCTTTGTCCATGACAAGTCGGTACGAGATTCTTGTAGGGGACGCCAAAGAGAAGCTACGGGAGATCCCTGACCAGTCTGTGCACTGCTGTGTGACGAGTCCTCCGTATTGGAATCTGCGTGATTACGATATTAACGGACAGATAGGTCTGGAGGACACTCCAGAGGCTTTCGTACAGACTCTTGTAGAGGTCTTCAAGGAAGTTCATCGCGTCCTCCGGAATGATGGGACCTTGTTTGTTGTTCTAGGTGACAGCTATGCACAAGCGAAGGGACATGGGCATTGGGAAAGCCGTAAAGGGAAAGGTGACGAGAAGGGACAAAAGACTGTCAAACGATGGGCCAAAGTAGATGCCTCGGACTTTGGTCTCAAACCGAAGGATTTGATAGGTATACCCTGGAAGGTTGCTTTTGCCTTACGGGATGCTGGCTACTATCTCAGGCAAGACCTTATATGGGCAAAAGGCATATCTGGTCCTCACTATCGTGGAGGTTCTTGTATGCCTGAACCGGTTCGAGATCGTTGTACAAGGTCTTTCGAGAATGTTTTCATGTTCTCTAAGAGTAGGTACTACTTCTACGACCACGAAGCGATCAAGGAAGACGCCGTCTCCGACCACGCAGCTGGGAACAACTTCAAGAGACAGGAGCAGATTAGCAAGGGAGGTCCTGGCTCCGAGGAGAAGTGCGAGACCCTGTACAAGAAGCGGAACAGGCGATCCGTTTGGCATGTGGAGGATTCTACTGCTCTTCCTCTGTGGTTGGCAGAAAACCACCCTGATATCCTGGGTGACTTCTTGAAGGAGCAGGACCCAACAAACGTGTTTCATGTCAATCCTCAGCCCTTCAAGGGTTCCCACTTCGCCACTTTTCCGGAAGCCCTCATCACTCCGATGATACGGGCAGGAACCAGCTCAGAAGGCGTCTGTTCCTCCTGTGGTGCTCCGTGGAGAACCTGTGAGTGCGAAGAGACTACTCCTGTCCCAGCGACCGTCCTGGACCCCTTCTGCGGCTCAGGAACGACTGGTTTGGTGTGCGTGAAGAACGACCGGCATTTCATTGGGGTAGAACTGAACCCTGAGTATGCTGAGATAGCGAAGGAGAGGATTGAGAGCGGGATTCTTCCCTACGTGAAGCTCTTTGGTTAGTTCCCAGAGAGGTACTGATATTGAACGATGAGAAGGGCTTCGCGCATCGTCCAGAGGTCTTCAAGAGTATTCCAACCGCGTTCGGCGAGGAATGACGTCAAGTAGGACATGCCTTCGTCACGGGAGCCAAACCAAGCGAGAAGGGCCGCGATCTCTTCGTCCGTGGGATCAGGTTTCGGCTCATGCCAGTCGCTATCGACTTGAGCTTCTTCCACTGCCGTTTGGAGCATACGGTCCCAATCTGTAGCGGGTCTGGGCTGAGAGAACAGCTCTTCAGCCTCAGCCGTTTTCCGGGCTTTCGCGGCGCGGTTTCTCTTCACCTCTTCATCCGAGGGATTGACGCGACCGTTATTTCCAAGAAGACCATTCCAACCCATGATGTCCTCCAATTGACAAAGACTACATTACAGGAATCGCTTCAGTCTGTCAAGAAAAACCCGCTACCGGATTACAATCCGTTCGCCTTTGTATTGGACCCAGGAGGTGCCGCTGTTGCTCCAGATCGTATGGTACACTCGACGCCAGCGAGAGTCTCCAGGCAACCGCACCTTGTGGTCGGTAGGGATCTTTGACCCATACCCAGAGGCAGTGTAGGTCAATCCTTGTAGGTGCCACCACAAGGGAGCGTACTTCTTCTCCAGCTCCTCGATAACGTAATGCTTCTCCATGTCATGCTCCTATTCAGACAGTGATGAGGTCTTTGAGGTCGTCCCACTTCTTTTGGTCCATGCAGAGGTGCATACCTGAGCTGTAGCGCATCTCCTGCCAGTTCTGATGGCGGGGGACGAGGGAGACGACACGAACGGGACCGCGCTTCGTGGAGCGCCCTGTCTCGCGAACCGTCTGGGTACCGAAGCCGTCGTAGCACTCAGGGGCGTCGGTGTAACGTTCTATGCTCATACTGTCCTCCACACTACAAGAATCTGTTCCTGGTGTATAGATCCGCTTAGTTCCACACGGTTGCGAGAGTCGGCCACTTGCCTTGGGCTCCGGAGAGTTCCCAAGCCCAATCGTAGACGACGTTGGAGGTCCAGACGATACCACCGTGACGGAGGTCGATGACCTCGTCGCAGTAGCCCTGATTCGTGTAGGTGCGGCACTTACGGCAGCAGATCGCCGCGTCGATGTTGGAATAGGTCTCGCCACAGGCGCATTCGTAGGGGTATTCAGTTCCATCGATTGTCGTGACGGTGTCCATGCTTTCCTCCAACCAACTGAGAACACACTACAAGAATCTCGCTCCCATGTCAACAAAAATCTAGTCAAAGAAATCCATGAAGAAAACCGAAGATCGCGAAGTCTTGAAGACCGTAGTGGTTGACGTCATCTGCAACAAGTGTGGAAAGAGCACAGAGGACGAAGCCAAGATGAACTTCGAGTTCGCCGAGATTCGCGCAAGTTGGGGCTATCATTCCGGAAAGGACATGGAAGTCCATCTAGCACACCTCTGCTCCTCTTGCTACGATGAGGTCGTTGTGGATTGGAAGATCTCGCCGCTTGTCGAAGACGGTGAGGAGTGGCTGTAGGGGTTATCGGATGTATGTACTTGTAGGCGAGATTCCTGGAGAGTCGATGGACTTCTACCCAAGGCAGACCTTCCCGGTCCGTGTGTCGGAGTCAAGGGAAAAGCTGGAAGCGTGGTGGAGACTGTTGCCGAAACCTCGTTTAAAAGACATGCCTTTGTCTGCGTATCCTGACGATGGGGATGACCCAAGGACTGTAGAGTTGGATGGTAGGGATATCCACTGTATAGGCATGTCTATTCTTGAAGTTCCGGTTCTATCTTAGGGTATCTACAAGTATCGTGACGGATGACCTGCAAGCCATCGCGGACCTAACGAACTTCTTCGTTGAGAAGATCAAAGAGGAGTTCGGAGAAGATTTGTCCAAGATGTCTCCCTCTGAAATCGCACTGATGCGTGCAGGTCTCTACCCCTCGATGGACATCATAGAAGCCGCTGATGGCAAGAAGATGATTTCATCGAAGGAAATATTCAAAGCTCGACGAAGGGAGGACACATGATGCTAGCCTAAAGGAGGTTCCATCGTGTGTTCCTATCCCGTTCGTGGTCGCGCTTGGCGTCGTGCTCAGTATGAGCGAGCTAAGAATCGTGTTCGTTTGCGTCAAGGGTACTATCTACTTGACTTCTTGAAGAAACCCGACAAGTACACCAACTACGTTCAGAATCAATATCTACTGGAGAGCGTCGTCTTAGGCTTCCATGCAAGGACGAGTCAGCCATGTTCCTGTTTGGGATGCGGGAACGAGCGTCATCATACCGGACAACACAATCCGAATACGAGAAGGAGGATGGAGGAGGCGGACTATCAGGAGTCTTGGTCTGACTGAACCATCTCTGTGTCATCAGACAGCGTGTCGGATAATGTAGGGATAGGTGTCATGCTCGTGGGACAAGTGCCGTTTCGTCTGGGGCACTCGTTTTCAAGGAGGGTGAGTCGTCGTGCCCCATCGACGTAGGCTTGTCTGACCAGCTCGACATTGGTGTTGAGGACTTTGAGTTGCCTCTTTATGTCCTTTACATCTTGCCGTTGCTCCGTGAGAGCGTCAAGAACCTTCTCCCAAGGGTCGAATTCAACGGTGTCAACAGGTTCGAGTTCGGGAGCCGCAGATGGTTTACTCATAGTCAAATCCAGACAAAAAGAGAGACACGTTACATCCTACAACACAATAACCCTTCTCATGCTTCTTTCTTGAGAAGCTCGATTGTAGCAGCGAGTAGCTCCCCTAGGGCTATCCTCTTGGAGGTAGGGGCTACCTCCAATTTGTTGAGGTTGCGCCTGATAGCTTTGACGAAGGTAGGTACCTTTCCAGTGCATCCATAAAGCTCAATGTTCTCCTCTAGATCGAACGTGCTTCCAGAGGCTTGGAAGAGGATCTTCCGCTCCGGAGTCACATCTACAAGAAGCTCTGCGCCCTTCTTCTCGAAGTGCTTACACAGGATTGAAGCGCTGGGTTTCATTGCTGTAGGGGATACTCGACGGTCAGGTTTGAACAGGGGTTGCTTGGGGGTTATAACGCCCACTGACCGTCGTTTAGAAGCTACTTGCTGTAGTATTGTAGTACTCTTCGGGGATCGACGGCAGCATGCCATGAGTTAGACCTTTTCTGGTAGAAAGTCCAAGGGGCGCTCGCTACAGAACTGCGACAGGTCTGTTGGAGTCACCAGTTCAGGATCCATGTCCTGTGCAGGGAAATACCCTGAATTCAGGAGGAGAAGTGCTCCGAGTTCCGAGCACGAGTAGGCACTGCTGTTGGTGACGGTCTTCGTCCAGAGCCAATCCCGGAACTTCTTGATTGGGACCATGTAGTAGAGGATCAGCAAGAACATATGAGTCAGGATGACCTTGTAGTCATAGGGCTTGCCGATGTAACCGTAGCACTTCCTCAGCCCTTCCTCCGCTCCGGAGAAGGTACACTGGTACCTCTTCATGAGGGTATACTCTTCGTAAACCGTCTCTGGAGCTTCTACAACAATGCCAGAAGGTTGAGCATGAACAACCATCTTGGCTCCCCAGGTGTCCGAGTCGTACTCTATCCAGGTGTGTGAATAGGGTCCTCTGGTGAGCTTCCGGATCAGCCAGGACTTCAGGTTGTACGGCTGACTTCCGAAACATAAGTATACTGCCATGACATGTCTCTACTTCCAGGTTCGGAATAGGAGATAGATGTAGGGCTTTTCCCCAGTGGTAGCAGTGGAGTGGTAGATAACTCGGATTCGCAACATCGTCGGCATGGCTGCTGTTCCCTCAGCGACAACATGTGTAATCCCTGAAGGTGGTACAGGAGATTTGTAATTCTCCTCTCCTCTAACAAGATGTCGAACCGCTACCCATCCTCCTACCCCATCTGGAGCCACAATTGCGATCTCCATCGAATCCTTGTTAAAACCAGCAATATGATTCTTAAGCTCTACACTAACACCCTGAACTTCTCTTGTCTCAGCAAACCCAACAAGGTGTTCAGTTGACGTATTCAAGTCAGCTTCAAAGTTAACCCCAACAGCTTGAAGGTCTTTGAGATTCGATCCCGTAGGCTCAAGGGTGACTGATGTGACCTCTGCTGGAAGAGCGTCTCCTGTGTGTGCAAGACAGATAGCGTCCAACATAGACTGTTCATCAGTGCTTAAGTCTGCCTTGAACCAGATATTGCAAATGTCATCACTCTCTTCATTGACCACAATGTCTACAGAGTCTAGGACAATAGTGATAGAGAGCTGATCCGAAGACCTGATGTAATTTTCAATATCGAAGCTGAGACGCCCCGCATCTACAATACCATTGGCAAAGTTGGCTACGTTGATGTTCTTGGGATAATTTGTAGACGCCATGCCTATACCTCATTCCGCCGTGTTAGTTTGATATGTAAGCGCCGGATCGTTGCTGCGTACTTCTTTGAACTCGACCAGTAAGAGATATTGAAGGTGTGGCTACCCTCGGTCAAAGTAAGCTTTTTTTTCCCAACACTGCTCGTCCACTCTTCACCGTCGGTATGGTCCCTAGCTATTTCACTTCCATCAGCCTCTACGGAGCTATAGGCTGTGGCATTAGAGGTTGACGATCGGTACTCGAATGACCAGTCTAAATCCCATACGCTGTTTTCTTGTACCTCGTTGGCAGTGAGGACCAAACGTACACGAGGAACTTTTGACGTCGTGCTAGTCTGCTGTTGGTCCTCTGCTTCGTAGCTGCCCTTAGCAGTAAAGTCCGCGATAGAGACGATTTGTGTATTTGGGCTGCCCAGTTGTGTTCTGTTGTCAACTATACCGTCAATCTCTTCTTTGGTTGAAGCAGCCAGGATATCCAACTTTAGCTGGCTTTCTGATTCTTGAAGTTCTAAGATGGCGGCTGCGGTTGAGGCTACTAACTCTCGTAGGGAACTTCTATCCGTGACATAGTAGGTGGTACTATTCAGGCATTGTATTGGAAATGGATAAGTTATAGCCTTCTTTTCATCCAGAAGAAGTAGGCTGCTATACACAAAAGCAAAGGTTGTATCCATAGAGAAAGTTCTCTCATCATATAGGAAGCCAAGACTCTCTAACGTTTGCGTGTTCATCTTGATTTCTTGGATACGATTATTCTTGTAGTCATCGAGATCGGTGACTTCCGTATAATGAGAAATATCTGTACCATTACCTGCTGTAAGCTTGTGGTACAGTACAGCTCCACGTTTTCCTTTGACGACTACGTTATCTGGGGCATTTTCAACCACAGTTACGATACTAGGATTTACGTCTTGAGCTATCTCCAGTGGACGGAAAACACTACTGACTCCTATGACGTTGTTGTCTATGTCGAGGTAGGCTGTTGTCATAGTTAGCTCCAGAAGTATCCTTTTAGTGTTGTTGAAAGCAATGCTATACCGTCAGCAAAGGTGTCGTCCAAGTTTCCGCCAGATGCGTCCCTAAAAATGGATATACCCAAAAGATATCCTGGTATCATATCATACACGGGTATGGTGAAGGAGGTCGTGTATGAGTAGTACTGAGCGTCGCCCGTCACATTCGTGATGTCTGTGAGGATTGTTTCAGATAGTGTGCCATCGAATACGTTTTCATCCGCTGCTTTCGAGTAAGCAAGTTCCAGCTCAACATCCCCAGATCCAGCAGCAGTTTTCATCCATTTTATAGTTAGTGTAAGGGGGTAGGAGGTATCCAATCCAAAAGGAATGTCAACAATACCAGCTCGACCATCTATGGTACCATTAGCAAACTCATTATCGACTAACCCTACTTGAACATTTGTTGAGAAGTCAATGTTTTCGTCTACCGGGGACCATCCTGTTCTGTCTTCTAGCAGCCCAAGGTGCCAAAGCATACTACGGCGAGGACGACTCTCTCCAAAATACTCTAGGAATCCATGTGGTCCTATTCTTATAGAGTTGACGGTTGCCTTCATCTGTTCAAGAATAGGACTTGATGTGTATGCTGTTACCAGGCGGTAGCGTACCCAATAGGCTGTTGTTCCATTCAGGGATTTGGTCGTCCATCCAGGTAAAGGTCCAGCCCGTAGCTGGTATTCTCCAACTATTCCAGCTATATTTGACCCATATTGATTATGAGGACTTCCATCATCAGTAGCCATTATAGCAGCGGAAGTCCAGGCAGACCCATTCCAATATTCAAAAATAGCCACCCCAGTACCTGCTACACCTGCTGTTGTTATATTCAGATAGGAACCAGTGAAGGGACGATCATTTCCAAAATAGAAGCAATTTCCTGCGGTTACTCCAGTAAATATAGCAGTGGTGGACGAAGATTCTGACTTTAGTATGGTAGTGACATCAGACCATGTACCTATTTCAAGATTTGTGTTTCTGAAGCAGTATATATTAGCAGTATTCTGGCCACCTTGCCCGAAGTAGGAATATGTGCCGTGGTTTTGCGATCCAACGCTCAGCTTTCCCCATACTTTAAAGGAAGCATCTCCTATGGTCTCATCTTGAAACGCTAGGAAGTGGTCTGCGTTGGCGTGAAAGTTGTCATCCGCAGAGATATTAGCTTCCAGCATCTCAGCGCCACTGAGGTGTACCGTACAGGAACTGGCAGCAGCATCTACTTCTAGGTCTAGTCCGCATCCAGCGCAACGTAAGTTGCGAATTTGCACGTCAGCACTCCCACTAGTGATGTGTAGCGCACTTCCAGTGAGGTCTTGGAATTCAGCCACAGTACCTATGACTTGTCCTGCTCCACAGCTAATTCCGTCTGTAATTCCTGCTCCTCTAAGTACCATCCCATCAAAGGCGAACAGCCCTCCAGACACAAGAACAGCGTCTGTTATGGCAGTAACATACTTTGATATTAGTGTAGACCTTACAAACAGTTCTCCATTTGTAACTTCAAAGACACACGCCATGGAGCCCTGTTGAATAAAGGAATCCATGATCTCTGACGACCCAGACCCTGTTTGTCCATAGCACTTGCCTGACCCTCCTGAGCCAATGAAGACAATGTCACGGCTTACTGCTAAGGAGGGTGCTGCCCCAGCATATTCAATGGCGTAGGTTGCATCGGTGGGAAGCGTTATTTGAAAGCCACGGAGTACTGCCCCATTATTGAGAGCCACCCGTGTCCCTGTAGCAAGGGTTCCCGTGATCTTTGTTACTCTAGACCCACTCTGCCCAAGGACAGTAACTCCAGCAGGAACTGTGAAGCTCTCTGCGTAGGTTCCTGGACCACAAATAACTACATCCCCTGCTGAAGCGGCAGCAAGAGCTAGAGTTATGGAAGCATAAGAAATGCGTGTCCCAGCTGATGTGTCTAGGAGGACAACACCATTGACAGCTCCTGGGATGTTGTCCAGCTCACTTTCAAGCACAACAGAACTATCAAGACCAATATCTATATCATTTGTATTTCCAGTTAGTGTTACGAGACTTGACGACGATAGGAGGCTTTTGAGGCGGATGTCCGTTCCAACCTTCTCCTTGAAGAAACTGGTACCAGTACCAACTATGGTGACAGTGTTCTTCTCTCCTTCATTCAAAAAGGTAAGAGACTCTGCTTGTGTTAGGTCTATAGCGTCTACAGACAGGAGGATAGAACCACTATTTATAGATGTAAATAGCTCATCTGAGCGTTGAATCTCTTGGATCGTATTGTAGTCAGATATGGTCTCCTGACCAGACCCAGGGATAACGCCATTGGTTGCTTTGAGCCTTTTGACTGGTATATCAAATGCCGTTTGATTCTTGGCAATTACTGTAGTAGCCATTGACTAAATCCTCCACTTGACGCGTACCCAACCAGTTGCATTCGTTGTGGCATTTCCTCCAGCCTGATTGGTTACTGCTAGAACACCCCCTTGGGTGAAGTTACCGTCAAGGTTGGTAGCTTGTCCAGCCACGGCTGCTGAGGCTACTGTAGCACGAGATGTACCACTTTCTACGATATCGAAGGTCATCGCATCTGTGTCGTCACGAGTATAACCAAATGATACGATGGTTCCATTGAAGTGAGCGGTGTACCCATTTGTAGCGGAGAGTACTAGTCCGTCCGTTCCTGAGTAGTATGACCCAGTAGCTGTGATTCCTGCTCCACCAAATTGTATGACACTCGACTCTATAGAGAGCCATTTCGACCTGGTTCCATCCCACATCATGATCATATCTAGTACAGTATTGTAGTAGATATCTCCTTCAACAGGAGGGGGAGTTGCTGGGTCAGTAGCTGAGGGTGGATATTTCGAGCTGAAGGCTTGGCCTCCAATCGTACTTCCGTCCAAACGTAGAGTAGAATCTACCACCAAATCAGACTTATAGATGATGTAGGTTGTACCTCCAATATTAAGTTGCACGGTAATGGTCTGGTCTGACGTATCACGATTGTGAATGGAAAAATCACTGATTAGACGGCGTGTGTTAGCAGCAGGAGCTGCTACAAGAGTGACTGGGGTTGTTCCACTGGTATTGACTTGATTGCTGTCTTCCGTGAACGCTGTACCTGTCTCGTCAGCGTAGTGAGCTACACATTGAAGCTCGTTCGTCGTGACGGCTCCTCCAAGAACAACTTCAAGGGATTCATTTACTGCCCCTAAAACCCAAGCAACCATACTAGAACCCCATCCAGCTTCGAGACTTCATGCTGATGTTTTCTCCGCTACTGCTATCCCCACAAGCATTCCAACGTGCTGTGGTAGCATCATACTGTAAAGAAATAGCCGCCCCATTCAATAAGACCATGGAGGCACTCTTCCCTGTGATAATACGGTTGGCGGCTACAGATCCTGCATTCTCATTCTCCAAAGTGAGGTCATATCCTGTGCGATTGACGATAGTTAGAGTCTTCCCGTCTACACCATTCGCAAATCCTGTGATGTAGACAGTCCCAGCCCCCGTGAAACGCATGAAGGAAGTACCTGCTGTAGATACGTCATTCAGCGTTCCTGTCGAGGCGTTGTCTGCGCCCATCTCAAAGATGAACTCTTCGGTTACTGTCAGGTCTCCATTGATCGTAGCTGCTGGGGTAGCGAAGTTCCCGTAGATAAGGGGAGTGGCTGTATTCGAGTTCGAGATATACAGTGTGTTCGATCCCGTCTCAGAATATCCTGCTTGGTACCCTAAAAATACATTTCCAGACCCGGTGACTAGGTCGTGTCCTGATCCTGAACCAAGTGCCGTATTTGTACTACCAGTGTTTATCAATAGAAGAGAATTATGACCGATAGCGACCATGTCTGATGCTGTTGTGTAGTCTTCTGCTGCACTGAATCCCATAGCGCAGTTTCGTACTCCTGTGGGGATTGTACCTGTATTTCCTCGAAGAGAAGAAGTGCCTACTGCTGTATTTCCATCTGTTGTTCGTGAATATCGAATGGTATCGAATCCTACAGCTACGTTATCGTCCCCAGAACGGTTGTTAGCTAAGGAGACGTATCCTATAGCTACATTTTGAGCGCCACCTTGGTTGAAGGTGAGAGACTCTTGTCCTACGCCGACGTTTCGATTTCCGGTAGTATCTTGAAGTGCATTGGAACCTACTGCCACATTTTCTAGGCCGCCTCCTATAGACCTCATAGCGAAGTAGCCTACTGCTACATTTTTGGAGCCGGTTGTCAGATTATATAAAGTGTCGGCACCTATGCCTGTATTGTTGCTTCCTGTCGGAGGAGTTACTCCATCTCCTCGCATTGAATTTCCTCCGATAGCAACACAAGCAGTTGGTGTGGTTCCGTAGCACAATGCTCGGTATCCGAGCGTAGTGTTATAACTAGCAGACGTGTAGAAAAGAAGAGATTCTGTACCAACAACCGCGTTGTACGACCCTGTTGGCGTGGTAATAAAATTTCCTTGAAGGGCATACGCGCCCATCGCTACATTTCCGGTTCCTATCTGCGTTTCTTGTAGTGCCTGGTCTCCTAGACCTACATTGTAGGACCCTGTAGTTAAGTTACTACAAACTTGACGTCCTTGACCTACGTTGTTTGTTCCCGTTAGGGTATAGTTCCCACTATTGGTTCCAAGGAATAAGTTTGCTGTACCATAGGTGTGTAGGAGACTGTTTCCTTGCTGAACGAGTGTGCCGAAGTCCAAGCCGGTTGTCGTGCGGATCTCAGGGCTATTTCTGAACTTGTAAGTAGACATGATTACACACTTGTGGTCCAGGCACGGAACCTACCTGTTGACGAAGTCCAGCCCGCTTCGTTAGCGCTCGTATACTGGACTTGTCCTGCTGCGGTGATGGTGAATTCGATATTTGAGTAGTCTCCTGTTGAGGTGACAGTCATGTCCCAACCAGTCCCTCGTTGCATCCCGTAGAGATTGAATACCTCTCCAAGATCTACAGTGGCATCGATGAACACACTGACTTGTGCCCGAAAGCTACGAACAATGGCAGAACTGAAGACGAGACCTGTTACGTCAGCGGCTACGGCTTGGTTGTTTGCAGGAGTCCAGATTGTTTCTGGAATGTCTCCAGAGAGACCTGACCCGAAGTTTCGGAGGACTAGCTCATCATCTACTTTAACTACCTCTAACCATCCGTTCTCCGTCGTAATGGTGAGGTTCGCGGTGCTTCCAGAGATGGTGTTGCCATTCGGGTCCAGAATGGCATTGTTCGTTGCCGTATTGTACATGAAGAAACTACGTCCTTCAGGCCAGGTAGCTATTGTTGCTGGAACAGGTAGAGTGAGAGTACGGTTCCCGCCAGAGGTGTCGACTTCGATGTGGTCGAAGAGCCAAGTTTCAGCAGCTCCGTAGTCCGCAGCCGTATTGACGGTGGCAGGTTGCTGAGGAGCACGCTGCCAGCTAGCAGATACGTCGGGAGCATTGGTGAGGTCGCCTTCTTCGGCTCCAGTACCAACCGCTGTCACACATTCCCAGACGTAATGATTCCAGTAGACTTGGTCGCCGACAATGTAGGTGTCTGTTTCGTCGTAAAGACCAACGGAATCGTTGAGAGATGCGCCTGTAAGGGTGTCTTCTTGAAGCTGCCCTTGTCTTAGGAGCGTTCGCGGCATCTAATCATCATTCAGGGGACCTGGGAACATGCTCTTCAAGAGTGCAGTGCTCCATGAGGTCATCCCAGGATTTGAAATGTCGCTTACAGCCTCCACATTGGTATCGCCCATCGGCTCGAACAGCAGCTCTCTGAGATTCTTTGATCTCTGTCAACGGGTCTTGTGGAGTTGGAGTTGGAAGAGCCGGAACTTCTTCCTTCTCCTCTGTTGGCACGACGTTCTCAGGCTCAGATAGTTCAGGTACTTGAGTTTCTTCTGTTTGAGCTTTGATTTCTTCAGCCTGTCTTCGTGCTTTGATAGAAGGGAGGGGTCTCTGCCCTGTTTGTCGTCGATGAGGTTCCGCTGCTGTTGGGTCAAGAATCTGTTCCCCTTCTGCGCCTTCAGCACATTTGGCTAGGAAGATTGCCTGTTGTATGGCAGCTTCTTCCTTGTCAAACAGCTTCTTCACCTCGAAGATGCTCGCCTTGATTCCTGTAGACTTAGCTTCCAGTTTGACGTGCGCGTCATGCGCCATCCGAGCTGACTCTTCACAGATGTTCATCGACCGTGTGATGTACAGCTTGACAAGTTTGGCTACTTGGAGGTCTTTTATGACCCCTTCGTCTACATCCTTATCTACGTGCTCATGAAGAGCCTGAATCTTTGGGGAGAGCCCTCCAACAGCTAGAGCCGCTCCCTCAGCCTTCAGTTTGGCTTCCTTCAACCCTTCAAGAAGGTCGTCGAGACGATTCCCAATTTCGTTGAAGGCTTCACGTTTGATCTTGTTTTTAGCTAAAGTCATCTAAGTTCTCCTAAATACTACAGTTTCTCAAGAACAGTTAGCTCAAGTTACAGTTTAGACGTCATCAGCATCGTAGGCGATGACGCAGAGAACATCGTTGACCTTTACGGAGAACTCAAACATGAGCTGCCCGTTGACCAAGGAGGTTCCTGGGTAGTAGTCGTTGTTTGCCGCAGCGTCTGCGCCTGGACGGAGAAGCTCACCATTCAGATAGGTGTCATAGTCCGTCAGGAAGGCACCTGCCGACATGTCAGGGAGCTGCGCGTCGAGGTTTGCGCCACCACCAACACCACCAACGTCGTTGTTCGCGGCTGTCGTGGATGTACAGTTGGCGTAGACCTTGGTTCGTCTCGTTCCAGTCTTGGACGCTTGCACGATGGCGTTGAAGAGCGAGACTTCACCACCGAAGGCTACTTCGTAGGCGTCCCATTCTGCCGTCGTCTCAGTCAGCTTGACGTCAGCAGCCCATGTTGAACCTGTGCGGTTCCCATCGTCGAAGCGCAGCTCTTGAGTACCGTCGATAATCAGGTCGGCTGCACCGTTGGTCTCGATACGACCCGCGTTGACACCGATGTCGATCTGAGTCGTTCCGGAAGCCACTTGGACACCAGAAGCGAAGTCGACGTCAATCGCATCGTTGTCGTAGAGGTCCGTGTCGGGACCGATTGTGACCTCACTCGAACCACCCGCCGAACCTTCTGTGATTTGGAAGAGGACTGCTTCTGCGTCATCTCTGATGACCCATGTCAGGCCAGCACCTTCCAAGTCGAGGATAGAGTTGGTGATCACGTCGACCGGAGTTGCACCCTGGTTGGTGTAGACGGTCTGACGAGTAGCAGTAGTTCCCGCGATGTCATCGATGAAGGCTCCGCTGAGGTACGCATCTTCCGGGATGTTGTCGAAGGCGACTCGTCGGACGTAGGAGTAGTTGATCGTCTGACCACCAATGTCGCCAGCAGGGCACTGCTCCAAGTCGTCTGCGGTGGCGTTGTTACGCACGAAGGAGATCTGGACACGCTGAGCGACATCGTTGAAGGTCTGCCCATCTACGTTCGCTTCGCATTGGAGGAGACCGTAGATAGTACGACCAGAGGAGAGAATCGGGTCTCCTGTCGTGCCATCTCGAATTTCCAAGAGGTTCTTGGGGTGAAGGGCGTCACTGCCTGCTACCTCTACAAGAGACGCAGCAGGGAAGCCAGCGTCGAACGCGACGACAGCACCCTCTGTGGTGACCGCACCGACAGCACCGACCTGAGACGGCGTTTCAGAGCCAGCGACCGAGAGGACTACGTAGGCTTGGGCAGCAGGTACTGCTATGTCCGTGAGGATCTGCGCACGGAAGAGGAGGCGCTTCTCTTCGATGTCGTCAAGGTCGACGTTCAGAGCTGCGATACCTCTCTTTTTCGCGTTCGCTGTCTGGTTGTCATCATACCAGTTTCCAGCCGCGTCTGCCCATGTGTGGCGTTTCAACTGCGAGCGGATCGCGTTGAGATCTGCTTCAACCTCTGTTGGGGCAGTCTCCATAGTCACGCCAGCAGCTACGGTGTCGTCGTAAACGTCCGAATTTCGGATTTGTGTGTCTTGTCGGATGAATGTTCTAGCCATTATAGCCCCTTCTACGAAGCGAAAGCACGTTCATTATAAGAATAACCTTGGACAATCCCTCGCATTTTAAGGGGCTGGCGTGAAGTCAAGCCACAGCTTGTCACCAGTCTTAGGTGTAAAGTTCGTAGATATCAAATCATAACCAGTTCCTGGAGCTGACTCGGAGACGATATAGTCGTTTCCAGCACCCTCTTCGAGCCGCACTCCGTTGTAGAGAAGTACCTCTGTGTCTGGGTTAGCGTGGATGAACTTCGTCGGTGAGGTGAAGTTCGTATTCACCCCGTCTATGACTCCTACAACAGGTTGATTGTAGTAGCGATTCCCAGAAGGTGCTGGACCTCCTGCACCATCTGGATAGGCCCAAAGATTGAGAATCTGCTCGTAGTTGAGGACGACATCGTTGATAACAACTGAGAGTCGACCTTCCTTGAAGAGCTTGGCCAACCTATTACAGTAGGCAGGTGTCTCCTGGAAGATGAAGTGAGAGAAGGGTGTAATCGTCTTTGGGGCGAGATACTTCCCTGCCAACTGCACTTTCGCAAGCGTGCGGTTGTAGACTTCTACAACGAGATAGCAGTCTTTGTCGTAAGTGCAGGTAGCCATTCAGATTGGTGCTCTCCAATCTGAAATAACCTCTGTGAGCGAAAAGTTAGGGTCTGCGAAGCGGTTCTACTTCCAGGCTGACTTGGTAGGGAGGGAAACACTGGATGATTCTGGTAAGGAACTCATACAGGTCGAAGGCGTCGTCGTGGGCGTAGAGGATACCGCTAGCCACTACCCCTTTGTCTGAAGAATACAGGGAGACATGACAGCAGGGAGATGTGAGGTTACAAAGACCCTCCATCCCAGAGGACCAGCTAATCTCGAAGTCTTCCATTCTTGTAGTGTCATTCGCGGATTTGTCGAGCGCGAGGTAGAGACAGGAGTTTTTCCAGTCTCGGAGAGCCTGTCCTGTAATGGCTTTATCAGGGATAAGTGGAGGAAATGCCAAGCTAAAGCTGACTCCTAAGATGTCCTCTTCTTGAAAGAGCGCTTGAACGTCAAGTCCTCTCTGAATGTCGCCTTTCATAGTGGCATCGACATCCCAATCGATCTTAATCTCAGTCGAGACTGTTCCTTTGGTGCTCATGGTAGAATCCTTTCTACCATACTTTGACTAGATTACTGAAGGAGGGAGAGGGCACATTGAGGACCGAGACCGCGAGACACGCTTCCAGGGACAGTCAGGCGTCGTCCGCACTTTCCACAGCGACCTTCATGGAACACCTTGGCGGTTCCCAATTTCGCTGTGAAGTTAGCCACATCGGCACGACGGAGAACCCAGATGAAGGACTGCAAAAGGGAATGGTTCGGTTCATAGGCGGCGTTCCCCTTGAAGTAGACACGCCTTTCCGAAGGGTCTCCAACGATGTAGCCGATGTTCCTGTAATTGGTGTTGTTGTCAGGACCTACAAGAACCATCACCGTCCAGATCGGCTTGTCGTAGCCTTCGCCTTGAACCTTGACTACCTTGAAGGTCCTGTGGAGACCAGAGGGTGATTCAACAGTGAAGATCGCCTTGCCTGCGAAGATGAAAGCCCACACTGCGTCTGCCGGAAGCTGTCCTCTGTCACTCATGCTGCCCTCCAACCTCTTCCTTTGTCTCATATATTGAAGACGTTGTCAAGGTAAAAAGTAGGGAGGGAGAGGAGGAGAGATCTGTGGGGGATTCTTGTAGCTACTTACATGTAGGTATTGAGGAGATGTCCCCCTCAAACTGCTGGAGGTCTACAATGACCGCGTAGGCGTCGTACCGCTTCAATAAGATGAGACGATGCTCGATCGGCAAGATCCAGTATCCTGGGTTGTGAGGGGTGATAACAACCAATCCCTCTTCGGATTCGATATCGTAGGTGCCAGGAATCAGCGTTCTGAACTCGTTGTCGTAGACCTTATGCAGAGGATGAACAAGGAAGCAGCCTTTCATCGCTCTCCCGAATTCATGAACGATTTTCACCTTCCAGAATTCCCCATCTGTAGGCAGCCGCTTGCCGCAGTCCGGTTTCCACCGCCGGTCAATGACCGAGATCTTCTGAAGGGTTCGGCTGATGACTTCGTTTTTGTTGTCGCTGCTAGGGTTTGGGTTGGTGTAGAACTTACAGATCGTAATCGCAGACATGTCTAAAGCTCCTAAAACGTTTAGTTTATCTAATGAAGTTTCGTTCGGACTATGGAGTTGGGTTAAACTGCACCTCCACCCATTCGAGGAGGATAGTGTCGGCACCGTCCCCTTCAACTACCAACTGAGCACTGAATGTCTCTCCTTCTGTGAACGTAAAGCCCGCTGTGTCCAAAGTTACAGTAGTGACTTCCCAGGCTCCTGTTCCCACCACGACGGTTGTTCCTACAAGAGTCCCTGCCGTATCATATACAGATACCGTGATATCTGTCCCAAGGGTGGTTGGTGTGTTGTGCCTGAAGACCACCGCAACAGGAGGGTTGGCTTTGGAGAGGAGGGAGAAATAGAAGGTTGCGGTCTGCTGTACCGGAGTTCCAGCGATGACGTTGATTTCTTCTCTGGTGTGGGGAACAGGCAATGCGGAATAGGTTGCCTCGGAAGAGATCCAAGTAGCATTTGAGAGCACCTTCACCGCTTGAAGAGGGGACATGAACTTTACGGGAGAGAAGTCTACTGCTGTAGCTCCAAAGGCGTCAAAAGAGCCCCTTGGGGCAGGAACGATCATGTCATCCGTGACAGGAACACCACCTCCAGGATAGTGCACCCACCCCAAGATGGTGGAGTCAGCATAGGTCTGTAAGAATCCAGAGACAGCACTGTAGGTGGCTCCAGCGCCTCCAAAGAGCTGTTCATCTACATGAGTACAGACGAGCGTGAAGTCTTCGGCTCCTCCAGCGAAGGTCAACGGAATGTTGACAGCGCTTGACTCCTGCACGATGATTCCGTTTGGCAGGAGAAGGGATCCAGGAGCTGCCCCTACAGACGAAACGGTAGCAACAGAAAGCTCGTATCCTTCGTAGACGAGGGCTGGAAGCAGCGTCTCCATAGCCGTCTTCATCTTGGCTTGGGTCAGCGTATCTCCGTAGTTGAAAATGCGTGTCTGAGCCATAACGCGTAACCTCGCTTACTTAGGGGCGACTCCAGTGAATGATACCGATCCCTAGAGCATTGCTTTCTTCATCCCCATCGGGGTTCAGCCGCACCTGAATCTTGTTGATTGTAGTGGGAATATTGATCGTGTGCGGACCAACAGGAGCTGGTGCAGGAAGCCAGAGGGACCAAACTCCTGTAGTAGAGTCCGCATAGCGGTACTCCAATGTGATGCTTGCCTCATTGTCAGCCCCAAAGATGACGACCCGAAGTCTGTTATTGGAGCCAGACTCCCCTTCTACTGGAATCGGTCGAGAAACATAGGTATCTCTGACACCTAGTCCGTCAACATCCTTGCTGAGTGTCGACTGTGTACCATCCATCCAGAGAGGGCTTCTGAAGTCCTCTGCGATGTAGCCACCAAGAGTCCAGGCTGCTCCTGTAGTCGAGACAACGTCTTCCTGGTAGGTGACCTCTGTGGCTGCCATGTACGGAGGGAGTAGGTCTGGAATCCATACCCCAAGAGCAACATAAGATACCTCAATGTAATAGTCATGGGCATTTTGGTCAACAGCAGCAGGAGCTGTGTTCATAATAGCCCAATAATCCGGGGTAGTCCACGGTGTAAACGCGGGAGGAGCTGGAGCTGGGGTGGGGCCAGCCGTGGCATTGCCGACAGCCAACGGAAGACGGAATCCTGTCACACTGTCCTGTTCCCACGGACTGATACCGAAGCGTGCGGTTCCAGTTCCAGTACCATAGAGCCAGTAGGGGACTCTGATCTGAAGAATTTCACAGACAGGAGGGAGGGATGGTCCCAAAGGAATACGAAGATTTGTGAGTGCGGTCTGTGATGGGTCTGTCCGCATCATGATCGCTTGAGACTGGAGTAGTGCCCCGGTGAACCCCTGTTCCCATACTCCCAGTTCGACACCGTGCGGTCGGTCCTCAAAGTATAGGTGTGGGTTGATAGTTACGGTCCCCACCTCAGAGATGATCGCTACTTCGCCTGCCAGGTCTTTCTGAACCTCCACAGCAGCCAACAGAGGCGTCTTCGTTGGGTTTTCAGCGATGGTATTGACAGGGCGCATGTCAACGAGGTCAAGGATCTGTGTCCCATCCCAGAAGCAGTCGAACAACGGGAGAACGTCAGCCATGATGGAAGACGTCACAGGGTTCTGTTCCATCCACATCATGACGGCTGAGTTCGGTCCATCAGCGACTCGATTGACGACCTGCCATTGTGTGATCTCAGTGAAGGAGAGAGTCGTCTCTCGGAACTGATTGGGATTCTCTGATGCCGCTCCTGGGAGGTTCTCTTCCCACGTCAAATCGAAGATAACGTTCTCTGAGATGGTAACTCCAGACTCATCCTTGCCTGTGAGCTTCAACTCGACAATCAAAGTCGGGGGGACAGGACCAGAAGTAGCCCCTGTGAGCGCAACTTTGAGCTTTCCAGGACCCCAAGGGGCGATGACGAAGGGCTCGATAGCGGTGCCTACATCATCTAATTTCTTCGTACAGAAGACTACCTGGTCACGTTTCCGAACTGTCTTGGTGGCGTCAATGAAGGTGTGGTAGCGCTTTGGAATACCTCCAGCATCCACGAAGTCCAGGGTCTCGTCGTCGAGATCTGTGATCTGGAGCCCTGCTGCGATGAGCGCTTGGCGGGCAGGGGCGTTGCTAACCTCCAGATTGCTTTGTGGAACGGTGATGACCGGATGTCCAGTCTGGACCCACGTATAGTGAATCTTGAGGTCTTTGGTGTTCGGAGCTGTTCCGTCGGAGAACTTCTCCGAGGGACGGAAGTACAGAATGCGTGTGCCAGGTACTACATCGCCTGCTAGCTCTTCAAGCTCTGTCGCATTGTCCGTGATGCGAACGATCGTCGAGGGGTAGTAGAGCAGAGTGACGTAGTAGGAATTGACGATACCGGTGATAGCTCCTGTGACATCGATAGCGATGCTTCCGGTAAGCACAATTTGCTCGCACTCGACTCCAGGGACCTTGGCATAGTCCTCATCTTCTGCGACCACGACACCGTAGTCCAAGAGGAGCTGCCAGAGCGTCAAGTCCCCAGCTACCATATCGTTGATTTGCAAACCGTGTGGGTTGTGCTCTGTTGTAGTTCCAGTTCCTACCTGTGTCCGGTGTGCGATGTCAACCGGAGAGAACCATTTGCGGTTCCAGGTGTAGGAGTTCTGAGTCATGTCGATAGACAGCTCGTAGCCGCCCGTAGAGATGGGTTGAACTGTGACAACAGCGAGGGCAACAAACGATTCTCGCTCCACAGATGTGAAGGCGAGCCAATCGGAGAGAGTTGCTACTTGAAGGAGATCCTCATCATCTGGAGTGTTGTACCGGCTTGGTACCAGGACGTCGTAATCGTCTAGTTTGATCTTGTCCGCTTCCTCGAAGGAACGGAGGTAGACGACATTGATTGCTCCCGACCCGGTGTCCGCTAGAGAACGTTGGGCTTGAGCAGCGGTGAGAACAATGCGTTCTCCTGTCTGAGTGACCGCGATACCAGAGAGGACGTCGATGGTGAGCGGTTGGGCGCTATTGGCCCGAACCACAAGCGGTCTGGTGTCGGAGACTTGAGCCGAAGCTGGTTTCTCATCGTCTACAACACCCCACCAGGCTGAGGAGTAACTGGCTCCGAAGATGAGCCTGAGCCGCTCAAGAAACTCTTCGGTATAGACAGCTTGCAGAAATTCAAGGTCTTCAAGACTTTGGGGCGCTTCCCAATTCAGTCGACGCATGGTGTCACCGTTCTATTAATGGACGTCACTCTATACTAAACATAACCGCGCAGGGGTGGTAAGATCGCGTAGGAAGGAGTGAAATGCACTATCGAGGTCACTTTTAGCGCAAAACCTCGGCGAGAGATTGGACAACCTGTCCGAGGAGAATCTTGAAGTTCGGGTCTTCTCCTAGATAGACGGTGTTGTCGGGAGTTTTGACCGCGACTCTTGTAGACTCGTCCTCTTGAGGGACAAAGGAGACCTGAACGTCTCGACCCCAGGAAGCGCCGTTCGGAATGAGACGGACGATGTACCCTTCAAGAGTCGTGACTCCTGCTTCCCGTTTCAACGCGCCAGAGAGAATCTGGACGTAGGAAGCCAAACTCACTCCATCTGTGAAGTGCTTCTTCTCTTCTCCAGGAGCGACCCGAAGAGATAGAAACCCGCTCTTCAAGAATGTATCGGACAACCGGCGTACTTGCTGAAGTGTCCTATCTTCTTCACTGAAGGTTTTGTCAGTCATTATGCTGCCTTATAGAACCAGACGACCAGAGTCCAGCTCTCCTGCGAAGTCCAATCGCGCTCGGAGAAGGTCGAGCGATAGGAACATCGGCTTAATGAACAGTCCAGAAAGTGCGTAGTTGTAGTCCCCTGTAACGCGAGAGACGACATGGTACCGAAGGGTCTCAACACGGGAAGTTACCAAGTTCCAGTCATTTAGACGCACCCGCGTCTCAGGATTCGATCCTGAGTCTATACGTAGGTGTACTCTCTCAACCGGTTGGTCTGTTGGATCCAAGAGTATGTTGATTGTGGTGACAACTCCTCCTGTAAGAGCGTATGATTGCCTTGTGTTTGGCTCCAGCTCCACGAAGAGGTTGACGTCATTATCGGGCTCAACCTGAATGTTCCACTGGTTGACTTGGTCCGTGGGGAAGTTGGGGACAAGTTTCTTGAAGAGGTGGAACTTTCCTCGGTCATCCGTGGTGGCGTGCAGCCGTGTTCCATCCCAATTGATCTTCCCTCTCTCTACATTCCAGAAGAGAGGATAGTCCGCTTTGATTGGAGCACGGAGGATAAGGTCATTCTTATCGAATAGCTTCTCTTGGATAACGGTTCCGGCTGCTGTCTGTAGATAGATGTACATGAACTCTTCTGGTCGAGCGCTGGTGAGCAGCGGACCAGACACCCAATCTACAACGAAGGGACCTACTCCAGAGGAGGTGAAGACGCCAGGGGTAGTGGGGAGTACCCGTGTCTCTGATTCATACGCTGGGTAGGCTCTCAGGAGGATGAGGGCGCGATCGGAGAGGTCGTAGGGGATGTCCTCTTCAAGAGTGACCTGATAACTATAGACGCCTCCTACGGACGCTGTGAGGGTAGCTGCGGTGACCCCAATCTCAGCAGCCGTGAAGACGAGGACATCCCCTGGATAAATCTTCCATGTGGAGTCGACGTTTATGACATTCGCTCCAGGACCCGCGATGTAGCTTCCATCCGATTCAATTGGTTGCCCATAGACCTCTACAGGAGTGTAGGAGGGATAGGCTGCCTGTACGCCCGTGGAGAGGAGAAGCTCGTTGTTATCTACGTTGAAGTCTTCAACAATCTTGACTTCCCGTCGATTGATCCGAATCCTCGTCCCCAGCGTGATGCTTGGCGTAGGAAAGCTCTCCAGGAAGATGATCTGGTCATTCAGTTTGACATCTTGCGAGAGCCTGGAGAAGTTGTAAGGAAGAAGGGTAGGAAGAATATTCCCCGTCTTTCGGGCGAAGCGCACGCTTCCGCTCATGAAAAGGTCGGTTGGGAGAGTAATTCCACGCCACTTGTGATATCCTACATGTGAGGAAGGAAGCGCGGAATTTGTAAGATTATGAATCTGCTCCAGAATACCCATGGTGTCATGTTCAGATAACCGCTGGAGCTAGTGACGGTAGTCTGGACCGTCCTCCTGATCCTCTTCCTCGTCTTCATCGTCCACTTCTTGGCAACCTCCGCAGTCGGAACAGAAGTAGTCTTTGTCTTCTACGGTGTCGACGAAGATCCTATTCTCCTGGTCATGAACGAAGCCCAAATCTTGTAGAAATTCAGGGTCTTGCATCAGTCGTCGCTGCTCTAAGATGTTTTCCAACTCGGGCGGAAGCTCCTCTTCCATGCCACGCATTGAGATGTAGTCCATGAGCAGCGAGACTTGACTCAGAAGGTAGCAGGTAGCAGACGAAGCCAGTCCTACCAGAGGCCATAGAGCAAAGGTGCTCCAGGTGTACGTGAGTCCTTGTGTTGCCAGATGGACCAAGGCATAGGATAGAAGCCCCGTCCAGAACCCTAGACAGAAAGAGCAGCCAAAGAGATTCTCGAAGAAGGCGTACTTCCCACGGAGTTTCTCTATACGGGAGTCAATGAAGCCAGGGAGCTTCCCTTCTTGTAGCGCAAACACCAAGGTATACGACACCAGTAGGGTGATGACGAACGCAAGTATGGTCATGTTTGATCCCTCTAGTGGCTTTGACTAGATTTTATTGAGACTAGGGGAGATTTTCGTCGATTCGGTCGATGAGTCCCTTGACCTCAAGAGCCAAGGTGGACAAGTCGTCGACTTTTTCAGTCAATGTATGCGCGAGATCGCTGGTAGCCTCGTCCAACTCTTTGTTGGCGTCGTGCGCCCCAAGAGAGAAGACAAGCTCGTCGAGGTGAGATAGAGCGCTGCTAACATCGTCCATGGCTTCTTCGAGCTTGTCGTCCAGGTCTTCCAGAGGAATCTCAACCTGAGCATTCTTCTTCGGACTCTTGGTAGGTAGCTTCTGAAGTGCCTCGGCTATCTTGCCTTCCTGGACAAGCGCGACGACCTGATCGACATCGATCTGACCGTCGTCTTGTTCGGCACCGTTTTCATCCCAGGGATGACGGATAACGATGACCGGTTGGCCTTCAGCGTCATCATGCCCAGTGTCGAAACGAATGTCGACGAAGCCTTGCTCTCGTAGCCAAGAAGCCGCTTTGTGAATGATATCCGACTCTTGGTCCTCTGGGACTTCTTTGTTCACAGCGACAGCAGGAGCAGCCTGTGTACCCCACTGTGTAACACGTACCGGGAACTGTGCCTCCAACTGATCAGCAATGTCATGAGTAAAGTGCATCCTCTATCTCCATAGTTGAGACAAGTGTCCCAACCTGTTATTAAAGTAACCCCGATCGGTTTAAGAGGAGATCTCCTCGACTTTTTTTGTTTCTGCTCATGAAGTTCGCTTCATCGATAAGGAGGAGACCTGCTGTCTCTCCGCGCTTCTCATCAGAACCATTGAACTTCCCAAGCTCTTCTTCAAGGGCATCGAACCAATCGAAGAAGTCTGTCTCCTGTGCCTGCATGGCTACTCTCCTTATACTTTGACCAGAATTTTACTGATTTTGATCGAGGGGAACGAGAATCCAGGCACCTTCATCGATTGTGAGCTGCCATGTGAATCCGTCCTTCTGGGGAAGCTCGTAGAAGTCCATGAAAGATTGGCCAATTTCGATCAGTCGATTCCTCTTGCGGTAGACTTCTTGCTCTTGAGGGGAGATGATGTCTCGTTCCAGCTTTTCTATCTGTTGGTTGAGTTGACGGATGCGCAAGTAGGCTTGAGCTACCATATCTAGCGCTTGCTTTTCCTTGCCATTGATCTCGCGGAGAAGTTTGAGATGGTCCGCTTTGAGGTCGATTCTCTTCGGGAAGCCTACCTTGGGGGTGGCAGTTGCCGACTTCTTGGAGGCTGTACGGGAATTCTTAGAACTTTTGCTGGACATAGGCTTCCTTTCCTGAGTTTCTACCAGTCAACATACATTGACTAATCCAGTTTGAGACAGAGGTATCAGTCTCTTGTAGAAAGGATAACCAATATTCTTGAAGTGTTGGGAGGTAAGGGCTGGGTTGGTTTAGACGAGGACAGGTCGCTCGATTCCAAGGAGAATCTCTACGGTGTTACCAGGGGTAGCAGCGTAGCCGGTGTTGTCGACGACATAACCGATGCAGGTGACATACTCACCAGACCCAGAAGGAGCCGTAGCCGTACCGCGTCCAGCTACAGTGGACACGTAGATGGGGGCACCCGCGCTGGGAGTAACCCCGTCATTCAAAGTCACGTCAACGCGCCCCTGAATTACGACCTCTCGAGCGGTTCCATTGTAGACACCCATCGCTCTCGCTACGCCCAAAGTGCTGTCAGCGTCAGCTTGCAGAACAGTGTCATTGGCAGACAGATAGGCGATATCGCCAGCAGCCATACCCGCCGTCGTGAGAGACTGAAGCAGAACCTCTTGCACCGCTCCACCAGCAGCGGAGTACGCCTGGTTGAGAGCGTTGAAGATGGAGACCTCTCCGAAGTTCGACTCGTAGGTATCCCACTCACCAGTGGTCTCTGTGAGCTTCACCGAAGTGGCTGCCCACGTAGAACCAGAGCGGTTCGTATCGTCAAACAGGATCTCGGCTGCCGAGTCAACAGCGACGTCTCCAGACGTGGTGCTTGACAGAGTGAGTGTACCCGAGGTAGCGTTCACCGAAGAAGCGCCAGTACCGGAGATGGCGAAGGTGGTTGAAGCGAGCATATCGAAGGAGCCAGTGACGTCGATGTCGAGGTTTGCACCCGCATTGATATCCAGGAGACCACCAGAGGTGATGTCCAACTCATTGGCACCTGTGTTGGAGAGGGTCAGCGTGTTACCGGTGACGGTGAAGTTCGAGGCACCGCCTGCGTCGAGGGAGATTCCGACGGTGGCGTCGAGAGTGATGTTACCACCACCAATGTCTACCAGACCCCCCGTCGAGTCGATCTGAACACTTACTCCAGCGTCGATGTCCACAGTACCAGAAGCCGCTGTGATATCGATGTCGGCTGCGCCTGTGTCCAAGGTAATAGCAGAGCCTGCACCCGCGTTGGACGAGAGGGCTAGGACCGCGTCACCAATGGCGTTGTTTGCTGCGATGGTCAAAGTCTTCGTGGCAGCATCTGACGCTAGCATGGTGAGGTTCGTGGTGTCTGTCGAGTTGAACGCCATGGTTCCAGTGGCGTCCACGTCGAGGTTCGCTCCAGCGTTAATGTCCAAGAGACCACCAGAGGTGATGTCCAGTTCATTTGCGCCAGTATTTGCGAGAGTCAGCGTGGCACCTGTGACCGTCAGGTTTGAGGCACTCGCTGCGTCCATCGTGATGGCACCACCGGAGTTGACATCGAAGTCACCCGCCGTGGTGTTGACCTCAACCTCGTCGTAATCGACGCGGATGGTGTCGGTGTTCGCACCATGAACACGGAAAGCATCCGGCTCATTGGTCGAGTCGTTGTTGTCGATGGTGATCGCGGTCCAGTTCTCGGTATCCGGAATCGTGATGGTGATCGGGCCACCGAAAGTTACGGTATCCGTTGGACCGGAACCGATAGCGATGGCGTCACCACCGTTACCGAGGTTGACGTCGCCTTGGAAGTTGGCTGTACCAACAACCGTGCTCGCACCGGAGACGGTCTCGGAACCAGCAACCTGCACGTCACCTTCGGAGTCGACGGAGAAGAGGTTGCCACCACCACTCGCGAGAACCTGGAAGAGGACGCGGTTGGTTGAGGCTTCCTGTGCTGCTGTCGCCTGCACGGAGAGGTTGGGACTCGTATTATCTCCAGAGGAGATGAAGTTCCATGAGTCACCCACTCCCTGGGTAATGGTTTCAGCAGCCGTCTTGTCGACGAGGTTCTGATTCTGGATACCAGCAATAGTACGGGTACCATTGTCAAACGCGATGTTGTTGTTGTAGGTCCATGCACCTGTGATAGTCTCGGCATCGGTCTTGTCCAGAAGGTTCTGAACTTCGATCAGCGCACCAGCACTACCAATCTGACTATCTACAGCACCAAACTGGAGGTCAACGTTAGCGGGGATGGTAACGAGTTGTCCACCATCCGCAGTAAGAGCCAGGTTTGTACCTGTTCTCGCAGTGATTCCATTCGCCAGCACCGTGTCGGCAGCTTGGAGTTGCTGTCGGACACCAGCGACGAGTACCAGGGGGGGATAATCTGCCACGGGTCAGTCTCCTTTACTTCTTCGCCCGTCCGCCACGTGATTTCCAGGACGTGCGCCGACTTGGGGCTTTCGGTTGAATGGGTGTAAATGTGACAGTTACATCCGCTGCACTAGCGATATTGACCCAAGCACTGGATCCATCTTGACAGCGAGCAAGTTTGACGAACTGAAGGGTTCGTTCGTCCTCAAATTCTGCTATGTCGCCGGTTTTTACGTCGGCTACCATGAACATCTCGGTTCGATCTGCGGTGTGCAAGCCAGAAGGGAGTTTCACCCTTTTTGATTCTCCTCTATACTCCATCTTCACTTTCGTCATGATAGCCTCTTAGACCACGCGCTCGTAGTCTAGCTCTTTGGTGAAGTAGTCGATGTGCAGCTCCAAGCAGCGAGCGACTCTTGGGTCTGTGACCTCAAAGTTCTCAGTTCCATGCTCAATCTCATGTAGTGTCCCGTCATAACCCGTACACTTCATGATGTATTTCCCGGTTGCTGCAATGGGAGGATTCGTTCCAATGTATCTGAACGTCGCTGTGAAGGTCTCAGCGGCATGGGCAGCTTTATCAGCGGACGAAAGAACTGGAAAAGGTCGTGGCATGTCTCTCTCCTCTACAAGAGAATGTGAGCGTCGATCTCAACCAACAGCTCATCAGTGTTCTTAGCGTAGCCAATACGCTGGAAAACTTGTCCCGGTACTACAGGGGGTACATTCGTAATTAACCCCGGATTCAATGGGTCTGCATAGTACGTTGTATCCGGAGACAAACCACCCCCTCCTGCATATTTAACCAAGAAGCCAGAAAGGATACCACTCGTAGTCACAAGACACGATGTTGGTGTCCCTTTGCTCTCAATGAATCCTATAGAGGGCATAGTTGCTAGGCCCGAAGCGTCGGCACGCTCAACGGTATTTCCAGCCGATTGGTAGACAAGGTCGAGTACCGTTTCGGCTAGCGTACAGGCGTAGGTGTCTTGGAGCCTCTCCAAACCAGGAATAGGATCCGTCCCGCCAAAAGCGATGGGAAGGTGTGTAGCTCCGTGCGCGATAGGTGTAGGCGTCAGGTTCAGCCATCCAGTATTGTTCCGAAGATACATCTCGCCAGCAGGACCGAGGTCTGTCCTGAAGAAAAACTTCCCAATCGGAGCATCTGGAGGAAACTCTGTACCCCTCGAAGTGGACATGGGGTCCGTGAATTCGAGGAGCAAATCCAAGGGAGGTACGAGCGCGCCATCCAAACGTCCAAAGAGCTTTCCTTCTTCTGCGAACCTGTAGACAAGGTATGCCAATTCCTCATCACGAAGCACCTTTGTCATCACGAGGACAAGGGACTTCTGAGGGGCAATCTTGTAGGAACTCCCTATATATAGCCACCCTCTCGTCAAGATCGTGAGTTCGACTGTAGTTGCCATTAGTGGTCCTTCACTCTGCTGTTACAGTATCAGGGGTAACTGCTTCAGCTACAGCCCATGCTACAAGAATCGTTACAGCAGCCCCCACCACAAATCCTATGGTGCCTAGGACCACTCCTCCGTAGCGATTCCACCACGAAGGCTCTCTCCCTGCCAGCTCCGTCGTCAACGTCTCTACTTGGCTCTGAAGGCTTGCAAGAGCATTTTCGTAAATGGTCTCCTGCTCTTCCCAAAGGTCCAGACGTACTTCAAGTTCCGTTCTCAGGCGAAGGTCGCTCGCTCGTAGGAGAGCTAGCTCCATTCCTGTACGCTCGTCAATCAGTAGCCCATCTAAGGGAGCGGCTTCTCCTTCATCCAGAGGAATCGGGTTGAACTGCGGTGCCTCCTCATAGGGAGATGCACTGACAGTACTCGTGTCCTCTTCTGCCCTACAGATGGTAGGGAGGAGAATGAGGACCCCGATGATGGTTGTCCACTGTAGCAGTTTCATATCTTTTCGCCTCGTTGCAGTAGCTCTTGGATGAGCTTGACGAGCAGACGAGCTGGTTGCGATGTCAAAGGACCATGTCGACTCACTGTCATCAGAGCACGATAGAGTCGCATGAGATTGGGGGTATCATTGCCCTCAAAGGGGCGCACAGGAGCTAGGTCGTCGGCATTCCCGTTTGGCTGAGCTTTGACAGGAGCAGCAACGGAGGTAGACCCCTTACCTCCAAGGTCTTCCCATAGTCCTGCGTCTCTTCGTTGTGTATCTGTCATGATGACTACCTCGCTAAAAGAGCTGCAAGACGCTCACGCCGTTTCCGGCTATCCGGTTCCTGCCTGATGTTCTCAACCTCTATTTGAACCGCTTCTTCTCTACCCTGTGCCCGTCCAATCTCGATAGCAGCTTTTGCTTCAGCTTCTGCGAGTTTTCGGTGTGTTTCCTCTCGTTTATCCTTCACTACGATGTGGATGGGTTTCTTTGAGGGGCGCATGAAGACCCAAGCTAGAACTGATAGAACTGCAAGAAGTCCGGATACAAAGAAGATCCAATACTTCTTTAGAACAAGTTTGATCTTCGTCCAAATGAGTAGGGCTATCATATCATTATCTCACTACACACAAAGATAACCACACTCAATAAGTGGCATCCTACTTGGACTCTTTCATGACCTTCTCCATCTTGTCTGGAAGCGCGGGTTTGACATCCTTGCACAGGTCTTTGATCCCACTGCCCACATCCTCTGCATTCTTGAGCAGCCAGTCCATAGCTTTGTAGACTTGCTTGCCTTGCCACTTGAGGATTTTCCAATTCGCGTCCGCGAGCCATGGTCCAGTAAACCCCGCTAAGGGATAACCAGCGAAAAAAAGTATGGTTGTCAGTACGACTGCTCCTGCTGTCTTTCGTTCTTTCTCCGTCTTGGAGTCCATCTTCTGGACGGCATTCTTGAGCTTCTTGGCTTTCTTCGCCAGCCCCTTTATTCCTCCTCCTCCTCCAGAGAAGACTTTGCATGCCCCTGGATGCTTCTTGATCAGCTTCTCGATGGCTGACGAAGCAGCGGTCTTTTCCGCTTCAAGAATCTGTGCGTTCACTGACGCTACTTTGCCATCATACTCCTGCTCTAGAGACTCACGGACTTCTCTTAGCACAGTAGCGGTTTCCATAGTGAGGTCAAGCAGAAGCTCGTCCTTGGCTGATGTCATTCTTGTAGACATTGACGATTACTCCTCGTCTGTTTGTTCTGGTTCTGGTGTTGTCTCCGCTGTGGTGGATTCAACTGGAAGTTCAATAGTATAGACGTTTTCTGGGTCTGAAGGGTCGCTTGGGACAGAGCCTGTTGGATTCGCACGTTCTGCATGGAGTCTGGACTCAATGAGACGTTCGAGCTTCTCCGTTCCCATCTGAGGGAGTCGAGACTCTTCAAGCTGCTCTTGGATGTAGTCCACAGCGTGTTGGAGCTTCCGTGCACCATCTGTCTGCGCTTCCCCTACCTTCAGCGCTTTGCGTCCCTGCTCTTCCGCGAAAGCTACGCCGGAAGAGATGAGGTTTTGGGTGAGACCGATGAAGCGGTCCTGCGTGTCTACGTCGAGCTTCTTCCCCCATTTACGAATCGCGATGCTCGCCAAGGTTCCCAAAACACCGATGACGATGGGCGCTACGAGTTGGAGCAGCGCGTCGAGAAGCACCATCCACCATTCTTGCTGCGCAACGGCTTCATTGACTACTTGAACGTCGACATCTGGACAAGGCTGTCCAAATGCGACCATGGAGAACAGGAAGATGACCGGGAAGGTCAAGAGACCGAGAATCTTGGGGAAGTTTCTAGACATGTGACAGGACTCCTTTTCACAGAAAGGTAACCTGTCTATCAGGAAGGAGGTGTGCTGCTGAAGAGCTTAATCATTGCCAGAATAGCCCCGATTAGTACCGCCAAAGCTCCAGATACCGTGATGATGGAGCCCAGAATCTTACCTAGACTGACCTGCTTCTCTACAAGTTTATTGGTCGCTGCGGTTTGGTCTTTGATCGCGCTTTCGACCTTCCCCATGACTTCGATGATTGCCAGAGAGCTTGTCTTCTGCGTATCTTGGCAGCCTGTGCAGCCTGCTACGACTGTTGTTTCGAGTCTGTCTCGCTCGCGGTCTTGTTCTTTGTTTCGTTGCTTCATAGCGTCAATATGGCGTCTCAGCGCGTTGTCATGTTCTACGATAGCTTTCTCAACAGCTCCTAGAACGTCGTGCGCGTCTTGCTGCGCCCCATGAACCTTCGCGAGCGAGTTCGCCACGTCAGCAAGATTCTGCGTGCTGTCCGTCTGAACCTGAATGAGACGTTTCTGCGCCTCTTGTTGTGCTGCTTCGTTTGCCTTACGAGCTTCCGCTTGTATTTTGTCACGCTGCTCTAGCAGTAGGGCAAACTTCTCCATATCGGACATATCGGAATTCCCTAAATTATTGCCAGCAGACTGTTTTTGGTCGCGTTTTCGCGACCTAGACGTCATCTTCTCTCCAGACAATAATCAGGAGGCGTGTTCGTTCGCTTGTAGCCGTCAGCTCTACAGTACTGAAATCAGTAGTGTAGCGAGAGAATGCCACCACCAAACCAGGAGCCTCCAAAGAACGGTGCCGAGAAGAGTCCGACACGATTGTGAGTTCCCCCTCAATTAATGTTATATTAACCTTTGTTACAACATCGATCCTCTTTACTATCTGTTCGATAGCTCGGTCAAGGCGTAGCGGCTGGTCCTTGAAGAGAGTTCGGGCCATTCCAATGTCAAAGATATGGTTGTTGTAGATGGCTCTGGTGTTCCAGGAGCCATCAGGTGTCAGCGAGGAGGGGGGTGGTGTTGGCATCCTCCCTGCTGCAGAGGCGATTGGATGTGCGATATTCGAGTCCCGCATTCGAGCCAACGTCTCTTTTGTCTTGGTCGTTTCGATTTCTAGAGCTGTGATGGCGGTGACTTCGCGGTCGTCATCTTCCTCAAACTGAGAGGAATCTGGAGCAGCAGCGGTGAATCCGCCTTGAAGCGTATCAGGTGCCATTTATTAACCCGACACAACAACGTCGAGCACATACCTGTTGGTACGCCCGACGATGGAGTGAGAAACTACTGTACATGAGTCCCATGACAGTGTTTCTGGTAGCCCTGCATCGGCGAGAATCTTGGTTTGGTCAGCTTGGGCAAATACGCAGGGATCCGTTAGAACATCATAGGTTTCATACACAACTTGAAGGGTATTGACAGTCACAGAGGTCTGGACTGTAGCTTGTCTGAGGTGTACTAGAGCCATCGGTCTTAGACCTGTTCTCCAATAATTACCAGTTCTTTTATATACCAAGGGCGTACTACTCGACCTCGGTCTAAATGTACCGCAAGACGAAATTGGAACCAGTCTCCGTAAGGGACATGGGTCACAGGGTCAAGTACCCTGAATTCTTCCGTTAAAGACTTGCGGTAGTAGACAGTACAAAGATCGGTTGGCACATCCCCGCTGATTGCCCAACCGATGAGATGAAGCGGAACGGTGAAGGTGCGGGGCTCGTAGTTCACGTAGTTGTCGGTGTCGTAGGCTTCTTCGTTGATTCTCTGGACACGTCCATTCAGAGCGTCAGAGACGACGATGACTTCCGTCGTCACACCATCGATGGTCACGGTGTCTGGCTGAACACCGGTAGCTTGTCCGATGGATCCGAAGATGAACTCCGTCTGACTAACAGCGGTGTCCTCCGTGGATCGGAAGCCATAGGTGTGAAGGTGCTTCTGTGACATGATATCGAAGACTTCGATGGTACCGTAGTTGGTGTTCGCGACGTAGACCCAACGAGTGCCTGCTCCGAGGTCTCGAATTCGCAGTGAACCTGGACCGGAGAGAGTATAGTTGAGAGTGCGTCCCTCGAAAAACTTGACCAGAACACCATTTGTGTTGTCGATAGCTCCAAACTCTGAGGAGCCTCCGTTTGAGACCCATACAGCATTAAGAGTCGCATCCATGAGAAGACCAGAGGGCTGATTGACCTCTCTGTGAAGTAGGGAGCCGTCCGTCTCGTAGTAAGAGGGGATGTTCAACCAAGCAGGCGCAGCAGGAATAGACAGGTCATAGGTGGCTAGGAAACCATTCGGAGCTGTAGCCCCTACCGGCTGTCCAGCACGACAGGCAACCCAAAGCTCGTTCGTCGCGGAATTGAATGCCAAGTCGACGGGGCTGTCGAGTAAGTTGCCTCCGTCAGGTGTCCCAGGAGTGTCGATCGTTCCAATAGTCGAGACGTAGGTTCCTGTAGGATACTCGTAGATACTGATGACGTGGTGCCCAACCATGGCGATGGCGACGTACTCTTGCGCGCCAATCGTGAACGCAATGGCTGACGATACCTCTTCATACTCTTGGTTTCCAGCTAGGTCAGGACCATAGCCAGGGAAAAGGCGAATGACTTCAAGATTCTGCCCAAGCATCAGGACGCCACGATTCAAGTCTGACAGAAGGTAGTAGATGTCGTCCGTCACAGGGTCTGGTCGACGCCAGATTGGTCCCGGTTCGTCTACAGTGCCCTCTCGGAAGCGACTCAGCGCGATGGAGAAGCCCTTGGGGTCGAACGCAAGGCGTCGGTTCGGGATGTCAGCATCCAGGAGACCTTGGTTTGACTCAATGCGCCAATCCTCCTTGACGTTCTGATCCATCGTCAGACTTGTGATACGTTCCGAGACCTGCGTTGCGAAGGTGGTGTCTTGGAAAACCGTATTCTTACGAACGAAGTCGACATCTGCGATGGCGTCTTGAAGGGTTCGCTTGAAGTGCTCAAATTGGATATCGCCCATGATCTCACTCTTTTGTCAATGGTCTAGGCTCTCTATAAGCTAACCGTCCACTCGCTGTGTATCCGGACGCATCATATAGTGGACGCCATTCTTCTTGAGCCACAGTTCAAGCTTGTTTCGGTCGTCTTCGTGGAGCTGTGAGGTCCCATAAATCTGAACGTCTCCAACACGTCCCCTCGAATACTGGTAGTCGTACCAACGAATGAAGTCGTCGATGTCCATGTCCAGTTCGAGGTGATACTTGTAGCCAGGCGTCTTCTCTTTAAGAGAGACTACGGTATGGTAGGGAGACGCTCCGTCTCCAGCGTGCCAGATGTAGTTGCTCTCCCCCTCCTGTGTGAACTCAGTACGTCCAGGAATGACGAAGAGGTTCGTTAGGTTCTTGGCCTTAGCCTTGAGCTTCGGGTTTTTGAGAGCCGTTAGGGCTGCTCTATGAGCGAAGAAAATCCAAGCGAACTTCCTCTCCAGGAGGAGAGCCAAGACGAGGTCTCCCCGGGGATAGAGCCCCTTGGTGTCCATCTGACGTTTCTTCGTGACGAAAAGACGTCGAGCACCCCCGGCTGGAAGCTCGCGCCACCTCTTTGGCATTGACTTCAGCTCTTTGTATAACGCGTTAGGGTCGTCTACATAGAATCCGGGGATTTTTGTACGAAGGGGTACTGCTTCAATCCTATTGTAGACGGTCTCGAAAGCTGGCCATAGATTGTCTAGATACTGCCGGCGCTTTCGTTGTTGCGTCCAGTACTTGAACTTCGACTTGAGTAGCTCTAGTGGATCTCGACCGCGAAGAGGCATTCTAAGTGCGAGAATTTCAGCAGCTTCTTCATGATAGCCTTCCTCTGCGAGAAGGAGAGCCACTTTCTGAAGGCGTTCTGGTGTATTGGTTTGGGGAATCATTACACTTTCAGATAACCGTTCCCCGTCGGTAGGTAGAGGGTAGGGCTACTGTTGCTGGGCTTCCCAAGTCATGGTGTCAATGTTCAGATGGTATCCCTCGGGGACCTGCATGCGGGCAGCCAACTGCTTCAAGGTTGTTGTCTGCTCATGGTTGAGCCCTTTCAGGACTTCAGTCAGCTGCTCCTCTTGTTCCTTCAAGGAGGCTGCACTTTTCTCGTACTCCTTTGTGAGGGCAAGAAAGCGCAAACGTACCTGACTGTGTTCTGCGGAGACATGAAGCTGACGTGTAAGAACGTCGTTGAGGACCTGTGCGTCTTCTGGGGACAAGGTGTAGTTAGGGGCTTCTGGTTGCTTTCTGGCTTTAGAATCACTCATACGATCAAGCTCCTTTTCTCTAGCTATGTACTTTGACTAGTTTATCTTGAAAGAAATAGCCCTAATCGTGAGTATGCCCACTGCTTCGGTTGGCTGTCCTCATGATCTCAGAGATATTGGTAATATTCTCTGCTAGAGCTTTTGCTACTATGTTCCGTATCCCTACTGGAATATCGGAGAGATTCTCCGTGATCCAGGTTTCCAGTGCTGTGACCTGATTGTTTTCCCAAGTGCTTGCATCTTGTTCTGAATCGAATTTCTTGCCGTCATGGGTAACCCATGTACTTTTTTGTTGTGCCATAACTTTCCTTTATCTGAACTTTAGTTCAAGCTGACCCAAGCACCATTTGCTCTCAAACGAAGTTTGTCAGTAGAAGTATTGTAGTAGATCAAGCCATCTACAGGAGATGCAGGATCTGAGGTCCCGCGAGGAAGAAGCACTCCCTTTGATGTAGAACTGAATTCTACAACGGCACACGCGTCGATAGAAGAGGTTCCAAAGCCTGTTGGTCCAGCGAAGTAGTTGCTATCTGAGGCACCAAGCTGATAGATGCCCCAGTTATTCGAGGCTGCGGTAATAGACGCAATATAGACCCCATAGCCTGTGGTCAGTGAGCCAGAAGTGACGTCAATGTCGAAGTACCCAGCATAGGCAGTAGACACTGAAGACGAGGCATCTTCTACTTGAATCTCAGACCGCACCCCATACATGGTCGTAGCATCTCCACCAGAAGCTTCAAGAAGCACGTCGATGCCTGTCACTGTCGTTGCGGACATGGACGTACCATTCAACGTGATGACGCCATCGAGAATCTTCAAGGACGAGGCAGTTGGATTTCCTGTGATGTTGATATCACTCTTGTAGGAGGTGTAGTCTGTGATAGAGCCTCCTGTGCCTTGAAGGATGTAGTTTCGGTAGCCATAGTGAAGCTTGTTCGTTGTGACACCTCCCGGGGCTACTGAAGTATAGACTCCATTGGTTGTGCCACTGAGGGCGTCCTCTTCAATGTAGACACGAGTTCCTGCTGTTGGAGTCGTATCAATTCCAATATTTCCATCTACTTGAAGGTCTCCTGCGAAAAAGCTTCTGTCGGCTGTACCAGCGGAGTAGAGCGCATAATTGGTCGTGCCCGTCTGGTCTTCGATGTAGATCCCATACGCTGTAGTGGTGGTGGTGTTTTCGCCCATGTCGTTGATATAGAGCCCATAAGCGTCGGTGACCGTGCCTGTGCTTCCAACACCTAAACCAGCCTCGAAGCAGCGGAAATCGGAGATTGTGCTCCCAGCATTCGCTATGAAGTGAACAGAAACACCTCTCGCATTGTTGACTTGAGTACTCGCGTTTCCCGACTCGAAGTAGATGTACGCACCGCGTTGAGTCGTAGAGATAGTAGAGCCACTGTTGTAAACATGCGAAAGGTAGGCTCCATAATAGAGAGCACCTGTCCCAGAGGAGACATTGTATCTCTCCCGGAGCCCATAGGTATGTGTAGGAGAGTTCTCTTCAAGAATATCAATCTTCGCAGAAGGACTCGCTACAGCAAGTCCGATGTCTCCAGCGAAGTAGTTGTCATCTGAAGTACCATCTTGATAGATTCCATAGCTCGTCGTCGTGCCACTCATGCTCTCGATATGCACACCGTAGCTATTCGTGATGGTTGTTAGAGGCGAAGGATCCTCAACCTTCAAGCCATAGTAAGATGTGATGGTACCATCTATTTCGCTATAGGCGGCATGGAAGTCGATGATTTCAGAGATGGTTTCTCCATTTCCTCCAACCTCGAATTCCGTTCGATACCCGACGAGACGGGTGAAAGCTTCCCCTGCTGCTGTATTGACTTGAAGTGGAGCAGTATACGCCACCAAAGATCCTGCCCCTTCAGCGCCGGTATAGGTGCAGCCGCTGCTAATGCCTGTCCATTCTGATTGGTCTGTGCCGCTCTTCTGGAAGTTGACACTGAGTCCAGTTCCAATGTTTTCTTCATCTTTGACGTGGATTAGTGCTTTCTTCCCAGAGATTGTCGTGGTGCCTAGCGCCATGACTCCCTGGAAGAAGTTGATCATACTAGCTCCGGATTGGTAAATACCGTAACTCGTTGTGGCTCCTAGGTCTCCAATACGTACACCAAAAGCCGTTGTAATTGTTCCTGTTCCTGTGGGCTCCTCCACAAATAGACCCATATACTGCGTGACTGTGTCAGTTGCTCCAGTACTAAGGAGACTGCGGAATCCGACACCGAGGTCTAGAGTTTGTGCTGCTCCAGGAATAAAATCGAGGTCAGACTCGAAACCGTAATAGTTTCCACCTGCTGCTGCTCCGGAGTGGTCAACTCCTGATTCTACCCCGACCCAGGATGTCTTCTTCCCCGCCCCATCCTTGTCCAGTAAAATGCGAATTCCGTATGTAGCAGCCGTCTCGTCCGTGTCTACCATACCAATTTTAGTATCGGTTGTAGGTGGAGTACTCAACCCGAAGTTTCCGCCAAAGTAGTTTCCGTCAGAGGAAGAGACTTGGTAAATTCCGTAAGACGAGGTGGAGTTTAGGTCCTGAGTGTCGATATAGATGCCATGAGAGGTTGTAATTTCTCCGGAACCTCCTGATGCCGCGAGGTATATGCCACGATAATCCTGTACGATGTCACCGGCTGTGTTCACAGCCATACTGCTCCGCAAGCCGTATCCTGTCGTCAGTGTCTCCGTGCCTCCACCAACGAAGTTGATATCGCTATCGTAGCCGATATAGGTTCCTGCATCTTCCGAAGCTCCGTGGTCTATTTGAACTTCCACACCTCGGAAGACCGACTTTGTTCCAGCTCCGTCCTTATCCAAACGGATACGAGCACCCCACGTAGATGCTGTCTCGTCCGTGTCTACGATGTCAAGTCGCGCAGCACCGTCGATAGTTGTCGTGTTGAGACCAACAGGACCGGCAAGGTAGTTGTTATCTGTCGCGGATTGTTGGTATAGCCCCCAACTGGTAGACGCGCCTACATCTCCAAGGAAGATTCCATATCCTGTAGTGAGGGTTCCACTTATTGTATTGCCAGGGATATGAAGGCCATAATAGGTGGTTAATGTAGCATTTGCTCCAACATTGCAGTCGGCAGTGAGGCAGCGTACACTGGAATAGTTAGCAGCAGCGGTCGGATGCAAGCCCGCTTTCGATTGAATGACGTAATCATCTCCTCCTCCTCCTGTTCCATCATAGTACGACTCTACATTTAGCCCCATCCATCCGGCTTTATTCCCAGCGCTGTTATGCTTCAGTTTGATAGCGCTCGTATAGGTGAGAAGAGAGGAGGTGTCCTCAATATAAAAGCGCTGACCATCAGGGTCTTGAGACGAGGCACCAATAACTACATCATCTGTCGTTGTATTAAGATAGATGAAGCCAGAATCTTGAGCCCAAGGGCTCTCCATAGGAGCCCACCCACCACTAGCGCCTAAAACATACAAGGCACTGTTTGTGGTGTTATAATAGATGAGACCATACGCCTCCGTTTGCCCAGATAATGAGTTGGTAGCCTCAGTATGGTTCGCAAATGAACCTATGAAATGCCCTAGTTGTCCACCACCTGCCATGTCTTACTCCTACAATGCCCAACTGTAGTCAGCATCCGGATCGATTGTGTTGTAACGCTGTCCAGAATCAATATCATTACTCAAGTTCGCATTGTCTTCAGGAGCTACTCCGAAAGTACAGTGATGACTCTTGTAGGTCGTAGCTGCTGTTGGGTTACTGATTGGATTATTCGCCCCACCATCACCATGGAACGCGGCGGTATTCGCCATAGACAAGTTATCGTTATCAGTATCATAACGGATTGCAGGCTGACCAGAGGCCCCCTGCAAATAGCTGTCAAATACATATACGAAAGCATCTGCGTCATCGAATTCAAGGGCTGGATAGGTTGCCTCTGGGTTGTCACAGATGACTCTATCCATGATGAGCTTTGAGTTCCCATCTGCACCCGCTTGAATAGAGATTCTCCCTTGATCTATATTTACATTCTTGAGCTTCATTGTAGAACTTGTTGTGGAGAGAGCTATTCCTCCTCCGGAGAGATTTAGGTCGTCTACAATCAAGGTGCTTGAAGCTGTTGATCGGAAGCAGTATGTTGAGCTTGCCGTAAGGGTGTAGCCATTTCCCTTAATGGTAACGGTAGCTCCAGAGTCTACTGCTTGTTCTGTGGCTGTTATATTCTCGTGTAGTACGACAATTCCTTGGTCTCCAGAATCGATGGAATCAATCGCTTGTTGGAAGTCCTCATAAAAGTCTACCGAACCACCAATATTTCGGATTGGAGATAGAAGGCGAACAGAGGATGCCATGCCAATTTCCATGGCACAATTTTTCACTGTCCCTGGGTAGTCTCCTCCACTTTGGACCTCGTTTCCAGTACCCGCCGCCTTAAGAGAGCAGCCAAGCAGAGACCAGTCACAAGCCGTATCAATATAGACAGGAGTACCATGTGCTGCCAGTGTTTCGATTGTGCAGCCAACGATACGGATTATTTTACTCGCATCGCCTAGCACATAGAGGTTTCTTGAGGCTAGACACTCTAGATGACATCCATACATGTAGAGGTCTTTGTCATAAGACTGCACCTGACCCTCAATCTTGCAGGTATAGAACTCTACCTTACCGCCGTAGGCTGGAGCATTATCGATGTATATGTCATCTGTCGTATCTACGTGCTGTAGATGACAGTCTCTAAAGATTATGCTCACATCGCTTTGTGGGACCTGGAAAGCTCCTCCAGCAGCATTATTCACAAAGAAGTGACAATTGTCAAATTCAATACCCGAGAGGCTCCCTGCCGTAAAGTAAACAACACTGTTGGTGTCTGTCGTTTCAAAGGTCAAGTTAGTGAAGCGTATGTTGCTATCTCCAACGTTGAGTGCTCGTCCCGTTGTAGGATTAACAATCGTGGAGGCTTTGTCTAAGCCAATGAACTCTACATAAGCATCAGCGGTAGACACTGTCTCGTCATAAATACCTGGATAGATGAAGATTGCAATCCTGTTGCCGATGGCTGGAGTGAGAGCGGTGGCAGCGGTCACCGCAGCTCCAATTGTCTTGTATGGTTTGGCGATAGTCCCGTCCGCTGTGTATCCGTCCGAAGTTTTGTTTACGAAAAGGATCTGTTCGATTCCAGGAAGAGCACCACTGGCCGCCAGAGACCCCATGTCTTCCCAGCCAGCCCCGGTATATCTCCTAAATCCTGGTGATCCAGTCCCTGTATTTGTTCCATCGTCTATGTATACATCATGCGTGGCTGGAGAGGTGGGAGCAGCACTTCTCTCTGTAATATTGAGAGGAGAACGCGCAGCATCGTCTGCTGGAGTAACTTTGGCGTTGAGAGTTAGTACCTTCCCGGAAAAGTCTCCATCAATAAGAGGAGTAGTGATATCATTGCTATTTTCAATGATAAGTCTGTTACTTGTAGCATTGTTTAGCCCAGATTGATAGCCGATGTAGACACAGCTATTAGCTCCATCTGCGGTAGATCCTGCTTGATAGCCAATAGCTACGTTATTTGTAGTTGCTCCAGACCCTTGGACTAATCGAAGAGCATTGAAGCCGATAGCTACGTTTCCTGCTGTAGCAGCCTCAATGTAGCGTAGGGCTTCCGTGCCAATGGCAACGTTATTTGACATCGCCCCAATAGCAACAATAGCATCATCTGCCATGGCACGATAGCCAATAGCTATGTTGTCATCCCCTGTATTGTTTGCCATCAAGGAGTCTCCCCCAACGGCTACAGAGCGCTGTCCTGTCGTAGTTCCTTCCCCAGATTCATTGCCAATAAAGACACTATCGCCTGCTGATGTGGCATTTCTAGCGGCTGAAAATCCCAAGATTACGTTACGATCTCCAGTCAAAATTCCAGTTTCTACTGCCTCACTTCCGGCTATAACGTTTTGACTTGAGCTTGTTGCGTTGTAGGCTGCCCTGTAGCCTACAACAACATTGCTACCATTCGTTCCATCTTGATAGGCTGAATTGCCTACAATTGTATTTTCTTGCAAGTTCGCCGCAGCGGTCATGGCATCATGACCGATGACGATGTTAGTTTGAGAGCTTGAAGTTATTCCTGATCCGGCATTTGAACCGATTGCAATTGTATTGAGGGCTCCATTGGTTGCATTTACTAGTGCCCCAGCTCCTATAGCGATTGTATTGTTGCCATTTGTTAGTGCTGCTAGGGCTCCGTCCCCAACAACCACCACATTTGTGGCAGCACCTGCCGTGAAGTTTCCGGCATTACTACCTACGAATATAGAAGTAGTTCCATATACATGCATCGTAGGAGCATTATTGAATTCTAGAACTCCTGACGCTCCTCCACCTGGAGTATCCGGAAGCTTCAGGTTCCCAGCAGACAGCGTAAGCTCTGTCGAAGACAGAGATAGATACTGTGTTCCTGCCACACTAAATCCCAAGGTTCCAGCCGCAGAGAGAAGAAGTCCTGTTGCTTCACTCTGAAATCTGAGAGCAGGGTCAGCTTCTGTGCCGTCTACGGTCTGTACTCGCCCTGTGACGAGAACATCGGAGTCCGTTATTTGTTCATTCACTCCAGTCAGGAGGGAGAGTGCTCGTTTACTTGCCATGAGTGCTTCTTCCTAGTCTTAGAGGGACAGGGAAATTCTTCCCGTCAACACTCTCTTGCTCCCCTTTACTTGAAGGGGTGTATGAATAAGCGCATAAAGGACCCAAGTTCCTACTTCAGCCGGGAACAGGGGGGAGCGTGTGATTTGAGCATACAGCCCGACCTCACCGATACGCTCTCCGTTCAATTCATCCCTGTCGAGTCTGTAGTAGTATTCAGAGGTACCGCCTGGGATGACATTGACAAAGGTCACGGGTTCCCGTAGCTTCTCATCGTCAAGAGCTGTAGAAGAGGTAATCACTGGAAGAGCTTTCGTAGGGTCAGACAAGTTGTATCCACCTCCACCATAAGCCACTTCAAGAATCTGAAAAGCCAACCCCTCCACCAACGCTCTAGCCATCAGCTCGCGTCCACCGTCTGTTAGGTCGTAGTAGCTGGACGAAGAGGGTCCAGATAGTCCAGACCCCACGGCTCCAAGGATTGGCCATCCGGTGAAGAGTGAGATGGTTGGAATCGCCACGATAGCTCCTAAAACTGCACAACTACACGGTAAATGTAGGTGTAGTCCTCGTTGTTGCCTTGGAAGGGCTGATTGACGATAGCGAACAGGAACGTTGTCCCTACTTCCGCTGGGTTCTCTGGAGAGTGGACGATCTGTCCCCAAATCCCGATGTCTCCCAGCCCATAGTTTGCCTCGGATGGCTGCAATCTACAGTAGAAGCTCCTTCCAGTATCGTTTGGCGTCTCTACCAAATCCACTGCATCCGAGAAGATCTCTCCCGGAAGAGTAGTCAAGGTGTTGTCCACAGGAAGTGCCTTCGTCAGGTCTGTGGGGTCGTAACCCGCTGTTCCAACTGCGAAGGTCACAATCTTGAAGGCGAGCCCCTCAGCGAGGCTCCGAGCAAGCAGGGTCCGTCCTGTGATGGTAGCTAGGGCATGCGTATCGCCACAAAGAATGGGCGCACCACTAGCGGGTCCGGACGTCGATGGTGACGTTGGGGAAAGCGCGCCGAAGACAACTCCAGGTACCAGCGTTATGCTCGCCATCCGTAGTCCTTAGATAGGAACACTGCCGTCCCAAGCGACAGCCATTCCATTCTGTATTACATAGACCGTGTCTCCTTCAAGAAGCGCACGGTTCAAGTTGTTGTCATTCACGAGATAGATGCTCTTCGGAGCACCTCGAACAGCCTTGGACCGTGGTCCTAGTGTGAGGTCTTCCCTATGGATGATCATGGTCCCCCAAGCTGTTCCTGTTGTTGTTCTCGGGTTCGTCAAGTAGTTCACATCTCCGAAGACATCTGTCGCGGTAGCGTCTGAAGTCTGCCACTCATTCAAGTAACAGGTGACGACAGTAGTGTTGTCGGAGAAAAGAGCTGAGCCTCCTTGTGCAAACGATGTCACGGGAGCGGTGGCCCTGTTGAGTACAGGAGCCGCATTGTCTACCCCCAGCACACAGCTTGGATGCGAGTCCCCCTCAGAGGTGACAGACGGAGGCGGGTGAAGGGGCTCGAAGTTTCCTACGTAGGCACCGGCTCTTGAAGCTCCACCTTCATCCCAGAAGAAGCAGTGATCGTCATCTCCGCACGCAAACAGCGTGGTCGATGCTGGGTCGAGGTTGACATAGTTCGTAGCTGGTTCCGAGAAGTGGGCGGGTGTGGTTGAGACCAATTCGACGGTATCCAAGAACAAGGTGTTGATCGGAACAAAGGGTGCTGTCACAAACTGGAGGTAGGCTGGAGTGCCTGCCAACTTCGTGAAGTTCAACGTGTATGGAGTCCAAGCGGGTGGACCCGGCATAGGAGGATAGACCTGCCAACCAGCCCCATCCCAGAGGGTGACGTTGAGCGGCTGACCAGAGGCGTTGTAGACCCAGAGCGTGACGTCATAGTTCTGACCGTCAATTGTTCCATTGAAGGGAGCGCTATCGACCGAGCCAAGACCGAAAGACTGAATCATGAGGCTCCGAACACCAGATTGGACTTGAACCACGGATTTTGCGACAGCAGCAGCGCCCCCTGGGGTCCAGTTTGCCGTCCCTCCCAATTCCATGTCGCCATCAGGTATGCCGCCAGGTATAGGACCAGTGACGGTATCGACCCAACCGCCTGTTGGGCCAACTTGGAAGGCCAAGCCAGCATGCGGAGCAGAGCGAGGAGACAGCCAGACCTCGAAGTCATAGCCAGAGACAGAAGGTGTGACTACAGCCCATTCGTCGAGAGCAGGAGCCAAAGCCGGGTCGAACATGACCCATTCTAGGTCTACAGCGTCTGACTGCCAGTCACACGCGCCGCCAAGAGTGATGGTTGAAGGGTCGGTAAAGGCAGCGATGGGGAAGATACCTGTGTTGCGTACTTCCGCTGGGTCGTAGACAGCGAGGAGCTTTCCTACATCTCCAACAGCGAAGTGTGCATTGGTCGTCGTGAACTCTTGCGGAGCTGCTGTCACAACGACCCCATCAGCGTCCGCAGCATCTTCAGAAGGCCATGCTCCAGAGGTCAGCACCTCATCGTAGCGAAGACAGTGCCGTAGGAACCAAAAGGCAGAAAATGCCTGCACTTGCGGGTTCGCTGTAGGACAGTTCTTAAGCCATTGTTTCGCCATCGTTTGATCCTATGCAGCCGCTTGCTCGTCTTTGATCTTCCGCTTCGAGCGGCGTTTCTCTTGGTTCAACTGTCGCTTCTTCCTTTTAATGTAAGCAGCGACATCTCCCGTCCATTCGATACCAAGAGCCTCCAGCTTGCTATGTAGAAAGACAGGAGGCTTGAGGGCAACGAAGAAGTCGACCTGATATGTTTTTCCTGTAACATCTCGTACCGTCTTTGCGTCGGTATCGATCTTCGTTACATTCTGTACTTTCTTTCCTTTACGAACCGCAACCAACAATGCCCCGAGTATGGCAGTCTTCTGTAGGATCAAATCAGTCCTCTCTGGTTATCCGAGAGAACCTCCATCCGACAGCACGCTGACTCCCGTTCCCAACGAAAGGCGTGTCCGACCATTATTGAGAGATTCCCTCCGTCTTAGCAAGGTACTACACAACCGAACGTCGTATAGAACGCCTCGGTTCTCAGAGTTGACCCCTGCTAGCGCACTCACCTCAATATCAGCTTCATCCCAAAAGCCATCCCATGCGTTCGGCTCCAAGTCTTGGAAAAACTCGAAGGCAACCCCTCCGTCACCGAACTCTAGAGATACAACGTCGACAGGTGTGACGTCATCCGCAGCTATCTGACCTCCACGTGCCCCTCCCAAGAAGCCAGCAGGAGTCAAATCCGGAGCCCCTCCCAAACAAATCACAGGAGAGGGGTCTGATGCAGGATAAAATGCATTGATTTCCCCTATGTAGGCGATCTCGCGCACAGTGTCGTAGTCGTCATCACTCACACCTACAATGTGAGTGTTTCCTGGAGAATCAGGACCGAACCATGTCCAACTCTGGTTTGTTCCTTCTGTGATGTAGGCACTGCTCGTCACAGGTTGCGTCCAAGCGTCACCCACGGAGTCCCACCCACCGAAAGGTCCAGTTTCATAATGAATCTCGGTAGCTACACCTGTTGTATAGACGCGGACTTCCCAACCGTTGTAGGCTTGAGCCACGAACCAGGAGTTTCCGATGTTCAGAGTAGGATCGACCACTCTCCAGTTCACAGGAGACTCTGTGGTGAAGTTCGGTCCGAAGAGCCCATCGACACATTCGATGTTCTGAGGGTCGATGTAGCGCCCAATCTTGAAGACGCCTTTGTTCTGGTCGAGAGTTGTGCCGTAGGTCACGAGCCATTGCCCTACCATCGCAGGGGTGAAGAGGCTGGACCCAGAAGAGATGCGTCGAGGGAAGCTGGTCGTCAGGATACCATCGGTACTTGAAGCGACCAAGCCGAAGGAACCACCACCAGGGTCGTTGTCTATGTCTGTCCAGCCAAGAGGTCCAATCATCCACTCACGGAGGATAGTGTGCATCTCAAAAGCTGAATGGACTCGTCTTTTAAGGAAATGGTACGTCATCCTTACATAAGGTAACCTGATGGAGGGGCCTTTGGGCTACCAGAGGAGGTCAGGATCGGCGTACTTCCGAACGAACGCGCGAAGATAGCACCCCATACACCCGAGAGGGATTCTTGTAGCAATCATATCCGCAATCTGGCATAGTGTCTGCTGATGATCTTCGGCTTCAAGAATCACCATGATCCCGAAGAAGCCATGGTCATTGTTGTGTACGCAGCCTTCCTGAATGGGAACTTCAAGAGCCTTTTCCACAGCTTCTACAAGAAGCGCTCGGTTCTCCGCATCATGGCAGAAGACCTTCAGTGCGCACCCCAAAGGGCTCTTTATGATGAGGCGTTGGGCCAAACTGTGTGTTGAAGCTATGAGCGTCTCAAAGAACGCACCAACATGGAAGAGGGCGTCCAGAAGAGGAAGCTCCTGAAATTCTGCGAGCTTGCATCCTCCCTCATTCACGGTAGGGATCCTTCTCAATAATCCTGATCTCATGCTCCTCTTTGGTATCGTAGAAGTCTCGGAGGGTTTGAAGAGGCATGCGGGGGAGATCCGACAGTTTGACGTAGAGGTAGTCGTAGACACCACCAATCAGGTCGTTTGTCAGATACTGTTTGTTATCAGTGCTGACGGTATGGAGACAGGGAATGCGTTGTCCCTCCTGCACCGCGTGAACATATAGACCGAAAGATGGATGCGCTCTACTGATGTGCATACCACTCTTTGACTGCTTCAGTTCAAAGAGGTCAGCCGCCGAAAGGAGCACCGTAGGGAGGATAGGTCACGACGCAGCGCGTTGCTCTGCATTCTACAGTAGGAGTCGAGGTGTCAAACAACCAGGCAGGAGGATCAGGACAGTCCGTGTCACGAGTACAATAGCCAGCATCCGTCTCAACATAACACATTGCGTCAACGCACTCTTGCGCGCTATCGTAAGGGGGTTCATCGATGTAGTAGCAGACGGTTCCGCATCCACCACAATGTGTGACATCTCCACCACCGCTGCTCACCCCATCGATGATATCCACACAGCGGGGTTCCCCTATCCAGCCTTCTCGGCAGCACGCTCCCCATGACCGACAGTCGACACCTTCCTCATAGCCGCTCGATTGTAGACAGCGGCACACGCCTTCAACACAGGTAGCTCCATCCCCGCACTCTCGACCGCAACCACCACAGTTCATCTCGTCCTGTTCCGTATCCACGCAGCGGTCTCCGCAGCAGGTACCGTCTGGACCACAGTCGCCACCACAGTCTGGAGTCAACATGTGCTCAGGGGTAGGACACTCATCCCAGGTCTCCCAAGTCGCGGGGTCATACTCGAAGCAGCATTCCCCTTCCCGACAGGACCAGCCATTACAGCTATTGTTGCAGGTACCACAGTGGGTAGTCTCTTCCCAATTGTCGTCGTCGAGGGCTCCGATTCGTAGGTTCACACATTCCCCCATGCCCGTGGTATCGCTGACGCAGCAACCGGCTCCGGGGTCACAGACGATGGAGAGGTCCGTTCCATGAAGAGTCCAGCTACAGAGACACTCCCCTGAGACACAGTCCGTTCCGGAGCCACACTGGAGGCCACAACCTCCGCAGTTCATCTCATCGACATCTAGAGCTACACAGCGATCATCGCAGCAGGTGAAGCCTGTGGAACAGCCTCCGCACGGCTCCTCCTCTTCGTCCTCCTACATCTTCGTCGATGTCTGCGTCTTCCTCCTCCTCGTCAACGTCCTCATCTTCATCAGCGTCGGAGTCACTATCTGAATCCCCGTCGCCATCGCCATCGCTGTCGCCATCAGAGTCAGCATCCGCATCTCCATCTGTTTGATCGCAGACGGGGCTACCAGCACAGCCATCGTCATCACAATCGAAGAGACCGTCACGGTCGTTGTCAGCTCCGTCGTCACACTCTCCAGGTTCATCCCCCTCGTAGTCTGGGCCTCCTTCGCCGTCCGCATCGCCGTCAGAGTCTCCGTCCGCATCTCCATCTGAGGCGTCAGACTCCACATCTCCGTCTTCTTCCACATCGGCATCGAAGGGGTCGTCCTGGGAGCGTGGTTCAGCTCCGCAGCCAGCAACTACAAGTAATCCTACAAGAATGGTTGAAATCAGGCTGTAGATAGTTTTCTCCATCGTCATATCTCCCTACATACCTTTGACTGGAATTTTTATCTTCCAGTGACAGATACGGTCATTCTTGAAGAAAAAGTGCGTTATTCTGCGGAGCCGAGACGACCCTTGGCGAGAACGGAGAAGGTGGCTTCAGTGACAGCAGCCCCATCTGAGATGGCTTTAAGGGAGATCGTACAGTCTGTTCCACCTACACTGTGTGACGTGACATAGCGCACGCCATCGGTCTCGAAGGTGACCCAGACCCCAAAGGAAGCGGTCTCAGCGAAAGCACTCTCGAAGGTCACTTTCAGCTCACCGTCTTGAACGACCTCTACGGTAATTCCGTCACCGTCCGTGAGAGTAGCTGCTCCCTCTGTATAGACCACACGTCCCCAATACTCTTCCATCTCCGCATGGACAGCGAGTTGGGACTGGAGGAGGCTAAGGGATTCTTGAAGCTCCGTTGGAAGAGACTTCCCCAAGACTACAAGAATGGAGCTAAGAAGCGCTTCTACTTTCTTCGCCTGCCTGTCCACTGTCGGAGGCGTGTACTCCGTTTGGATATCATCCGCAGAGATCTTGCAGAAGGGAAAGTCCTCTGGCTTGTCATAGAGAGAAGACCCTGGGATCCATGGGGTGACCGTCATCCCTTTTGCCGTTTCCTCATCCAGAACTACTAGCTTTTCTCCCTCTTTTGGAGTAAAGTCGGTAGTAGACTTTCGGACCACCACCCCTTTTTTGACGAAAAATGCTACGGAACTCATAAAGTTACCTCCTACCCAGCATTCCAACTCAAGATCAGATTGCGGTGTGGCAAGAATGCATCGAACGTGTTTCCGACAGCATTGACCGTCGTACCGCTGACGGTGGCAGGAAGCTGTGCTGTTGTGACCTGCATGCGTAGTACCCCTGGGTCCTGGTCCGGAGAAATGAGGGCACAGTGGTAGCCAAGTGCTGCTGCCGTTATCGTGAGTGTCAGGGAAGTCCCCATGCTGAAGAATTCGGGCGCTTCCAGATACGAGACACCAAGCTCCCGAAGAAGCAGATTCCAGTTATGACCACTTCCTCCTGGCAGGTATGAAGCCGTACAGGTCGGGAAGTAATATCCAGGAGGTAGGAATGTCGACTGGAGATATTCGTGAGCTATCGACCATCCACGCTGTCCCTGTACTATTCCAGCATCCCGAAGAGCGGACTTCGTGATAACTGACATACCAAGAGGCCAACGAATAATGGAGCCGGGTTTCAGCAATGACCCAATCACTGGCTCCTCAATGGTCCCAAGGGTGTACGGAGAAGCTGACGGCATAGACCCCGAAGACGCAAAGTCCGTCGCTTCGCGCTCGGTAAAACCACCTATCACAAGGATTTCATAACGAAGCGAGGAATCTAATCCAAACTCCGGACTGGAGAGGGCGAAGATGTTGTTCGTGGGGTCAACTAGAGGAAGACGCGCGGAGGCGTTCCCTGCTACATGCCTCTCATTCTTGTAGTCGTCTCGCCAGCTTTGAACGAGACAGTAGGTATCGTTCTGTTGGTGTGTTGTCAGACATCTGCTGGGGTCACTTGAGACGATATCCGTGCGGTCAATGTAACCGGTGGGTTGGTCGAGGGCTTGGATACGGGGATCGTTCGATCCTCTTGTCGTCCAAGCCGGGTCTCCACTAGCCACGCAAACTCCATGGAGGTCTTCGTCAATGTCAGCGGAGGATGCGGTGTTTTTCCCTTGATAGGGCGTATACTTCGTCGTGAAGATGTAATCGGCGGCTGGTCCAGCAGGGTTTGTGACCGGGATCACGAACATGAATTCATAGGCAAGAGGTACAGCGGGTACCGTCTCGAACATGAATGTGAATACATGGGAGTTGAGTGCTCCGAAGCGCATGAAGGGCTCAAAGGGGTCTCCAGCCCATGTGGTCATCTCCCAAGGAGTGCCTGGAGGAGAACCAGCGGCTCTCCAGTAGACAAGCCCATGGATGTTCATACGTCCAGGATTGCCCCATGCATCTTCTTGGATACCACCTGCTACCATACCTTCCTTAATCACTTCATCCATAGGAAGGCTGTATTGCCCCGCAGCTAGCTCTATGAGAACGCCACTTTCCACCGCTCCAGGAGTCCATGGTCCCTGCACTGACCAGAAGCATGGTCCCATGAGGCTCTTGGTGTGTTGGCGGAAGTCGAACCACCCCTCATAGCCAACGTCGTCAAAGATAACGAGAACTTTTATATTCTCATTGACCCAAGCTACTGTTGGCGTGATGGTGATGTCTGTAAACGCGTCGTCGAGAGAGATAGAAATCTCACTGGATGGATTTGTCGCGTTGGCGTGCATAATAGAACGTCCCTCTGTATGGACTACAGGCACACCATAGATCTTCGGTGGTCCAGCGAACTCAGGGTACGCTGCGGTAATCTGAGCTGCTGTGATGGTCAGCGAAGCTCCTGTGTAGTTCACGTAGGTCATTTCCCGAGCTAGCGGACCAATGGCTGGGTCATTACCCCCGGCAAAGTTCTCCGCGAGAATGACCTCGTCGGGCACGTGCTGAAAGCCTTGGTTCAAGTCGTTGTAGATATTGCCCTGTCCGTCGAGCTGCGTCGAACGGTCATAGCAAATCCAGTAGTAGACGTGCATGACAGCATCAGCATCAGCGGGGTTGATTGTTGACACCCAGTTTGTAGTTATTGAACACGCAATGGCGTTACCGTTTGCATCAAATGACGTCTGCGTCCACGGCAAGTCACCGATGTTGGGGAACATGACGGTGAAGTTGTCTCCGTTATCTGAGTCACTGATCCCAGGACCGTTGCCGTTCTGCGGTGAGGCAGTATGTCGTTGAATGCCGAAAATGGGGTTGAGGTCTCCAGACCCGATGACGATGTACGCTCCAGGAGGGGCTGCAATCGTCAAGGTAGCCGGGTTGGCCGGTCCATTCCAGGTGACATACGTTCCAGCATAAGGAGCATTCGCAGGGAATGTCTCCCCAAACACCACCTGTTCGGCTGCATCTGACCAGATGTAGCGTAGAGTGTCAGGGTCAGCCGGAAGTTTGTTCGTTCCAGCGGTTCCGCCTACCGAGAGGCTGGTCTGTTCCATCAGACCCGTACCATAGTTATTCGCCCATGTAGGATGCTGTACCATACGGGTTCGCAGCTTCCCACTCAACAGTCGCTCTTGCGACTCGTCCAGAAGACCCTTCAGGTCCTCTCCAGGGAGCACTACTTTGTGACGGAGGTCCAACACATCATCGACATCGATGTCATGCCAGTCTCGGTTGTCGGGACGGGTACCCGCAGCACCACCATTCGGTTGTATCGCACGGTCCCACCCAGCTTGGTTCAAGCGGTGAACGATGGCTACAGGAATGGCCCAAATGGCGTAATCAATAGGACTACGCGCGTCTGTTGTGGAGATGTCTCGGTAGAGACCAGGGCTGATATTGGCAAATCCAGCCGTTGCCATAGCATCTTCAATAATAGTGTCCACGCCTGCGTCAACGACCGCAAGATTGAGCTGGTAGTTGTATGTGACGAATCCGCGATAAATATCGTAGCCTGTGAAGAGTAGATCATTGGTCTCAGTGGGTACTCTTTCGTCAGGGTTCGTGGCTCTTGTCATCTCCAAATAAACGAAGTCGTGCCTCGTTGCGAGAAGAGGAGCATCCGGAAGAGTGATAGTCAGGTCCGATTGAAGAGTGTGTGTGTACCCATCGATGTGGAATGTAGACCCTTGGGGAACCGTCAAGGTATCCACTCCCAATTGAAGGTCTGGGTAATTGAGGCAACCAGACGCTCCGAGCTGCTGGGTATCCTCTTTCTTTTGAGTCTCGGTATTGATATGACTCATGCCCGTGATGCGAGATCCGTTGTCTACCTCAGCGGTTGGGTAGACTTCCCAGACGTAGCGCTCACCATTCGAGCGAATGATTTTGATAGCGTTGTTGCCGACGATGGTCTCGAACTCAGTACGTCGAATGACCAAGAGTGGGATCGCCCAAGAGTAGTCATCATAGGCTGTCGGAGAGAGCGCTCGCCATACATTGCCCTTGTAGACACCATAGAGAGGACGCTCGAAGTTATTGCCGTCGATGTTCTGTGGCTTGATACCACCAGAGTCCACCTGGTAGTGGGGCTGGTTGACGTTCAAGGGATCGACGTTGGGCATATCCCAAACGCGCCACTTGGTGACTACAAACTGATTGTCGTCGGTCGTGGTGATCTGGTTTACGTCGTAGTTCGCTCCAGCAACCTCATTGGAGTTGATATTGAGGTCTTCCAAGGCGTCTCTGACTACAGAGAACGCTGCTGTGCCACCACCGTAGGTCTCATGCACCTCAGTCTCGGGGCTCAGCGTGGTCTCTCTCCAAACCTCCAACCACACCAAGTCATAACGGTCAGGCGCAGCAGGAGCAGGCTGTGCGGTTGTCATCGTATAGTCGGTGTGAATCGTATCGACACGGTGTCCATTGATAGCTGCGTGGATCTGACCGATTCCAATCATGTCCACTACGCCAGCGTGCTCGTGGATAGAGAGCTTGGGGTCTGTAGTGAACGCGGTGTTGAAGGTTCCGTAGCGATCGTTACCACCAACGATACCGTCACCGTTAGCCGCTCGGTTCCAGTCCGCGAAGTACTCCACCTGACGACCACCTACATTTTCCAGAGTCGTCGTGACTGAGAGAGCATCCCAGGTCGTGGTTCCAGAATTGTAGACCCAAGCTGTGTGGGTATCCAGCGTCAACCGGATATCGCCGTTCTGAACCTCTTGCTCATCGGTAGGCAACGAAGCGAAGTCAGCTACAGCCTCTTTCCAGTAGGCACGACGAAGAGGAGACAGACCGTCTCGAACAGACCCGTCGTAGTCGGCTGGGTTGACCTGAACCGCAGCCGGGGGAATGTCCAAGCGAACGAAGGTGACGAGGTAGTCTTTCTCAGGATGTGCAGCGTAGGTCGCCGCAGTGATTGCCTGAAGTACCAAGGTCGGCGTACCGAGGGTCTGGTACTTGGCGTAGAGGACGATGTAGTAGACTTCGTCGTCCGTGACGTTCAACGTCTCAATCGCATCGGAGACGACAGTCATCCCATCGAAGGTTTGGACGGTGAAGGGGGCGATCTCTACCCGAAGCTGGCCAGCTACGGATGAAACTACACCAGTTCCCTCAAGAATACCTTTGAGCCGAATGTTCGCATTGGTCAGGTTCCAATAGCGGGTGGCATCCTGTTCACGGTACTGAAAATAGGCTTTAATGGTCATTAAGACGCCTCTTTGGTCATGACACCAGATTAACTAGGCGGAATATCTCACCTAGGGAGAGATAACCTGAAGATGTGCGGAGAGGAGGGATCAGGAAGAGCTACTTGTAGTCTGGATTGTACCGAGAGTAGGCATCGTAAGCTTTTTCGAGCGCCTTTAGGAGGTCGAGCGCCTTTTTCATCTGCCTGTCGAACTTTCCGTCTGGGTAGTCCAGGATGACCGTCTCATCCGGAAGGGGAACACGAAGAATCTCCTTTGACATTCTGTCCTGGAGGCGTGTCTGGAGGTCGTGAATCTCGCCATGGAGTTTCAGACTCTTGTAGCTTCCTGTCTTGGACGTCGCTTCCTTGGGCTCAGCATCAGCGGAGAGCAGCTCGATAGCCTCGTCGACCTTCCCCTCTTTGAGAAGACCTTCGATCTTCACGACGTTGTCCTCGTCACTGGACGCCCAATGGGCATACTCATCCGTCTCCGGGTCGTATCCACCACCAGGAGCTTCCGTCGAGATCGCAGGGATCTTGACGTAGCGCACGAGATGAGAGAAGTCAGGAGCTACCAAAACAGCCAGCACCCCACGAGGAGCCGACGCCTCAGCATCCAGATCGTACATGAGGTAGGGCTCATCCTGGAAGTAGACCGTCTGCCCGAATTCAAGACCCAGCTTTTTGTGCTGCATGTCGATGAGCTTCCGGTTTTTTCGGTCTCGACGTCGGTCACGAAGAGTCCGCTTCATCACCTTGGCTTCAGCTGGGGAGAGGCGTTGTTTCTTGTAGCCAGCCTCTTTGGTGCTCGCTCCAAACTCTCTCTTGTCAACAGCTTCCGCAAGGAGTCTCTCCATCATCTGGAGGTTACCCAGCGCGACGTCATCCTGTTTCTTGAAGGCAGTAGGGATTTGTTTTTGGACAATATCCTGCATCTTCCGAAGCTCACGTGTGGCTTTCTTCGCAAGATAGTCCACTGCTTTTCTCAACTGAGCAGGAGACGCCTTTTGAAGCTCCCTAGGAAGAGAGGGGGGTATATCAAGAGCAGCTTCCTTGACCTCAGCCTCAACCGGCTCGGCGACCTCTTCCTCATCACCGTCAGCGACGATAGTGTCCCCACGCTCAGCGAGACCATGAGCAAGTTGACGCGCTGCGTCTTTTTGACCACTCTCTATCAGAGTGCTGAGGATTTCCATTTCGTCGGAACTAACTTTGGACATGTTTCCCTCTTCAGTTTGTTGGACGTTCGCTCCTTTGGCGTCCATCCCCACGTTCCACGAAACATCCGCTCCAATGCGTTTCAACGGCTTCGCTGAATCAGCGCGGTCTTCATCCAGGAGATCGACCTCATAGAGAGCTTCTCCCATGGACTTTGGAGCGTGAGTGCTTCGTGAGAAGTCGGCGATGAGACCCTCGAAGCCGTTATCTCCGATGAGGTCCTGTTCGATCTCGTCTAGAATCTCATAGTCAGCAGGAGCGTCGGTCTCGAAAGCTACAAGAATCGCTCTGCGCGACATAGCGACGTCAGTGCACGTCCACTTCTTCCCATGACGAAGAGGCCAATAGCGAGGAGCCTTGGTCATCTGCATGAGATGCTTCTTGAGCGCTTTGGCGTGACCTCTGGAGAAGCCACTACCAGGGAGAAGCTCCAGGTAGCCGTTCGTGACCCAAGTGCGCTCTTTCGCTGTCTTTTCGTCAGGCATGTCGATATCCTTTGGGTAGTTGTCAACTATCTCATGTATGTCCAGAGAAGGTTCTCAATGGAGTCAGTGAGCGCTTCTTGAAGCTCATGCGTCTTACTCTCATCAAAACTCTCATCGGTCCAACGAGACAATTCTTTTTGGAATCGGTTGCCGTAGATGACGTCTTCTAGCATCCTCTTGAGATTGTTAATCCCAGAGGCTTCTTTCTCTTTCCCTGCATGGAGCGCTCTCTCGAACGCTGCTCGCTTCTCGCCCATCTGGGAGAAATCACAAGGAGCTTCAGCCGGGGTTTCCACATTCAGAGCGACCAGATTCTCAGCTAGCTTCTTGGCGGCTTCCGATTGGCCAGCGTCTACGAGCTTCGCGAGGGCTTCGATGTGCTTATCAGTGATCATTTTATCTTCCTTCTAATCTAGTCTAGTATGATACTAAACTACCTCATGTAGGTCCAGAGAAGATTCTCAATGGAGTCGCTGAGAGCTTCTTGAAGCTCCCGTGCTTTGCTCTCATCGAAGTTCGCGTCCGTCCAACGGGATAGCTCATGTTGGAAGCGATTGCCATAGATGACGTCGTCGAGCATCATCTTGAGTTTCTGCACCCCAGAGGCTTCTTTTCGTTGACCGACCTTCTTGCCTTCTTCCAAGGCTGCCTCGAAAGCGGTTTTGTGGTCGATGGTCTCTGAGGAGGTATCTGGGTTGGGAAGGTCTTGTGATTGCTGCTGGGCTATGAGCTGCGTGCCGAGATCTTTGGCAGCTTGCTCTTCGCCCAACTCGACGAGCTTGGCCATAACCTGGACCTGCTCTGTTGTGATAGAGTTTGAGCAGGAGGTACAACCCTTCTTTTTCTTCTTTCCCTTGGAGTCACAAGCTGCTTTGAGTCCTTCAACTTTCTTGTTTTGCTTACGAAGCTCTAGTACAGCTTTTCCAGCTTTGACGAACTTCGCGTAGGACTTTTTGTACATCTTCCAGTTGATTTCAGCTCCGAGCCCTTTAGCGGTCTCTGGGTACGCCAAGTCCATGGCCTCACGGACCAAGTGGCTGACTTTAGATTTGTCACCAGCAGCTTCAGCAGCCTTGATCTCTTTTTGAATTTGGATAGCTCGCTTCAGGGCTTCTTGGAGTCGATGTACACTCATGCTGTTGAAGCGACAGACTCCAGGAATCTTAGCTACGATCTTGTTCCACATCGATGGCTTGACGGTGGCTGCGGTCTTTTGACCCGAAGCATACGCTACAAGAGCATCGATTGCTGTGTCCAAGCTATCCCTCTGGGTTCCAACCACATCGAATCCCTTGAGCTGCGCTTCAGCTTCCAGAATCTCTTTCGCGAAGTCCATGCGGTTCGCCTGGATGAATTTGTGCGCGGTTGTGTGCAGCTTCTCCGTCAGCTCCTCTCTATTAAAAGGAGGTGCGTCTTGGGCGTCGGCTCGAATCTCGTGAGAGAGAGCATCCGCGATGCAAGACTGGAGGTTGTCCGCTGCCTCCACCAGCTCCGTGTACAAGGCTTCTCCAGCGTCTTCACGGATGGCTTTGGGGAGACGACTCTTGACGTGTTCCCACTTCTTCAGAGTCTTTTGGACGTTCTTGAGGGTGTTCCAAAGTTCTTGATCGCTCATGTAAACCTCTACATTCTTAAGGTAACCTGAGATTACTCCTCATCAGGAATCAAAGTGATGCGATTCTCGTCCTCTTCGTCAATTTCCTCTTCCGTATCACGGATATCATGCCACAGGTACCCAACAGGTGTGTGGTCCAAAGGAGACGGGTCTATAGGTGGTTTCTCAGGGGGTAGGGTTCGGAGATTGGTCAGGAAAGCGAAGACGAGCACATGGAGATCCGTAGCAAGCTCCTGCATTTGGGCGATATCGTCCGCCGCTCGCTGGTCATGGGCGTAGACCGCGCGCTTCACCGCTTCTTGTAGACGCTCCTCTATGACAGCGAGGTATTCTTCAACGTCTTTGATATATGCGACATGTGGGGTGTGGGTCATGTATGTCTTCCCTTTACGTGCTCCTCGGTACGTCAAGGAGAGGAAGCTTCATACTTTGAACTTTAGATCTACCAAGGTCCATCAGTACCATCTGATGTCGGTTCATCATGACGTTGCCTTCGTGCAAATCCTTGAAGACAATGCCTCTCTTGTGGAGAGCGTCGTTCCACCTCTCCATCTGATGAGCAAACGGGAGAACAGTCTTTTCGATGAAGTCTGCTTCCTTTTTGTTCCCTTCCTTCTCATAGAAGGCACGGTCCTCTTCAAGAAGCTGTACGATATCACCATAGTTCGTGTCTTCACCCAACCAGCGAACACCGTAGTCTTTGACGTAATCGTAGCTCGCCGCGAAGTCCACGACATTGTGGAGAGGTGTGAGCTTCTGTTCTACGATCCCGTAGAGAGTATTCCTTTTCTCCTTCGGGAAGATCTGAAAGACATCATACACCTTGACGACATCCTTGGAAGGCTTCCGACGAAACAGCTCCAACGCCCAAGCATCCGGAGCATTACGCGTGATTTTGAGGACCTTTTTCCTGTCTTTCTTCATCCAGTAGATAGCTGCGTCTGCTCCGTGCCCAAGTAGAGGAAGGTCGGCTGTGTTGACATCTTCCCCGATGCGACGGTAGAGAGCGTGTAGGATATCCAACGCCATCGCCTGTTGATCTTCTTGAGGGGCACTCCCGTCACGCAAGTAGATGTGCCAATAGAGTTGTTGGCCAGGACCTTGTTTCAATTGAGGGTCAACGGTCGTCATGCTGCCTCTACCTCTATCTTCGGGAGACTAGGAACAGAAGTGCGCACACCCCCAAGGTCCAAGAGAACCATGTCCCGACGGTTCATGCCTACATTGCCAGCATGGAGATCTTGAAACCATGTAATCCCACGATCTGCTAGAGCCTCGTCAAAGAGAGCGAGCTGCTTCAAGAATGCTCTCATCTTCTCCAAGGGCTCCATCTGAGACTTGCTTGGGTATTCAAATCGCTTTTCAAGATCTTTCTGATAGATAGGGACGGCTCCATTTCCAAGAGGAGGGACACCGACAAACTTACTGATCAGGGAGCGCGTCCTCGTCCAATCCTTGTAGGCACTCGACGCCAAAGGTGTGACTTTTTGTACCACCATGCCCCAAGCGAAAGGCGTAATCTGGAAGACGTCGTACACTTTGACCACATGACGACTCGGGCGCTTCAAGAATTTCTCCATGGCGTAGGCGTCGGACTCATCATTTGTAATCTTGAGGACTTTCGTCTTGTCGCTCTTGAGCCACGTCGCTACAGCCGTCGAACCCTTCCCCAACACCTGGTGCCAGAGGCCGGAGGGGTCTTCCCCGATGCGCTCGTAGATCTTGGCGAAGACATCTGGAGCAATCGAGTCGGAGATGTGCATCACGTTTCTTGTAGCGTATCTCTCGAAGGGACCAAGCATACCTGAAGACATACGTCTCCTCCAAGTATAGATAACAGAGGGAAGAAGGATTAGGAGTATCGAATGATATCGAGCTGGGGAAGTCTATGATAGGGAGCGCGGCTGTGGTGCCCGAAGTCCATCAGCACCCAGGCATGTCGACGCATCATAACGTTGCCTGGAGAGAGATCGTGGAAGGCGATGTCTCTCTTGTAGAGAGCTTCATTCCATTCTTCCAACTGCTTAAGAATGTCACCATAGACACCGCGTTGCCATTCTTCGGCGTATTTGTTCTCCGTCAGGAATTCTTCAAGACTTTCCCATGCTTCGTCTAAATCCGGAACGGAACCTAGCGAAGCCGGAACTCCCCACACATCCTCATTCATGTAGTCCATATCACGGAAGAAGTCCTCTTCTACATCATGCGCGAGCGGGGTGAGCTTCTCCTCCACAATCCCGAAGTAGCCCTTCTTGTTGGGAGGTGTGATGCGGAAGACATCATGGACCTTCACCAGAAACTTTGAAGGATGTTGCCGGATGGTCTCTAGCGCCATGGCGTCATCTTCGTCTGCTGTAATCTTGAGGACCTTCTTGCGGTCGTGCTGGAGCCATCCTACAGCAGCATACATCCCCTCACCTAGGAACTTGAGGTGACTGTCTCCTGTCTCTCCGATGCGCTCGTAGAGGCTCTCCATGACGCGAATGCGATGCTCTTCCTTGCGCATCCCACTTGCGAGAAGCTTGTTGTTGAACCACTTGCCGAGACCACGTTTGAGGATGAGAGGGGTAGCCATAACGCTACTCTTCGGATCGGGAGATACCGTCCAGAGCGTCCGCCAGCAGGTCAGCTACCTGCGAGTCCTGACCTCGAAGAGCGTTCGTCAGGGTCGAGAAGGGGAGACTGTACTGTACCGAGACATGCTTGAGCACACGTCGGATGATCGGGGTGACGTCAGGGATGAGGTCTTCCTTCCACACCCGCATCACCTCACGGCGGTTGCGCGGTCTCTTCTCAGGAATGGTCTCAACGTCGACTTCAACCAGCTCCTCGTCGTCGTCCCCTTCAGCCGTCTTCAAGGATGCAGCACCAAGCCCACCGAAGAAGCCAGCGAACTCATGAGAAGCTTTCTTACCCAGGACAGAAGAAACCTTCTGCACAGCGGAAGCGAAGACGACATCCATGTCGAAGTCTTCCGGCTCGAAGAAGGAGTCTTCGGGATCTTCAATGATCTCCTCGTCGTCATCTTCGGTCTGAGCATGAACCGTCATATCGAAGTCATCGGGGTCGAACGTATCGGACTTATGGTCCTCGGTGTGTTCGTCCTCGTCGAGCTTCTTCGGTTTCTCTTTCTTCTCTTTTTTGGCGGCTTCTTTGGACTCTTCCTCTTCATCCTCTTCAACTTCCTGGTCAAAGGAGGTAGGGAGGTCCCCGGTGTTCGGGATGGTCTTCTTCTGTTTCGCCTTGCCGTATCCAAACTCTTCGTAAGGATCTCCAAAGCCCCAACCCCGACCAAAGCCAGGCTGTCCATCTTCTCCAGGAAGACGCTGCACGTTGGTGAAGGTGGCGAGAACGCTCACTACTCGCTTGGCGTCTTCGGTTGCCCCTTCAAGAGTCAACCTCACCACGCTGTCCGCGAGCCGTTTCGTTGCACCTTTGCTAATTCTTCGCATAGCGACTCCTAGAACTGAATCGAAACATTGAAGGTCACCGTGTCATGAATCGTGATGACCTTCAGAGGCATAGTTCCGATAGCGACCACGAACTCCGTGGCTGGAGGGACACATTCCGGGTCTCCAGGCGTAGGACAGTACTCGACCGTACCAACCAGACACACCTGAGAGACTGGACCAGTCACATCCCCCGGCAGCATGTTGCATGCCCATGTAGGACATGTGGGGCTCGTGTAGGTAACATCTCCAGGCACGAAAGCCTTCGTGAAGATGGTTGAACCACAATCCGTCTCCGCTGGGTCCGGAGTCCGCGCTATCGTGGGGTCCAGCGGATCGTGCCCATCAGCCGATACAGCGAAATGGGTAATCTTAAAAGACTTCCCATCTTCCAACATTTGTGCCATTCTTACTTTAGCTTGTGTAAGAACAACTGCCAGGACTGAAAATGCCAAAGCTATTCTCCCAACGCTTCCAGATGTTTTATTATATCTCTCCACTCCTTCTCAGAAGCGCGTTTCTTCGGGAGAGATACGGTTGGATGCCTACGTGATAACTCTTCAGCTTTTTTCATTAAGGACTTTTTACGATCCCAATAATTCTGAACACCAGCAGTCCGTGCTGGAGAGGCACCTCTCTTATGAGAATTAACCTCTTTCTTGTGCTCTTCAAGAATATACTCCGCGTCGTGCTTCTCTACCGCAGAGAGACTCTCATACTGCTGGCTGTACTTTTTATGTAGGGTTTCCCATTGTTTCAGAGGGCCTTTTTTTGAGAGAGTAGGAAGGGGCGCTTGGAGCATAACGATAAGATCGAGAGTCTTCGCTACAAGAATACGTTTAGTCTGTGCCTGCTCCTTTTGAGCGCGCCTATTTCGTTCATGTGGGGTACTATCTAGGTGACTCTCCTGCTCGACATGCTGCAACCAAGCGTCGTCAAGAAGGTCCTGCTCCTGTTTTGGAAGAGCTGAGAGCATTTTCTGTGCCTCTGTTACAAAGGCTTTCCAGGTTTTCAAGGATTCGTTCTTCTGAGGAGCTGCTACTTGAAGCTTCCATACTAAGGGCGCACCTTCTTGGAACAACTCTTCTTTACGCCGTCGAGCAACCGTGAGTCCTCCATTGGGAGAGGCTTGACGTATTTTCCAATATTCTTGTAGGGTTGCCCTTTTTTCTTCTGGAAGAGACTCAAATTCTTGGTGGAGTTGGGCACACCAGGCTTCTAATTCTTGAAGGGACAGGGCTTTGCGAGAGAACTTCGTCTCTTTTTCTAGCAAATACAGGAGTTTGAAGACGTCGTTCGCAACCCTCTGCTTGGCTTTACGTGTGGCTGTAGACTTTTCATAGGTTTCTGGCGGATAATTAGCGTTCTTTTTTGAAGCACTAATTTTGGCTCGATGATCTTCCGTGAAGGTTCGTCCCTTGAGGGACTCACTCAACTTTTTACGAGACTCGTCAGTCCAAACCCTGTTCCTGGAGTTTTCAGCCATCTTCTGGAGGTCTTCGTCCGTAAAAACGTAAGGGTTTTTGGCTTTTGTCTCTCGTATTCTTCTTTTGGTTGTCTCAGACCTTGTTCGCCCTACTTGCCAATCACCCATCCGTCTTCGAGTTTCCTCAGAAACACCAACAGGCCCAATACCTCCGTCCGCATGGTTACACAGAATGCCTGTACCAAGATCTCGGCGACCAAAAGCCTTTACTAGCATGCACTCCAGTTCGTAGGCTTCCTCTTCGGTCAGGTTGTCTTCGAGCTTGACTACCAAGGGTCGTTTGCCTTCACGAACGAGTTTGCGCACCGTGTTGGCTTTTCTTCCCTTGTAGCGCCAACTCCCATCCTGGTTTTTTCTGTGGGATTCAACTACATGTTGGTTGAGACGTTCTCCCTTTCCCTTTCCAATATAAAAAGGCAAAGGTTCTGTCTCTTCCCCTACATATAGACGTCGATCAGGATAACAGAGACTATACACATAGTAGTCTGTGTTAGAAGAGCATGGAGGCATGCAGGATCCTTATTCATCTCCCTCAAGAGAGGAACTATCCTTGACGGTCTTCTTGCGACCTCTCTTGGTCTTTTTCTCTTCCGTGGTCTCTACCGTGGTCTCTACCGTGGTCTCTACCGCATCGACCGAAAGGAAGTGCCTACAGGCTTTCCTGTCAGCCGGTCCCAACTCGATGTTGTCCTGAACCAGAGCGACTTTCTTGGCGCATACAGCACCTTTCTCGTAGCTCAGGTGTTGACACAGGGGGATCATGCTTCTTGAAGCAGCGCAAAGGTGCTTGAATCTTTTAGCCATAGTAACCTCTCTATCCCTTCAAGATAACCGTGATTAGGCCAACTGCGGACCGGAGATCACGAAGTTATTGGTTGGTGCGTCTATAACAGCGAGCGTCACGACAGGAGGAGGACCCACATAGGGCACGTAGAGCGCTACAATGGGGGAAAGTGTGGACGCTATCGCCACGATTCCAGGCCATGGAGGAGCTGCATTGATAGCAGCCGCGATGTTGACCGCTGTGAACCTCCCTGTAAGACCTGCACTCCAAAGAGGAGGAGGTCCAATCCCCAAGGTGAAAGGTAGACCCGCGATGACTACCGCATCGCCAGCGTCAAACGTGTTGTTTATGATCTGGATGTAGCCAGTCACCGTATCGAGACCCACGACAACGATGTCACCGTCACTTGTAGTCGTGATGGCGTGGTCGAGATCAACCGATAGTCCCTGAGTCTGGAGAGGCGTGATGGCTGGACCTTCATAGAACTGAGTGAAGGTGGCGAAAGTAGCTACACCCTGGACCACCGTATCGACGCCGTGCGCGTCCGTTCTGTCGCTAAGCCCCGTACCTACCCAACCATCTCCTCCAGCCACTGTGGGGTCGATGTCGTCCTCAGTATCGAGCACAACACCGGAGTCAAGAGGGATCGGAGAATCGAGCCACCGTCCTCCAAGAACGTTCTCGACTTCCGTGTCCAAGAAGTACCCGTAGGCTTCAATGACGTACTCACTGCTGATGGTCGTGAGAATGAAAGCACGAATCGCCGCCATGCAGTCCAGGAACTCAGAGAGAATGCTCTCCAGCCCACATCCGATTTGAGAGAAGTCGAAGACATGCTGCTCAATGGTGCCGCCAACGTCTACAACGACCTTGCTCTCCCCGACCTCCAGCAGCTTCATGATATCATCGTCGAGGTTGTTCGCGAGACGGATGAAGGCAGCCCAAGAAGCCACACAGGTGTTGAAGAGCCAGATGTGGAACTCAAAGCCTCCAAAATCAGCGGCTTCATTGAACAAAGGATGGACGTGTGGAGCGAACACCGTCTTCGATGACGCCACCGGATAAACGAGGGGCGTCTGGGCTGTACCAGCGGCTGTCAGGTCCAGGACACCTTGTCCGGATGTCATCTCGTTGACGAGCGACTTAGCTCCCATCCGGACGAGCTGTCGACGGAACGCACGGGTGCGGGGGAGAAGATTCTCGAAGGTGAGACGGTGCTCCAATAATCTTGAAGAGTAGCGAGAGGTGAGCTGTCTCTCATGGTCTTCGAGGTCACGCCGAACATTCGTGAACCAGTCTTGAGCGAGCCCACCAAGCATCGTCGCGTAGTACGCCGAAGCTACAAGAGTCGATGACACATTCCCAGCGTCATCCCGTGCCTCCACCAGATGTCTCTTGCTGGGCTCCAAGATGAGGGTGTGCGTCTCCGTCTCTTGTGCCGGGACGAAGCGCACATACTCTTTCCCGTCTACACTAATCTGAACCCCAATCCCTGGAGTCAACTCCGATATTGTGAAGTCCGTCCCCGTCGCAGACGCGGGAATGATGATAGGGGCGCGCAAGAGGAAGGTAGACGCTTTTACCGCGTCCAACATCCGTTGGTATACACTGTGGTACACCTGCTCAAAAGGGGAGATCAGCATGCTGTCTACAACTAACCTCTAGAAATAGCGGATTTCTCTATCTTCTTGGCTTTGGCTTTGGCTTGGTCTCGCAACTTCACGAACTTCTTATCCGCATCCTTGACGCCCCACTCTGTCTGGAGGTCACGGCTCTTCATGATGAGGTCATCCAGAGCGTCTACGATACCCCATAGCTTGATTGGCAGCGTTGTCTTCTTGATCCGGAGCTTCGTTGCCTTCAGGACAGCAGCCACTCCCTTAGCCCCACCCCCTGCTCGGTCGAAGGCGTCATCCATGCGCTTCTTCGCCCGTTTCTTGTAGTAGTCAGGACCTTTCTTCTTCTTCTTGGCTTCAAGAATCAGAAGTGCCTCGTCAGCGTAACCCGCCTTCACGAGCTTTACGGCTATGTGAGCAACCCGTTTAGAGTCAATGCACATTGGTGTCTCCTGTCCCTCTCATGTAACCTATCAGGTCGATTTTCGTTGACATCGTAGGGGGATTCTTGTAGGGTGTACCTAGTTGGAGGGCAGAAGCATGGCGACAATCACAGTCAGGATGGACACCAATGGCGATGGGCAGCGCGACGTCGTGGTCAATGGAGTCACCATCGGCTACGCTGAGAAGTACCGGATCTGTGGGGTGACGGAGTGGAAGCTTCGCACCAATGACAAACAAAACATCCATTGTGAGACTCTTCACGAGGTTCGTGAGGTCGCTGCGGAGCTGTACGGAGACGTCCAGATGGTCGTTGAAGACGAGAAGACCGTCCTCGACGAAGACTAGCCTACCCAGCAGCTACCCAGCCGCAAACCCCCAACACCACAGCATTGACCACCAGGTGCATCGTGTTGTCAGTGATGATCAGCAACCATACCGCCATCCAAGCAGGCTTCTCCGGTCCGTAGCCGGTCCCCTTGCACTCATCCCACTGCTTGTTGTAGAAGAGAGGAGCGATGTTGTTCTTGGCCCACCCCACGTAGCGAGCCAACCTGTAGCGGTCGATGAGCGCGTGTGAGAGCGCTATCAGGAGGAAGGCTACCGCATTCCAGAACCAGCCGAAGCTCATGAGGAAGATGAAGGGGAGCGTGTAGAAGATTCCGTGGATGAGAGCAGGACGTAACCGCTTGGTCTTCTCAACCGCCATCCAATCGGACTGGAGGAGGTAGTCTCCTATCAGGTGAGCTACTATCTGTGAAGCTGTGAACATGTGAGTTCTCCTATTCTTGCAGTTTTGGGATTCTTGTAGCTGCCGCCTGGCTGAACTTCAAGGGATACTGGTATCCTTCTTGCCCAATATCCAATTCTGGGACCTTTGTATGTGGAACTGCTCCATACCCTAGATCTACAAGAATGTAGTCGTGCCGTCTCATCATGATGTTCCCTGGATGGAAGTCATAGAACTTGATATTGAGCGCACTCAACTCTTTCCCCCAATTACGCAGCGCGTCAAGGATATCATCTTCAGGGACCTCATAGAAGTGACGATCCCAGACGTCTTCGTCTTCCTCGTCCTCTTCACCGTCATCGATGGGATTCTCTATGGCGTCTACTACCTCATCCGCGAACCCAGGGGTCAAGCCGTTTTGTACTAGCTCATCCCCGAGATACGCATATTCCTCGCTTGAAAGTATATTCCAAAGCTCTTGCCACGCATCTTTCTCTTCGTAGTCCATCGGAGTGAGCTTCTCAGCAACAATTCCCCAGAGGCGATGTTCTACAATCTCAAATACGTCATATACTTTGACGAGATGCTTCTGTGGACGGTCTTTGACCCGTTGCATAGCGTAGGCGTCCTCCACATCTCTCGTAATCTTCAGGACCCTTTTACGCTTCTGCTTGAGCCAAAAAGCTACAGCAAACTTCCCATGCCCTAGTTGTTGCGTTGGGACTGTGGACTCTCCTATTCGCTCCAGAATAGCCGGAATAAGTGAGGAAGATAGTCCTTTGGAAGCTCCGGACATGGAGAGTAGATGTTGGAAGTCTCGGTCGAAAGTCATGCTAGAACTCTTCTTTCCTAAATAATTTAGAACCTTTTGCTTATTTTAGGATTAGCTAGAGAAAGTTTTTCAAAAGTTGTCATTCAATTTTCCTCTTTCAAAACTTTTTCTTGACCTTCAAGAATATCTTTGGTATTGTTCTCTTGGTTGGAGGAAACAGCATGAGCAACTCAACAGTCACCGTCAAGTTTCAGCACCCCGTCACCAACGAGACTTTCGAGGCTGAGCGTGTCCTCGAATCCGGTCGCAACTTTTCTCTCAATCGCTTCGACCTCCAAGAGAACTGCTGGGTCTATTGCGGCGACGTCACTCCCTACTCCCCCGCTCCCGTTCGTGACGCTCTCTGCCTCGCCATCGGCGACGTCATCTACCTCGACAGCTTCACCCCCGAGCAGCGCTCCATCCTCTCGTAGACCTCCAACATCTCTACTCCAAAGCAGCCTGCTTCAAGAGTTCAACCTCAGCCCTCGGAAGAATCTCGATACCCTCAGCTTCCAATTCTTGAAGCTCCTTCAGCGTGAAGCCACGAACATCGTCAGGCACGATTGTCCGGTCATAGGTCTCTTCGTAGGAGTCGAGATGATCGATGGCGATCATGCAGGTCTTCTTCTTGGTGTCTGCCCATTGGACCCGTCCGAGAGCCTTGCCCTCTTTGACGATGACGACATGAGCTGAGAGGGTGTCGGAATGATAAGCTGAAATGCGCATAGTTGTATCCTTTCTTGTAGTTAGTGTATGCCCTCTCCCTGGAGAGCAGGGATTCTTGTAGGACGGACATCGCTGTAGCCGAGATCGATGAGGATGTCGTTCGCCCCCTTCTTCATGATGTTGTCTTCCGTCAGGTCGGTGAATTTGATTCCAAGGGAGGACAGGTCCTTCCCCCACTTGAAGATGCTCTCAAGCATTTTGTCGGTAGGGAGGACGGTGCCTGCTTTTTCTTTCGCTTGCTCCAAGAGATAGAAGTACCGCGTTGTCACGCCTTCTCGACCGAGGGTCCTCTCGACATCATAGAAAGCCTCATCTTCTTCAAGCATCTCACGAAGTTGCTGCCAGTTGTCGTACTCTGTGGACGAGAGAGGGGACAGCTTCTCCGTCACAGCTCCCCACAGATGCTTCGGAACGATCTCGAAGACGTCGTGGACCTTGACGAGGGACTTCTTGGGGGATTCTTGTAGGTGCTTCAGAGCGAACGCATCGCTGGAGTCGCTCGTGATTTTCAAGATTCTCTTGCGGTTGCCCTTGAGCCAGTAGACGTTGGCGTAGCTCCCCCGTCCAAGGTCAGAAGGAGCCTTGGTCTCCCCAAGCCTCTCGAAGATGGCTTCAGCTATCGCCTCGGAGCGCTCCCGACCTGCTCTAGGGAGGGCGTTCTTACGGAGAATGAACCCGATGGTCTCGCCGAATTTCTCAACCTCAGACATCACATCCCACCTTAGTTGAAAGCCGTCTCAGCATCTTCCATCCCAACGATAGCGGTGGCCGGGATGTGTGTGTAGGTCCATGCGCTCGAACCCATAGGCATTTCTGGATCCTCGTAGAACTTGACGTTCTTGGGGATGCGGCTTCCCTGTACGATGAAGAGAACATAGGATTCCTTCTCGCCGTGGATGACAAATTCCTTGTAGAGCTTCTCGACAGTGCTGTATTGAGTCCCGAAGTAGACTCTATCTGGATACTGCCGTCGCTGTGCGTCTCCGTGCTGGCGAGCTGGTCTCGGGATGAACCCCTTGCGCTTGATTCTCTCCATATTACTCTTCGGGGTGATGTGGTAGAGGTAGCGGGGAGTCTTGAGCTGCGTGCCGTAGTTCGGCGCTACTTGGAGATTCATGAAGTCATAGTCGTCCTTCGGCATTTGTAAGGAGAGAATATACCACCCCCAACCTTTGAGCTTCGGTTCGAGGTAAGCGACGAGATTCTTGAAGAAATAGGGGTCGAGCGAATGCGTACCTATATTGGCCGAGACCTTGTTCTTGTGCTCGAATACCCCTTCCTGACTATACTGAATTCCGTCGGTTCTCCAGGTGTCGTAATCGAAGAGGTCTGGGTACTTCCTCTCTACAGTCTTGTAGTTGTCAGGGGTGAAGAGGAATTCCGGGATGAGGTCGGAGAGCTTCTTCTCTACGAACTCCTTGGAGAGCGGTTGAATCTTCCTGGCTTCTACGAGCTGCGCTAGCCTCTCCTCCGTCATCATGTCACGCACTTCAAGAATCGCTTCCTTCGGTACGTGCGTGTAGGTCCACATGCTGTAGCCTTGGGGCATTTCCGGGTCGTCGTAGAACTTCGTGCCCCTTCTCAGCTTGTGGGTATCGATGGTGATGACCGCGTACTTCCCCTCCTCCTCATAGTTGCGTCCCAGGAAGCCTTCATGCAGGTCGTAGACGACGTTCATGCTTCGGGCGAAGTAGACCCTATCTGGATAGCCACGCACCGTCACACCGTGCTCACGCCCCTTCATGGGGATAAGACCCTTGCGTCGGATGCTGGGGAGATCTTCTTTGAGAGCAAGATGGTAGAGCTTGGGAGGGACGTCCTCTACAAGAGTCCCGTAGTTCGGTGCCAAGTCCACGGAGTAGGGCTTCCCTTCTTGCTGTGGTAGATTGGCGCGCAGCACATACCATCCCCATCCTTTGACTGTCTTTTCGAGAAAGGCGTGGAAATTCTTGAAGAGGTCGAGGTCATCCAGGAAGAAGGTGCCGGTGTAGACGTTGACCAGAGGACCATTCTCGTCGTAGTGCACCCCATCCGCGATGGCTCTCTCGTTCTCGTGCTTCCATCTCTTGTAGGGGAGCATGTCCTGGTACATTGTAGGGACGTGCTCCTCGTACATCTTCTCTGTGAGGAAGTGACGGAGGATCATCCCCAGCACCTTCTTGGAGACGATCTTCCCATCGATGGGTTGAGCCTTGCGAGCTTCAAGAATCGCCGCAGCTTTCATCTGAGGGATGCGTCCAGTTGCTCCCGTCGATCTCCCCAAATCCATGAGGACAGGCTGCCGTCCCCGGAACATCACGTTCTCGTCGTGCATATCAGCCCATTTGATTCCAGCTTTGTCCAGCACCTCACACCAATGATGGATGACTTCGATGTTCTCCGGGGTCATCGCGTCCATGAAAGGACCACCGACTCCTCGTTCCCTTCTCTTTTGGATAGCTGGTAGGAGCTGCCCCTCGAACCATTTCATGCTCAAAAAGAAGCCACCCCTACCAGCGAAGGAGATGCGCTCCGCGATCTCCTGCCAGTGTTTATCAGATGGGGTGAGCTTCTCCATGACGATTCCATAGAGAAACGTGTCTGGGATAGAGAAGACGTCGTAGACCTTCACGATACCCTTGTCTGGGTGTTTCTTGAAGTATGCTAGGGCTTTGGCGTCGTCTTCGGAGACCGTGAGCTTGAGGACTTTGCGTTTGTTGGCGAGCCAGTAGACTTCAGCGTCAGCTCCTTCTCCAATCCTCTCCGGGAAGAATCTGGGGGTGCCTTCAGGTTGCCCCACATGTCGGAGGATCTTCCCCACGACCTCTTCGGCGTAGCTCTCTTCTTGATCGTCGAGATCTTCGTAGGAATCGAAATCCTTGAAGGAAGGATGAGCTACCGTCTCCAGGTAGTGATGAACCCAACGGAAGATGTCTGTGTTTCTGACGTGTGCCATGCGCAGTGCAGTCCCTCACCTAAGAACTAACCGCTGGATGGTCGGAATTTCTATCGTTAAAAATCTGTATCGGTAGAGATTTCTATCGTTAAGAATTCTTACCGCTACACGTCGAGAATGGGGATAGCCCCGCTTCTGGGAACGAACGACAGACCAAGATCGCTGATGATAGGTACACGCCCCCGCATCAGGATGTTCCCCCGGTGGAGGTCTCTCCAGATGATACCGCGCTCCGTCAGCTTCTTCATCCACACTTCAAGAGTCGGAAGCACCCTCTCGATAGCGCGGTTCCACTCACCATGACCAGCCCTCTCCGCGTCTTCCATAGCCTCTTCGAGGTCGCCCATGAACATCTTGTCCAGACCGATGTGCCTGAGGCTGAGCCCCAACGTCTCCCAAGCTCCGTGCGCCTCTTCCCACATCCTGTCTTCGCTGCTGGACAGCGGCGTGAGCTTCTCTGTGATGATAGCCCATAGAGAGTGAGGGACCAGCTCCCTTACAGCATACACCTTCAAGAGTGCCTTGTCTGGCTTCTTCACCAAGATCTGGCACGCTTTGGCGTCGTCTTCGTCGCTCGTCAGCTTCAAGACTTTCGACCTGTTCCCCTTGAACCAATACACGTAGGCATAGGCACCGGAACCGAGGAAGGAGAGATTCTTGTAGGCTCCAGGCTTCTCCCCACCCAGCTCCAAAAGAGCATCAGCTACCGACATGAGAAGAGTACGCCCCTCTTCTCCACGGGGGAGAGAGGGGTAGCGGCGTAGCAGCTCCTTACCAAATTTCGTTCCGTAGAGGTCATAGATATCGGACATGGCTACACCTATTTCTCAGGTAGGGATACTTGAAGCTTCGGAATGGAACCTCTGTAGACTCGCGACCTACCGAAGTCCACGATGACTGGATCATGCCTTCGCATCATGATGTTTCCGAGATGGAAGTCTGTCCAAGCAATACCTCTATCCGTCAGAGCGTTAGCCCATGCTTCTAGGATTGGGAATACATTTACAACATCGTCCACATACTTCTGGGCTCTTGGGTCATCCTTGAAGACGTTGAGCGCATGTTTGACTTCCACGATCCAGGGCTTGGTCACTCCATGCCGGGGAAGACTACTCATCATTTTTAGCCCAAGAAGCGCTTTTTCCAAGTATTTCCGCATGCTTCCAGACAGAGGCGTCAGCTTCTCAGCCAGGATGGCGTAGCCCCAATCGGAACCTCCATGGCAGACATCGACGACCTTGTAGACCTTCAAGAGTGACTTGTCCGGTTTCTTCGCCAAGATCTGACATGCGTGGGCGTCACTCTTGTCCATCGTCAGCTTCAAGATTTTCTTCTTGTCGCTATTGAGCCAGTAGACCTCAGCGTCTTCCCCTTCACCAAGGAACGGGAGATGGTACTTCCCAGGCTTCTCACCAGCCCACTTGAGGATCGCATCACAGTAGGCTTGGACGATGTTCATCTCCTCTTCGTCGTATTCACCTCGGACGATCAAAGCATTGTACAGGAGGTCGTAGACCTGTTGGACGAACTCATCTTTGTCCAAATATTTCTCGATAGGGTGTTCCATATTGTTACACCTGAATCTCGGGGATGCTCGGTCCACCGACGATCTTGGACCTACCCATATCGGAGACAATCTCCGTGCGTCCACGAGCCATGATGTTGCCCGCGTGGAAATCTTGAAGGAGAATGCCTCGGTCTGTGAACAGGTCGACCCACTCCTCAATCTGCGTCAGCTTCTCGTTGATCGCTGGGAAGTTCCACTTCTCCGAGAGAGCTTCGTCTTTGACCTTCTCCAGCCACTTCTCGTTCATTGGACCTTGGGCACCAGAGGGATGGAGGTGCATACCTTTCAGCTCGTTGTAGACGCGATCCCAGGTGCGGTGCTCGGAACTGGCTAGCGGAGAGAGCTTCTCCGCTATGATGGCGTAACCGTCTAGTATCCTTCCTACTTTGTAAATCTTGTAGAGGTCTCTGTCGGGTTTCCTCTTGAGGATAGCTGAGGCTTTGGCGTCCTCTGGGTCAAGCGTGATCTTCAGCACCTTCTTCTTATCGGAGAGCCAGAAGACGGAGCCGTCCCAGCCTTCTCCCAAGAACTTCAGCTCGTAGTTGTCTGGTTTCTCTCCAGCCCAGCTCAGCACAGCTTCCGTGTACTTCTGAGCTGCTTCCAGGTCTTCTGGGGGAAGGGTTGGACGAAGAGGAGCGCTCGTTGCTTTCCCTACGATGCATGGACCGATAGCGTAGGCTATCCCTCTCTTCTCGAATTGATGCTTCTGGAGATGGTAGTCGAAAGGGGTCCAGAGGGACTTCGGTTTGTCTCCTCCGTGCCGACGGTACTGCTCCTCAAGCCACTTCACACGGTCCCGCTTTTCGTTCGCGCTGTCGGAGCTGTCAGCTTTCGGATGGATTCTCTGGGATGGAGCCAGCATCTCGGAGACCTCTTCGTCGATACGCATCTTCAGTCCTCTGGTGTCAACTGTGGTAGATGCTGGGAAGGAGCATACCCTCCTCCAACGTCGGAGATGAGAGGCACAGCACCTCTGTGCATAATGTTGCCCAAGTTCAGGTCACCCCAGATGATTCCACGATTCTTGAGGAGCTTCGCCCATGTCTCCAGAGTGTGGTGATGCTCCTCTATGGCTTCGACCAACCCAGGGATGTATTTTGCGTCATCGCTGGTGGTCCACGCATCTATCGCATCGACCCACTTCTGGTCTAGAGCGTCCATTCGAGGAGCCCAGAACTTACGGTACTGCCCCGTGCTCATCTGTACAATCCAGCGCCAGCTTTCTTCTTCGCTCCTGGACAAGGGGCGCAGTTTCTCCGATACAATCCCCCACGATTGCCGCCAGTGAGGAAGACCGAAGGTAAACACGTCGTGGACCTTTATGAGGTTTCGGTCTGGCTTTTTCCGAATGACTTCAGAGGCGTTCGCGTCCCCCTCATCCACCGTGAGCTTCAAGACTCGTTTCTTGTCTGGCAACCAGAACACATAGCCGTTCATGCCCTGTCCAAGAAACTTGAGGTCGGTGGGTTCTTTGGCTCCAACGCGGGTCAGGATGGCATTCTTGTAGAACTCGAAGTCCTCTCGCACCTCCTGGTCGCGGAGAGAATAGAGCATGAGGACTTTACCCAGAGCCGTTTCAAATTGCATACCTATACCTCAAGCTGAGGGATGGAGGGGCTGGAGCTGGTTCGACCAAAGCCCAAGTCCGAAATCACAGTGAGATGTCCGCGCTTCATGATGTTGCCCAGCGAGAGGTCACCCCACTCGATACCTCGGTCTTCAAGAAGCTTGGCCCATGTCTTCAGTGTCGGCATATGCGCCCTGATAGCTTCCAGTATATGGTAGGGAGCATCCCAGATCCGTTCGCTATCCAACCACTCCTGAACCTCCAGGACCCAATTGAGGGAGAGTTCGTGCATGGTAGGAAGTCCATATTTGGAGTATCTTCCCCGAGCTACAAGAATGATGTTCTGCCATTCCTTCTCCTCAGAAGAAGACAGCGGCGTCAGCTTCTCGTTGACAATGCACCACTTCTCCCCGAAGTAAGGGAGCCCCATCTCGAAGACATCATAGACTTTGATCAGATTCTTATCGGGCTTTTTCTTCACGATCTCCGAGGCGTAGGCGTCTTGGATGTCTCGGGTAAGCTTCAAGACTCGGGCGTGATTGTTCATCCAGAACACCACACCGTTGGACCCTTCCCCGAGAACCTTCCAGCGACGGCTGTCCGGTTCCCCTACCCGCAGATAGATCTCTTCAAGAAACCCTTGGAAGGCTTCAGCTACTTCTTTATGGTCGGGATTGTCTGAATTGAAGTCGCTAGGACGCACATTCCATTGCTTTCCCAGTTCAGCCTCGAATTTGGAATTGAATGACATAGGACCCTCAATCAGTAATGGAAGGAATTTCGGTTGACGGAGCCGTTCCCCCAAGATCGGCGATGACAATGTCGCGCCCTCGCAGCATCACATTCTCCGTTTTCAGGTCATTGAAGATGATGCGGTGCGCATCGAGCGCTTCAGCCCAACTCTTGTAGAGGTCCAAGAGATTGTCACTATCCTCGAAGTCCTCTTGCAAGTCTTCCCTGTTGGCGACTTCTTCCCGCAGTTTCTTGTAGTTGGCCATGTTGACAGGGCTGATATAGTCATCAGCTCGACGAACGAGATTGATGAGCCGCTCCACTTTGAGGAAAGGAGGTCCAGCGAGGGGCGTGAGTTTTTCGTTGACGATGAAGTAGAGATTGTAGAAGGTCGTGTCGTCCGTCGCCGCGAAGACATCATACGTCTTGACGAGGGCTCGACTCGGCTTCCTCTTGACTGAGGAGGAGGCATAGGCATCGCTTTGGGCTGACGTTACTTTCAGGACTTTCTTCCTATCAGATAGCCAGAAGACAGTCCCGGAATACCCGTGACCTATCTCTTTGATCTTCCTGATGTTCCTTTCGCCGATTCTTGTAGCGATAGCTTGGAGGAAGGTATCAAAGTCCAGTGGCTCCTTGCCATAGTGCTCTTGATAGAGATGAACGCCTACTTTGTCGAGAGCGCGCTGAAGATATCGTGGAAAGTCAGTCATGATTTACACGTAGAAGGTTCTGTGGTGGACGGGACAGTCCTCGGCACTGCGCGCGTCTGGTCTGTAGTACCCAAGGGCAGCAGCGGAGATAGGACTCTTGTAGCCCGCTTTACGCATCGTCAGAGCGACCGCTTTGAGAGTAGCTCCGGTGGTGAAGATGTCATCCACGATGAGCACCCCTTGGTCTGCTACTCTACCAACAAAGCCCATCGATTGCAAGTGCTCTTCAAGAGTCGTCCCGCCATCCACACCTTTGTCTCTTCGCCTCATTCTTGAAGACTCGATATCCTTGATCCTCTGGACCATATCTACAGCCTTGACGCCAATCCCTTGGTCTACAAGAGTTTTGGCGAGCACCATGTTCGAGGGACTACCCGCCTTGGACCGAGGAGCTGGTACGACCCAACCCTTGAAGCCCCTCAACCCAGGATGGTGCGCGAGCATGGAGGCTGCCTGCTGGATAGCTGAACGGTCTCCATCCTTGACCTCCTGGGTGAGGTCTTGGACCCTATCACACTCGGAGTTGAGTCCTCTGTGCTTGGTGCGGGAGAGATAGACCAAGGAGGAGTAAACGGGGACTCGTTGGGAAGACCCATACCATTCTGTAGGCTCGCCATACTCATCGTAGGCAGCTTCGGGGTCGCACTCCTCAAGGACCTTCTGGAAGGGGATCTTCTCTCGCAGTTTGACAATCTCAGCGGGTATGGTCTTCATCTCGGAGAAGACGATCGCTGACCACCCTACAGAGTCTTTGTCCACAGGATGGGGGTCGTCGATGGCAACAAAAGGCTTGTCCGGATGCTTGCGGTTCCATGACTCGAAGTCAATCTCGTAGATGTAGGCGTCTCCGTCACAGAAACCGTCTCGTTCGAGGACACAAAGCCACTCGTTGGCATCTCCTACATGGACTCCGTAGAGCCCTGGGAATCCAAGCTCATCCATATCGAAGGCTTCCATCCCTCGCCTCTCGAAGCGCGGATCACGACCTCCACAGACGATGCGCTCTCCTGTATAATCTACGAGGAGTGGGGCAGCGCTCCACCCCTTCCCAGGGAAGCGCTCCTCCAGAAGCTCCACAGGATCCTTTGACTCGTTTTCCGCCGCTTCTATCTGGTCGAGAGGAGACATGAAGAGCCGCACAGGCGCTTCCCTCTTCCCTAGGACCTCAGCTACAAGAACCACGCTGTCCCCACCGAAGACCTTCGTGGTCACGTAGTGGATACCAGGTTGGGCTCCAGGTGCAGGTTGGATGGGTCGCCAGACCTGCGAGGACTTCAACTCTTTGAGCAGAGAAAGGACGTCGTAGGTGTAGTACACGTTCTGCATGGGGGAGTGAGCGTGAAACTTCCCCTGGAAGGGCTCCAAGAAGCGCTCATCCTTCAAGAGTCGCTTCACCTCTCTAGCGTAGTGTCGCTGCGTGGGGTTTCGCTGGAGGGACTTTATGATGAGAGCTGCTAGGGATTGGTCCGGTAGCTGCTCCTTGCGTAGTGTGGCACGAAGGAGACGGAGAGACTCATTCTTGTAGCCCGCTTCAAGAAGCTTGGTCGCTATGGTCGCAATTTTGTGGAAATACAGAGTCATCTTGGGTATAGATAACTCTTGGCGGGCAGGTCAGTCCATGACCGTCAGGTACTTAGCAGGAACAGGACCGTTCAGGATGATCGTCTCGCGATCCACCCCGTCCGTATTGGCTGGGTCTTCCAGGGGATAGTCCCCTTCGTCCATGTCGAACCAAGAGAGGAGGCTCCGCGCAGCTTCGTACTCTACAATCCCAGGCTCCAATTCGACACGGGGAGTGTAGCCGTCTCGCTTCATGGCTTCGGTGTCGATCTCCAAGATGGTATCACCGTAGGAGTGGATGGCTTCCGGGTTGGTGGAGGTGAAGACCGAAGCTCCCATCCAACGGTTCGTCATCCCACGGGTCTTGCTCTCCAATTGGAGACCACTTTCCATGATGGATTCGATGTTGTCGTGGTCCGTCGCGTGGTAGAGCGTTGAAGGGCTATTCCAGAAGTCTGTGAGGTCCAGGTCGGGGTCGATTTCAGTGAGGTCCTCCGCGTTGTCGAGGCTGCTGTTCAACCAGGACTCAGCTTCGAGACCCGTCAGCACCTTACCCGCGTTGTCGAGATCCGCGATGTACTTCTTGTCACCAATCTTGAAGAAGTAGACGATATCGTCATTGAGAAGTTTGATAACCTCGAAGGAGATCTTATCCTCTTCCGCCTTCTTTTTGAAGACGTCGAGGTCGATGTCCCCACCTTCAAGAAACTCTTCCCAGATCTCCTCTTCCTCTTCCTCGTCTTCCACGGTGGTTTCGTACAGCTCCTCCAGAGGACGGATGGAGAGGACGAAGCGGTTGTAGGAGATGTTCAGCTCCAGAACGAAGACCAGCTCCCTGTGGCCCATGGTCCTCTTCGAGACGAAGTAGTGACGTCCTATCCCTCCAGGGATGGAAGGACGGTATTCCCACATGTGGGACTTCTCCAGAGCGATACCGAGGTCCTTAGCCTTGTCTACCCAGTAGGCGAGGTGCTTCTCGTCCGCGCCTTTGATTCTGCCTTGGAAGGGAGCCCACATCTTGGGGTTGCGGAAGAAGGGCTTGACCTCTATGAAGCTCCTACGGGTGTCATGGTGACGCTTCAAGTCCCGTGTGAAGAGGTCTACGACGTCGGTAGAGGGGTCCACAGGTGTCTCACGGTAGAAGACGGCTGTGTGAAGGGATGCATGGAGGAGACGGAGAGCGTGATTCTTGTAGCCCGCTTCAAGAATCTGAAGACTGACTTTGGCAAGTTTATGAATATTCATAACTTAACGCTTCCCTGTTGATTTTCTTACCACATCGATGAGGTCCGCTATATCAGAGACTTCAACTTCGTCTTCTTCCCCATCTTTGTCTTCTACAAGAATAGTGTAATACCCATCATCCTCATAGACCTGCTGGATGTGTTCAGCATCTTTCCCCCAGAAGACGGCTTGAGGCTCGTCATCGGCATAATGGTGCATGTAGACATAGGGAGCGTAGAACAGAATTAGTTCATCCCCATAATGCCCTCGCCTACCGTAGTGCTTGAAGTCCTTGGGTGTGAAGGCGAAGTTGTAGCCCCCCTGTTTCTTGTAGGCGTCTCCTATATGAGTTGTGAGCGCTAGAAGACGCATGTCCTCAATCCCATACAGGAATCCGTTTGATTCTATCTGGTCGGCATTATTTGTTCGATGAAGAAGCCATCCTTTTTGAATACGGTTAGAATTGAGACTGGCGGCGGCCCAGAGGGGGGTTTCACCGGGTTCATATCTCTCAATAGCGGATAGGATTTGTTGTAGTTCCTTCTCAGTAATGTGCTTCGCTACCGTTTCGATCGTCTGTTGGGACAGCTCCGTCAGATATGTGTCATCAGAAAGGGAGGACAGCTCCTGCTTGGCTTTCGGAGAAACTTTAGGGTCTGCAAGAGTCTGTTGGATGACTGACGAATACTCTCTCACAAAGAATTCTGACCCGTATATCAGTTCAATGTGACGATCAAGTTCTGACATGGACAGGTAGGAGAGGAGGCCCTTCAACATCTGTGTGCCTTGGCTCGCAGCCCTAATCGAGGAGAGAAGAAGCTGTTGAGCTTCATTCTTGTAGCCCGCTTCAAGAAGCTTGAGAACCGTCTTGGCTACTCTGGCGTGTCTCATGGTGTCCTCTACAAGGATGAGATTGTTAGTCCCATATAGAAACCATATTTTGTTTGAGGCTCGAAAAATGACTTCAAGAGCTTTTTGTCATAAGGGTGAAGCTTCGAGTAGCTCTCGTGGTCAAAGAAGACATCATAATAGAAGGTTTTCAACCACTCCTTGTAAGGAACTTGGGTGTCGCTGTGTTCATAGGCTGTACGTGCCTGTCCTTGTGCGTGGTCGAGCACACGTGACAGCATTTCTTGTACCGTCTCTTTGTACTGCTGCCTACTTGAAGGGTCTTTCTGAACGATCCAAACAGCAATGCCCGCAGCGTCATGCCCCCTTTCAAGAGTTGGGTCATTCCCCATTACGGTGTCATCGAATACCCAATGGAAGGCAGTTCCCTCTGGATACCCTTCAGTCTTCGTTGGTATTCTATCAAATTGGTTCAGAAGAGGGAACAGAGGGGTGCCTAGCACCTCTAGGTGCGCAAGATACAGAGCAACAATGTCCTTGGTGGGGCGCACGTCTGCTACGAACACCAGGTCATCCCTCTTGGAGATACGATCCTTGGCTTCCTTTTTTGTGGTAAAGAGAACCCTCTTCCCTGATTTCTCGAACAGTCTCCAGTGCGGAGACCTTTGAAGGTCCTTTATGAGTTGCGCAGAGGAGTGCTTCTGCAAGCGGAACCAGGGCTGCTTCTTCTTGTAGGCAATGATGTTCTCGAATATGGGGTCGATGACATCTTTCTTGTAGACACTGTTCTTGATATACGGAATGCGTCCTCGTTGGTGCTTGTTTTTCACGAGGATATCGTTGAGAGTGATAAGAAACTCCTGCCACTCCAATCCGGACTGAGGGAAATGTTTGGGGAGCTTCTTCCATCCGAAAGCCACCTTCGTAGCCCCTTCAAGAATCTGCTGTGCCTCATCCTTCATTCCAGCTTCAAGAAGCTTGAGAGCTACCTTCGCGACGTCTGACGTGTTCATGCTCAACTCCAAATACAAGAATTCTCTACTAGATAACTTATCAAAAGTCTTCGATGTCCCAACCGTATTGGTCTAGGATACGGAGGGTTTGGGCATTCTTGTAGCTGCCCTTGGGGAGCGCTGTCCTATTATAGAGAGGGTTCAGAGCTGAGATGAAAGCTGCCTCCACTTCAAGAAGCTGTTCCTGTGGTACCAATAGACACACTGCGTCATCGAACTCCTTCTCCGGGTGGCCAGCCGCGATGCGCTGTGCGACGTTGGAACTCTGTCCGACGTAGACGACTTCTTCGTCTCGTAGGAGGAAGTACACACCGGAGATGGTGAGGGCTTTGATAGAGTAGAGGGCTTCGTGGAGAGGTGCGAGAGATTCTGGTAGGTCTGGCGTCTCTTTCCGCTGGAGATAGGCAGAGAGGCTCAGAGGTAACGTTGTCATGGAGACAGGTAACTTGTGTTTTCAGGTGAGGGAGGGGATCTTCGGGGCTCCTGTTACCGTACCAGCTCCGAGGTCGGAGATGACGATCTGATGTCCCCGCATCATGAAGTTGGCTTTCTTGATATCCCACCAACGGATACCACGGGAGTCGAGGGCTTCCGCCATATTCTTGTAGAAGTCCATGAAACTGTCCGCGTCCATGTTCAGGTGTTGTGCCGCCAGATAGGAATTCAGCCAGGACTTCCAGTCGCGTCCGCGAAATTTCTCCAACAGCTTTATAATCGCATCATAGGTTTCCATAGTGATGCTGTGATTCTGCCCGCTCTGTTTCAAGAGACGCAATAAGACAGGGATGAGTAGCTCTTCTCTGCGTCCCAGAGGAGTCAACTTCTCGTTGACGATGCAGTAGACGGTATATTTGTCAGGAGTGAGAGCGAAGACATCATAAGTTTTGACGAGGTACTTGCTTGGGCGTTTGAGGACGACCGCTGACGCCTGAGCATCCTGTGGGTCATGCGTGACCTTGACGACTTTGCGTCTATTGGATAGCCAGAAAACGGAAGCCCAGCTTCCAGAGCCTAAATTCCCAATTCTCGCGAGGTCTTTCTCCCCCAGCCGCATCTTGATATCTTCAAGAATCGCGTCCAAGTCCACCTTCTGTAAGAGGTTTACATCGTCTAGCTTGCGCCTAATAATGTATTCAAAGGCAGACATTACGTCTCCGATACTTGAAGCTTAGGCATCGACATCCGTGGGGAGCTGCTGACTCCTAAATCAGAGATGACAGGGGTCTGTCGGCGCATGAGAACGTTATCTGGATAAAAGTCGGCACCCCATCGGATACCACGGGCATCTAAGTCATTGATATAATGTTGCAAAAGGTCCAAATCTTCTTGCGTCACTTGCGCCTTTTCTCCAGACAACAAAAGGTTCTCTTGATACTTTATGCGGGCTTCAAGGAGGCGGTTTGTCCTTGTCAGAGACTGCGCTTCACAGATGCTGATGATCCTCTTGAGACTCTTCTTCGCTTCTGCCGTGAGCGGAGTCAACTTTTCTGTTACTATACCCCAAATGTACTTTTTTTCATCTATAGCAAAAACGTCGTGTACTTTTATTATGTATTTCGATGGGTTATGGCTGACTACCAGAGAAGTATACGCATCTGTTTTGTCTCCTGTAATCTTGAAGACTTTCCGTTTGTCGCTCATCCAGTAAGCAAAGGCATTCCCTCCAACCCCAAGAAATTTCAAGTTGTTTGATTGTCGCTCTCCTAGTCTCTGTAGGATGGCTTCAAGAATAGGATTGTCTTCGGACAGCTCGGAGGAGTCTTCCCCGTCAGAGAGCTTCATATTCAAGGCTCTTGGAAAAGTCCACTGCATCATACACCTGATACTTGAAGCTCGGGGATCTTCTGGTGTGGGGCTTCACTGTAGCCGAGGTCAGAAATGACCAGTTCCCGTCCTCGCATCATGACATTGGATGGTTTGACATCTTTCCAGAAGATATTCCGCGCGTCTAAGGCCCGCTCCCATTTTCTGAGTGTCTTCAAGAAGCTCTCAACTTCCTCTCGCGATACCCTCACAGCTTTCATCTCGTCAATGACTTCCGGTTGGTCCAAGACTTTAGGATCATGGAAGAATTCTAGGATGTCGGAGATAGGAACCACTTCTATATCCAAAAACGTACACAGGGCTAGACACCTGCCAAAGCTCATTTCCAAGCTATTGCTCATCGGTGTGAGCTTCTCTGCTACGATACCCCAACGATAAGAGAAGACCTCGAATACATCATATACTTTGACGAAGGCTTTGTCTGGTTTCTTCTGTACTAACCGAGAGACGTTAGCATCCTCATTGTCACGTGTGATCTTGAGTACACGCTTTCGATCCGGAATCCAGTAGACTTCGGCATACGCTCCGTGCCCAATCCATTGGAAGCGTTTGTAATCTCTAGGGTCTATATCCAAGCGCTGCCCTATTGCTTCCAGGGCTAACTCTGCTTCACCTGTATTGTTACTGAGAGCTTTGAGGATAGGGATGGACATTACGTCTCCGATACTTGAAGCTCGGGGATCTTCTGGTGTGGTACTTTGCTGTAGCCCAAATCTGAGATGACCATATTTCGACCGCGCGACATGACATTAGCTGGTTTGAAGTCTTTCCAGTAGATGTGTCTGGAGTCCAGGACCTTGGCCCATGTCTCCCAGCGGTCGATCATCTCTTCGGTGACGCCACTCTTGTCGTAGTACTCTTGTATGTATTTGTCTATAGGGTGCTTCTTGGGATCTGGGTTCTCCAGCCTCTCTTTGAACTCCTTGACATGCTTCATGGTTGGGGTCTGGTCTATGCCAAGGTCCCATAAGAGATTGTAGAGATTAGCTATCGCTTCCCCTTCCTTGTAGCTGAGCGGAGAGAGCTTCTCGACGACGATTCCCCAGAGGTCTGTGTATTGCTTTGGCAGAGCGAAGACATCGTATACTTTCACAACGGAGCGGTCTGGTTTATTCCGCATGATTTCAGAAGCATCGGCGTCGTTGCGGTCACGAGTGATTTTCAGCGCCTTCTTTTTGTCGTGGAGCCAGTAGACGTTCGCGAAGGAGCCTTCTCCCAACCACTTCCAGTTGCCGTCCTTCTCTCCGAGATGGTCAACAATTGTTTGGACTACCTTCGGGGAGTCTTCCCCATAGTATGGAAGGAGGAGCTTTTCTGCGGCTATGCTCGTCATCACAACCTCACCAGCACCGGGATCGGTTGCTTCAAGGATTCAGAGAAACCGAGGTCGGAAACCACCTTCTCCCGTCCCCGCGCCATGATGTTGTCCCCGCTCAAGTCTCGCCATTTGATATGCCGGTCGGTGAACACTCTCACCAGCGTCGAGAGGAGACCGTAGTCCGCATCGTCGACCTCTTCTATCTGAGGGGAGTCGACGAACTTGTCGAGGTTCTGTCGGGTGAGGAAGGTACGCTGTCCTATGGCTTTGTTCCACAGCTTCCGGAGATAGTCCAACTTCGCTCGCTCGTGACTTGCAAGAGGGGAGAGCTTTTCGTTGACGATACCGATGACGGCTGGGTAGCTGTCCGCGAGAGCGAACACCTGATAGACCTTGACGAGGTTCTTGTCTGGCTTCCTGCGAACAATCTCGGAGGCATAGGCGTCGGTGTAGTCGTTGGTGAGCTTCAGCACTTTACGCTTATCGCCCAACCAGAAGACGTCCCCGAAGAATCCTTGGCCCAAGAACTTGAGTTGGGACTCGTCTGTCGCATCCACCTCTTTTAGCGTAGCGTCAACTATAGTGCGGAGCTGTGAGGGGGTGAACCCACCCCCACCTTGCTTGGCCCTCAGTTCAATAGCCTGTTCGAGAGTTCGAGCCATCGCGGCTCCTTCAAGAATGAGAGGTTCAGTCTTCTACGACAACCAAGGTCTCTGAAGTGAATATGGCTTCCTTCGTAGGCTTCTTCTCAGTGCCCTGGACTACCTTGCGTTGGAAGGCAGCTTCCTTCGCCGCATCATCGATGAACTGGAAGATGGTGCGGTCCTCATGGTCTCGGATAGCTTGCTGCATGTTTGCCGTCAGCGTATTGACCATGGGTTTCGGAGTGATGGGCTTCGGGGTGACCGGCTTGAGCTTCGAGGCGTAGAGTTGGACCTTCTCAGCCAGCTCTTCAAGAGTCTCGTCTCCCGCTACGACCACCTGGTCTTCCCCCTCCAGCTTCTCAGCAGCCGCAGCCACGTCGAACACACGCGGTCCTGTGCTCTTACCCAAGACAGGAATCTTGACCTTCGGGGAGATGCTGAGACCAAGATCTGCGACGACGATGCGTTTTCCGCCACCTCTTCGCATGATGTTCTGGTCGTGGAGGTCCCACCACTTGATGCGAGCGTGCTCCAAAGCCTTGGCTACCTGAACCAAGAACTTCGCTTTGGAATCATCGATGAGGTTGGCTGTGTTGATAGCGTCGATGACACCAGGATTGAAGCGTTCCATCCAGAGCCCTTCATCGAAAGGCCACATCCGGAAGTCTTGCTGCTCCCAACCAACCTGAACCACGTGATTGGTCCACATGTCGAGGACCTTCTTGACCCACTTGGCCCATGTGGAGTTGATCCCATTGGCCTGATAGGTCAGAGGATAGATCATCCTATAGAAGAAGAGAGCTGAGAATACATTCCACTCAGCTTCTTCCTTGGCTCCCAAAGGCTTGAGCTTCTCTGATACGATTCCATATATTCTGGGTTTTCCAGGAAGCTGGAAGACATCCAGAGTCACAGCGAACGCGGGAGAGGGTCGATGGAGGACGTTGGCGAATGCGAACGCATCTTTCTTGTCTCTCGTGAGCTTCAGGACTCGCCCATCTCCGAGGTCGTACACGTTGGCGTACATACCGTGACCGAGGAATCGGAGTTTCCCTTTGGGAGCGTTGACTCTCTCACGGATCGCGGGATCGTCTATCACCTTCTTCGGGATAGGAGCATTGGAGGGTGCGCTCTTCGGAGCTACGGTACTCTTCGGAGCATCTTTGGTAAGAGTTACAACGGGATTCGCCATGTAAGGATCTCCTCCCCCTTAGATAACCTTGACTAGGAATATTTCTGTTGACTTGGGGTGAGGATTCCTGTAGTGTTGTCGGTGTTGGAGGCAATCATGAGTGAAGAGAGCATCCTCGTATCGGACACAGGCTACAGCAACGGTTGGGGCTCCATGCCCTACAAGAATGTCTATGGTCTTACCTCTGACGAGAGAGCCCACTGTCGAAACGGTGGCGTTGTCCTCATCACAGACTGTCCTCCTTCTGGTGGAGGCAATGGGACCGGGACGACCGTGCGGAAAGTCGTCGCCTATGGCGGTCGCTTCTACCACAGGGTGCCCTCTCAGGAGATTCTTGAAGCTGCTGGTTTGGCGTAAGATTTCGGTTGACAATCGGTGAGGATTCCTGTAGTGTTGTTCTATCAGGTTGGAGGTCAGCATGTGGCAAATACTCGGAATCTCAGACGAAGTTGAAACCTGCGAGCGCTGCGGGAAGACCAACCTGAAGAGGACTGTGGTTCTGACTGACGGCGAGGGTGAGACCTACGTCGGGACCGAGTGTGCTTCAAGACTGATGGGGCGCGACAGTTCCTACATCAACCGCAAGGCGCGTGAGGTGCAGTACGAGGCGGACAAAGAGCGCGAGCGCGCCGAATGGTCCACCATCATGAACGCCATGCACTACCGTTTCTTGAAGCTCAACGTGCTGATGAATGGTGAGCGCTCCGAGCGTAGACTACGCCTCGGCTTCGAGAAAGTCATCTCTCAGACCGGGATGACCGCTGAGACCGTCATCGCCCACCTGTCCTCTCGCTGGGGTGAGGAAAGAGTAGCTCCCCTGAAGGAGATGTGCTAACCATGTCGGATGACTACACAATCACCGTGCAGATCTATGGGCTGGACCTCGAAGACGATGACTTGGATGGACTGAGTGACATCTATGAGGAAGGGAACATAGTCCAGCACTTCTCAGAGACCGTCGTGGTGGTCGCGCGCAACGAACATGGCGCAGTCATCGGTGGTGTCACAGAGAGCGGGGGAGACGAGCTGGCTATTGGTGTGGACGAGGAGTGGCAGGACCAGGGCATTGGTACAGCGATGGTGAAGGCATTCTTGAAGGCTGGTGGGGTGGGCTACATGGTCGCTGGTACCGAAGCGGGGTCTTCCTTCCTGATGAGTCTTCCTAACAAGCTTGGAGGCTTCCCAGAGGAGCTGGACGTTCCCTGCTGGAAAGAGCTTCCTGATTATCCAGATGAAGAAAGTGGTTGACGTGGTTGGGTGATTCTGGTAGTGTTCTTGTGGATGGAGGACAGCATGACAACTCTTCAAGAAAAGAAAGCCAAGCACTCCGAACTCAAGGCGGAAGCCAAGGAGTTGAAGTACAACATCCGCAAGTGGAACACGCAGGTCAAGATCAACCGAGGCTTCTACATCGGTGAGAAGGTCTCCGACCAAGAAGCCGCTGAGATGCAGAAGCTGCTGTCCGCTGGCTTCGATCGCCAAGACGAAATCAAGAAAGAAATCAAGGTCGTCATCGCTGAGGTCAAGGCTCTGGAAGCTGCCCTCAAGAAGACCTGTCCCTACTGCCTCAAGCCGCACCGCATCATGGACAAGACGGGCAAGATGCGCCGTCACGGATGGAACGTCCATGGTGACCGTAGGCGCGGTCAGTACGGAGGCTCCTGGCACACAGGGCCTTGCAAGGGCACCCGCTATCTCCCGCTCCAGGAGAGCCCTGAAGGGTCCTTTGAGGCGCTCAGAGACATGGAGAACTTCAAGGATGGCGTCCAAGCTCAGTTGGCTGTCTACGCGACCAACCCAGCGCTTCAGGTCGAGGTCTCCGTGCGAGAGTGGGACAAAGACAGGGCGCGTAAGTCGTTCACCAGTGACCTCTCCACAGTGACCAATGAGGAAGCGGGTCGCTACGGAAATGTCACCCTCATGGTCGAGATTCTTGAAGGCTTCGAGGGAGTTGGCGAGCGCTACGACAGCATCCGGGTGACGAGCTACAAGGATGAGATGACCAAGCTCGTCGGTCGCCTCAACAAGATCATCGCGGACATCGAGCGCGACAAGCAGACCATGCGCGAAGCCATCGAGCACCACGGCTGGACCTCGGAACTGGCCGAATTCGATAGTCTTTCATCTGCGGCGTGA